GCTCCGAAAAGTTTTTCTTGGTTAGTAACTCTAGACTATCCTGCACTTCTAAAACGCAAAAAAACTCTGACTTTTCTGTTAGTACAGTCCGACAGAACATGCAGGAAGGTTTAGAAATTTGTCACGAAATCATAACGAAAACAAGAACCAAACAACTATAGACAACTAAAAATTATATCCACAAGTTGTCATCGAACATGCAGGTAGGTGCTTTTCAGGTGCTTGACCCTGACCTCTGGCTCCACCCAAATCTGGTAGCCAGCCTCCCTAGCCTTCAGGCAGAAACTGTAGTCCTCGCTCAAATTGACAGGAAAATCTGCCGCCTCAATCTCAATCTGGCGAATCTGGAACCACGGCCTAGGCAGGCTTTCAAAGACCCCCCTCTTCATACAGACAAAGCCAAAACCCACACCGTCCACCTGGACAGCCCCGTCAGCCAAGGAAAAGACCATGGAATCCATCGGCGTTGGCTTCCCCTCCACCAACCTCATGGTGTTGACCCGTCCAGAGTCCCCGACGGCGTAAAGTCCCGAAACTATGTCAAAGTCAGAATCCAGCAGGAGCTCAAAGTCCCTGATACTCCATGCAATATCGGAGTCAATCCAGAACACCTTGTCGTAGGTGAACCTTCCTGCACCAATCTCCTTGGCTTTCCAATCCAGACCGTCACCGCCCGTTGCGGTCATTTCGCGAGCGCTTGGTACAAAGGACGAATAGTTGTTCAGAAGAAGGAACTTCAGGTCCTCCTCAACGCACCACTCAACTGTCTTCATCATAGAGTCCAAGTAACCAGCGGTTATAGAGTCTCCAGGGGTACAGAAGACAACGTGATAGTGGGGAATTTCCATAATAAAAGGGTACCGAATCGAGCACTTGAGCGCAAGAACTTCTCAGTAGATACCGCCTAAACCCAGGTAAAACGGCAAAAATAGGACTTTTCATCGTGTTATGGTGGACTAATGGCTCTAGAAAGGTCTAGGGAAAGAGAGGAAGGCTTATGGCTTGGAACCCCAACGCCATAGTTAACGCTTGCAAAGCCGCAGGCATTGATTATGAAGTTGACAAGACATGGCTCCAGATTGACCCCTACGGTTCAGGCTTTCAACCCGTGGGAGTCGTTTGGCACCACACCGCTAGTGGTACCTATTCGCCAGGTGACGCACCGTCTTTGAATTGGTGCCGATTCCCAGGGCAGTACGCAGGTCAGGCTCGTGGTTGTCACATCGTTGTCGGACGGTCTGGCAAGTTTTATGTCATCGCTGGCAAAGGCGCATACCACGCTGGTGCTGGCGGTCCAATGAAGGTCAACGGGACGAACATCCCCAAAGACCTCGGAAATCGCTACCTCATCGGAATTGAAATCGAAGCGAGCTCTACAAATCAAATAAACAAGAAGAACCGAACAACTCCAAAATCTGGACTGAATCCAATTCAGCTAGAAACCGTTGCGAAGTTCTGTGCTTCACTTTTTGACTCACTTGGTTGGTCAACAGAAGCAGCAATCCGTCATAAGGACTGGGCACCTGGTCGCAAAGTAGATGTAGGTATCCCGCTCAAAGACATCCACAAGGAAATTGACAAGTATCGGAAGAAGTCGCCCTCTTCTCCGAAACCAATCCCCCCAGTGGTTCAACCCATCACCCCAACTGTCACTCTTGACGACCTTCGCCTAGGTAAGCGGAGCACCTCCGCAATCATCGTCAAGGATGCGCTCAACAAAGAGTTCGGGACCAAGTTGCCTAAAACCAACGTCTGGGGCAGGGGCGCTATGCGCGTCTATAAGAAGTGGCAAAAGGCCAATGGGTTTTACGGCAAAGATGCCGACGGAAACCCAGGACGTTCAACTCTAAGGATGTTGGCTAAGAAGTATCACTTCAAAATCAAGTAATAAAAAAGAGAACCCCGCCCTTCGCCTAGGACGGGGACTCTTTTCTTTTTGTTTCTGCCAAGAAAGAAAGGAATTGCCATGAGATTGAAGGTCACCCTTTTACTCATTTGCATGTTAGCACCATTATCAATATCTGTACCCGTTTCTGCGTTGGAATTTCAACTCCCATCTATGAGAGTCATTTACGGCTACAGCCACCCAACCATGCAGGGCTGGCAGAGTAGTGCCTATAAAGGGAAATACTTCAGTCGCTCCCAAGAGTCGTGGCGCAAGTGTGTCCAGTTTCGAGAGTCTCGGCACCGTTATGGTGCAGCCAATAAAACTTCCTCCGCGAGAGGGGCGTATCAGTTTCTTGATTCTCAGTGGCGAAAGCCCCTCGCTCATATGGTCTACCCCGAACTCAGAAAGACGCATGGAGAGCGTGTTGCAAAAGATATAAAGAATACCCTCTTCGCCAACCCCATCAACAAGTGGTCACGAGACATTCAAGATATGGCCTTTTACACCGTTCTCAACTATCATGGGAAGTGGTCAGGTAAGAAACATTGGAATGGCTCTTTTGCGGGCTATAAATGTTAGGGTTAATTCATGGAGAGAAACGTCCTTGTTGGCGGTGAAGTTCTTTTAACTCACCCTTCCTCCGCTTGTGCTGGTCAGTACTGCACCATCCATAACAACTCCAACCACCACATGCGCGACTGGCATCAGCACTGGCGCGAAGACAGACACATCATTGAGAGAATCTGCCCCCACGGCGTGGGTCACCCAGACCCCGACGAAATAAACACCGACAAGACGCACGGTTGCGACGGTTGTTGTATCCCACCCGAAAACGAAGAGACCACTATGAAAATCAAAGAAGCAATCACTGACGCTCTGACAGAGCAACTACTACAAAAATCTTCTCCCCGAGGAAAGCACGCAGGGGACTGGGACGCTGACGATGAGAACAGTCAGTACTCAGTTACCCGAGAACTTGTCGGGCTAATTGTTGACGGAACCTTCCAAGCAATTCAAAATTGGGAAGAAACAGAAGACGAGAGCGATACAGAGGAGCCTCAGGAAGACGACCTCTTTGCTACACCTCCCCGCGACAGGTATGGCAAGTATCTGATGAACAAGTCAGAGGGCGCAGTTGCGTCACATGCAAACTTCTTCATCTTTATGGACGCTGGTCCTGGCGTTTCCCACTACGTCAAAGATGTTCGTGAGTGGCTTCGTCGAGTAGATGAATTAAAGATTCCAGACGATACGGAAGTAGAAGGAACCCTCCACCTCACTCACGATTTTGACAACACGGTTGTTGAGCGGATTGAATGTGGGGAGTGCTACCAATACGACATCATTACCGAAACGCATCACTGCGACAGTCGTTGGTCGGAGCGCTATCAAGCTCTTAAAGAAAAAAAGTCACAGCAGGAGACATGATGATTTATCTATCAGGACCAATGACTGGATATGTCGGTTATAACTACGACACCTTCCATAAGGCAGCAGAGTACCTTCGTAATAAGGGATATACCGTTTTTAATCCTGCAGAAATTTTCAGTGGTAATACTTCTCTTCCTCGTGAGGACTACATGAGGGAAGACATTCGGGCTCTCCTTGACTGCGAAACCGTGATGATGCTTGATGGGTGGCAAGACTCCGATGGTGCTAAGTTGGAGTATGAAATCGCAAAAGCAATTGGTCTTCCCGTTTTAGAGTTTCACATAAGTTCTAAGAGTAGTGAAGGAAAGATAAAGGTGTTGAGCTGATGTGCGATGATGCAGCAGTGTTATGGAGCAACTACGAGCAGAACCGACGCCACATCCGAGATGAACTACAAAACGAGACACTTCGAACCCTTGACAATCACCTCACCAGATACAAAAATCTTGCGGTAGACAGTCAGTTTCTTGCGGGGTTCGAACTGGCGATAGACCTAGTTCGTACTCCTAGAACAGCAGAAATGACGGAACAAAACGAACTGGACGCACCAAGACTTTTTTAGAAACTTGTCATCTTTGATAGGCTTCCCAGTTCAACCTACGCAAGACCCGCATCTACCATCACGAGGAAGTGATTACTTTGGCTATCCCCTTTTCTTTCACCCTGTCCGAAGACTTTGTTAACGGTTATCGTGACAAGCAAGCACCGTTTGGTTACCGAGATGCGGGCGGTAACTCGGTGGGTGAAATTACATTCCTTCGTACTTACTCACGACTGAAGGAAGATGGCACCAAGGAGTCTTGGGCTGATGTTTGCGAACGTGTCATCAATGGCATGTACTCACTTCAGAAGGACCACTGCAAAGACAATCGTCTTCCGTGGATTGACCAGAAGGCTCAAGCATCTGCCAAGGAAGCATTTGACCGTCTCTTCAATCTGAAGTGGACACCTCCTGGTCGTGGACTTTGGGTTATGGGAACCCCAATCGTTAACGAGCAACGCAACTCTGCTGCACTTCAAAACTGTGCGTTCATCTCTACTTACGACATGCACAAGAGCAATCCAGCAAAGCCATTTGGTTTTCTCATGGAAGCATCAATGCTTGGCGTTGGTGTTGGTTTTGATGACAAGGGTGCAGATAAAGATTTTGTTATTTACAAGCCAACGAAAGAGATTCAGGAGTATCACATTCCTGACACCCGCGAGGGTTGGGTTGACTCCACCGTTGCGCTTATCAATTCGTACCTCAAAGAAGGTCAGCCGACTTACGTTTTTGACTACTCAGTCATTCGCCCACTTGGCGAACCAATCAAGACTTTCGGCGGTACAGCAGCAGGTCCAGAACCGCTCATCAAACTCCACGAGTACATCAAGAAACTTTTTGCATCTCGCGCAGGTAAAGGCAAGTTCCTCACTCGCACAGACATTGCTGATATTGGAAACCTCATCGGTGTTTGCGTTGTCTCGGGCAACGTGCGTCGAAGCGCAGAGCTTCTCATCGGTCGCCTAGATGACGACAACTTCCTCAACTTGAAGAACTCAGAGAAATTCCCAGAGCGCAACTCTTATGACCCAGATGCTCCAGGTTGGGGTTGGATGTCCAACAACTCTGTAGAGGTTTCTGTTGGTCAGGACCTTTCTCCAATCGTTGAAGGCATCTCTCGCAATGGTGAGCCAGGTGTTCTCTGGATGGATGTCTCTCGCAAGTACGGGCGTCTTACTGATGGAGTGAACAACAAGGACCACCGAGTCGCTGGTTACAACCCATGCGCTGAGCAGTCACTTGAGAGTGGGGAAATGTGCACGCTTGTTGAGACCTACCTCAACCGCCACGACGACCTTGAGGACTACAAGCGCACCCTGAAGTTTGCATATCTCTATGCCAAGACCGTCACCCTTCTCCCCACCCACTGGGAAGAGACCAACGCAATCATGCAGCGCAACCGACGCATCGGAACTTCAATGTCAGGTGTTGCAAACTTTGCAGACCGAAAGGGTCTTCCGACTCTTCGCACTTGGATGGACGAGGGCTATAACACTGTCAAGCGCTATGACAATGTGTACTCAGAGTGGCTAGGTATCCGTGAGTCCATCAAGACCACAACCGTGAAGCCTTCTGGCACCGTGTCAATTCTTGCTGGTGAGTCCCCTGGTGTTCACTGGACCCCAGGTGGTAAGTACTTCCTTCGCACTATTCGTTTTGCGAACACCGACCCCATGCTTCCGCTCTTCAAGATGGCGAACTACAAGGTTGAAAAGGCGAGCGAGTCTCCCGACACAACCTCAGTTGTTTACTTCCCCATCAAGTCTGACGCAGAGCGTGCAGAGCGAGATGTCACTATCTTTGAAAAGATGGCGCTCGCAGCTCAGGCTCAGCGTTACTGGTCAGACAACTCCGTTTCCGTCACTATCTCCTTCGACCCCGAAAAAGAGTCGGAGCACATCGGCACTGTCCTTCACATGTATGACGGTCAGATGAAAACGGTTTCATTCCTTCCGTCAGGCAACATGACCTACCCACAGATGCCTTACACGCAAATCACGGAGAAGGAATACGAGAAGTACACGATGAAACTATTCCCCATTGACTTCTCTGGTGTGTACGCAGGAATGGCTGCGGATGCAATTGGCGAGGCTTACTGCACCACAGATGCTTGTGAGATAAAGTTTGTAAAGGACAACCAAGCAAACTAGGGAGTCGTAATGACTTGGGACCTCAATCAGCACCATCTCCCAAAAGACGCTGGAGAGTATGCGGAAGGACTGTCCAAGATTATGGACAGAATTCCAGAAGGTTGGGGGCGTTGGATTTCCCACGGTAAGGGTTGGTACAAACTTATCTGCGACACCAACGAGATGCTTTCGTTCATTGACCCTGACTACGAGATTCACCAAGTCAAAGAGAAGTTCGGAACTCTTCGCTACTACTACGCAAGTAAGTTTCCTTGGGGCTCAACTCAGGAAAAGATAATGGAAGCAATTGTTCGCCACGCAGAAGACCTTTCGGCTGTCACCTGCGAGGAATGCGGCAAGGCTAAATACGGAACTCTTGACAATATTGACAGCACGGTCAAACTCAGAGCCCACGGCTGGTATCGAACTCTCTGCGACACCCACGCTCTTGAGCAGGGCTATCCAATTGAAGAAACCGAGGAAGAATAGGACCAAATTTATTGGTCTAAACTACGCTCTTCGACAAGGAGCGTGTTATGGCATTTCCCATCAAGAAAGTAGTTCTACCCCGAGACCTCAAGGGTAGGCAGAACGGAAAGCTTCCCGCAGAGATTCTTGGAAACATCGGACCCTACGGTCAGATGCACCACCTCGCGGCTAATGCGTGGGAGGCAATGCGTGCTCACGCAGCCAAAGACGGAATCACGCTCGCTCATGTCGGGGACTATCGTCCCTACGACAAGCAGTACGCACTCTTTATGCAGCGCTATGTCAAGGGTGACTCTGGTGATTCGCGCAGAATCACTCGCAAGTTCCAAGGCGCTGTTTGGATGCTCAAGCCAAAGATGGCGCAAGCGGCGGTCCCTGGTACCTCCAATCACGGTTGGGGTCTGGCGATTGACTCAGCTCTGAAGGTAAACGGAAAAGTTGTTTCTATCAGTAGCAACGCTCGCGGAAATACTCACCACAAGACTGGCGTTGACTGGCTTCTTGACTACGCAGACTCCTATGGTTTTAGTTGGGAACTTCAGTCAGAACCTTGGCATCTTCGTTACTATCCAGCAGAGTCAGTGCCTCAAGCAGTACAAAACTGGCTTGCTGGAAAACCACGGCCTCCTAAGCCAGCAACAACTCCAGCCACCCCCGATAACCCAACCGTGGCTATCAAAACTAAGAAGCCTTGGCCTGGTGGTCGCTCACTTCGTATGGGTATGCGAAACAACATCCATGTCAAAGCAGTTCAGGCTCGTCTAGGCATCAAGGTAGATGGTCACTTCGGCCCCCAAACAAACCATCATGTGATGGACTTCCAGAAGAAGAATCCAGCATGTGGCCCAGTTGATGGGATTGTCGGACCAAAAACTTGGAAAGTGATGTTTGGGTAATTTCATAAGATTTCTAATTTAAATAAACCCATACAACCAAATAACTTTCTGAAGACTAGTATCAACTTTTCTATCTTCTTTTATGATGGGATTACCCCCCGTTTTTAGAGTTAGGTAGAAAATGTCAAAGATGGTCTGGCCCCTTGACGGGTCGCCTGGTAAGGGGTTTACCGTTAGGTCGCCTTTCGGATGGCGAATCCACCCCATTTCAAAAGTACGCAAACACCACAATGGCGCGGACATTATTGGTGGCAAATACATCAAGTCCATCGCTGATGGTGTTGTCATCACCGCTCGTGCTTCTAAATCAAAGAAGTCAAATGGTGAGCCGAATGGCTACGGCTATTTCGTAGTTGTCCGCCACAAGATTGACGGGCAGTACTACACATCTCTTTATGCCCACATGGTCAAGAACAGTTTCCAAGTAAAAGAAGGAGACAAGATTCAGGCGGGCAAGATTCTTGGTGAGATGGGAACAACTGGCGCTTCAACAGGCGTCCACCTTCATCTAGAAATCTGGAAAGGCAAGACCAACGGTTGGTCAGCCGACGGCTCTGGATTCGTTGAACCCATTGCCTTTATCCAGACTCACCTCGACAAAGACGCTGTTATTAGCGTTGCTGAACTTCCCACCCCAGACCCAGCCAAAGTCTGGACAGCACCCTCTAAGAAGCCAAAATACACAGACGCTATGTCTCGGGGTGGACAAGATGTTGGTCAGGATGTTGCATATCTGCAGAAGTTCCTTGGCATCAAAGTAGACGGAATCTTCGGACCATTTACAGAAAAAGCCGTAATCGCTTTCCAGAAAAAGCAGAAAGGCATCGTTGCAGATGGTGTGGTTGGTCCCATCACTTGGGGACTTATTCCAGACACCCTTGAGCCACCGAAGCCTAAGGCTCCTAAGGCACCAGCGAAGATTCACGTTGTAAAGCGTGGCGATACATTGAGCAAGATTGCGAAAGCGTCTGGTGTGTCAGTTACGAAGCTCAAAGGACTGAACAACATCAAGAACGCAAACCTGATTAAAGTCGGGCAACAGATTAAACTGGGTTAGTGCCCACTTACGAATATAAATGCCCTCTGGGTCACCTCTACCAGGAAGAGCGGTCTATGAAAGAAGACCAGCGCCTGGTGAGGTGTCCCGAGTGCGATAGACCTCTTATCCGTATTTATAAGCCCGCTGGTATAACATTCAAGGGTAAGGGTTTCTACTCAACAGGAGGATAGATGTCTGACGAACAAGACGAGATGCTTGCTGCTTATGGAGAAGGCGACTTTGAGATTATTCGAGGCGAGGATGTAGTTGTCTCTCAGGAGGTGTCTAATCCAGAAGTCGCTGATGACCCTGACGCCCCCGAAACAACAGAGATTTATTACATGCTTTGCTATAACGTCCAGATGGGTAAGTGGTACTCAGCCGATGGAATGATTAACGTCTTAACCAATGGTGCTGGAACAGTCCTTGAAGGTAAAGGCTCAAAGGGCCATTGGCGACCTCTTGCAGAGGGGCAAGAAACTGACGTAGATTATGACAATGTTGAGTCACTGGGGGAGTTTCTCAGAAGTGTCAATAAAGAAGATTAGGTTCTGGTGTATCGCTATGCGATACATAGATAGGAAGTTGATGCGTGGTGAGTACCGTTAAGAACGGTGTTTATGGAACACTTCCAATGCCAGAATGGAAGCATAAAGTCCTGAAGTTCATAGCAAAACTTTTATTTCTAAGAGACGTATCGGCGGTCATCATTGTCCATGGAGAGAGTGACACCTCGTCCTGATTGGGACGAATACTATTTAGGGATTGCTAAAGCAGTCTCTATGCGTGGCGACTGCGCTCGCAGACAGCACGGCGCAATCATTGTCAAAGACCACAAAATTGTTTCTACGGGGTACAACGGTACTCCTCCAGGTGACGAACGTTCTTGCGGCAAAAGCGGGCAGTGCCCCAGAAACCTTGACCCCAACGCGGTTCATGGTGCTGGCGATTACGACCTTTGCTGGGCAACCCACGCAGAAGCAAACGCTCTTCTTCGAGCAAACTGGGAAGAATTAAAAGACTCAACTATTTTTATAACTGGCGCTCCATGCTCTGGTTGTCATAAACTAATTATGTCTGCGGGGATTAGCAGAGTTGTTCATCTCTAAGCAGACCAGAATGAAAGTAGAGAAATGACGACACAGACAATTAGTGTGAATATGGCAGCAGAGCATTACATGGATGGGGCAAGGCGGGGCAGAGAAGCGGGAGCACTTGATGAAAGAAACCGCATCTTGAACCTTCTTTCCGATTGCGATTTCCAAGACGCAGTTGCATACGAGTGGAAAGAAGATAAGACCATCTACGAAATCATTTCTGAATTGATTATCAGAAGTGAGGGACATCAGTTTGGGTATAATAAATCTCAAGAAGAAGTCAAACTCTTCTAAAGATTTCCTTACCCGACGAAGGAAAGCGCGGGGGCCCCTGAATTACGGGGGCCCTCGCTGCTTTTATTCGTAGGTAATAGTTGTCTCAACTATCTTGAATGTCTCCCCTAAAAACATCCAATCTTTGTGGTCCTCTTCTGCAACCACAACAACTTCGTATGTACCAAGCAAAGGCTGGGGGTCTACATACTCTCCATTGATAAGGAGCTCAAAATGGAGGTGGGGGCCAGTTGACATACCAGTGTTTCCCACCTCTCCCAACTTCTCTCCTGTTTTTACTACGGAGCCAATCTTGAGTTCTTTAGGAAAAGAGTTTGTTCTCATGTGGGCGTAGAGAGTCGTCCATTCATCAACTTCACCCTCTGCATTTCCTACAAGATGATTTAGAACTATGTAGTTTCCGTAACCACCATTCTCTCCCATCTCAACAACCATTCCGTCTGTGATGGCGTAGATAGGCTCTCCATACCCAGGAACGAAGTCAACACCTCTGTGGTCGGCACTACACCCGTCGCAAGGAGGAGTTCTCCATCCATAGTCGCTGCTGATTTCTGGGTCATCAACAGGCCATCTGGTGTTTGCAACCTTCATGTAGTTGATGGTCTTAGTGATTGTAATTCCGTCATCTATGTCTTGCGTCTTTGGCTTAAAGAGTCCCTCTAGTTGCTCTTGAGCAACTTCTGTGATTGTCATTGTGTTTGTTGGATACTCGGGTCCTCCTGAGCCGAAGTAGTCGCTCATAAGACTATGAGGGCTTTCCTTCTGAATCAGGACGCTTGTATCTCGAAACTCCTGACTAGCTTCAGCAGCACTAAAAAGCATTGGAGTAAACAAGTAAAGCGAACTAATAATTACTGCGCTCGTTCTGTGGTGCATTTCTGCCCCCTTTTCATTACGTCATTCCAGTATAAGCAGAAATTATAATAAACGCCTAATGAAAACTCAAATAAATACAGAAGCACTTTTGAGTTTTTTACATCAGCACAAGTAAGCCGATGCACTCACATCCCAATAAATAAAAGGGATGTAGCCCCATTGAGTCCATGAGAAAATTTATTTCTAACGTCTTTTCTAGACGTTTTTTCTTTCCCCCCAAACCGCCCCGTTTTTCTGCATATTTAGGAGAATCTTATGGACCCCGAAATTATTGATGGCTATGCCTGCCCCGTGGACCCCATGGAAGCACTGCAATGCGAGAGCTGCCAGTAATGGGAATTTTAGGTACAGGAATTCAAGAAGGTCTTCTCCTCAAGCCAGTGCGCTATCAGTGGGCCATGGACCTCTACGACCAGGCTGTTGCTAACACCTGGTTCCCCAACGAGGTTCAACTTGGTGAAGACATCGCTGACTTCAAGAAGATGACGGACGAAGAGCGTCACGCTATTGAGTTTTTGATGTCTTTCTTCAATCCTTCGGAACTCATTGTCAACAAGGCGCTCGCGTTCGGTGTCTACCCCTACGTCAACGCTCCCGAGGCGCACCTCTACCTCGCGAAGCAAATGTGGGAAGAAGCCAACCACTGCATGTCGTTTGAGTATGTTCTTGAGACATTCCCACTTGACCGCGAGAAGGCATACGCCCAACATGTTGAGTCACCGACTATTGCAGCCAAAGAAGCGTTTGAAACCAAGTACATCACTCGCATGACCGAGCACACTCTTGACATCAACACCGTTGAAGGCAAGCAGGATTTTGTTCGAAACTTGGTGGCATACAACATCATCATGGAGGGCATCTGGTTCTACTCGGGCTTCATGGTTGCTCTGAGTTTCCGTCAGCGCAACCTACTCAGGAACTACGCATCTCTCATTGATTGGGTTGTTCGTGACGAGAGTCTTCACCTCAAGTTCGGCATCAACCTCATCCTCACCGTTTTGGAGGAGAACCCCGAGATTGTGACAGATGAGTTTGTCGCTGAGGTTAGGCAGATGATTCTTGACGCTGTTGAACTGGAGTGCGCTTACAACGAAGAGATGTTCCCTGGTGGCATCTTGGGTCTTAACCACAAGTACGTCAGTCAGTACACGAAGTACCTCGCAGACCGCCGCTTTGAGGAGTTGGGATTCCCTGCTCACTACAACGTTGGTAACCCTGCCAAGTGGATGGCGACCGCCAACGACACTCTGCAGTTGGTGAACTTCTTTGAGTCGCTCAACACTTCTTATGAAGTAAATGCAAAGGTGGCTTAAAGATGACTTGCGGCGACAAGTGCGTCTGTGGTAAGAAATAATAACCACTGTTCGCAACTACAGAAAGAGACAAAATGACACTCCAGGTAATTGAAGTTCAGAGCAAGGACAAGACTCGGGTCTACAACATTGATGGGCCACAAAGAGAAACAGTTGAGTCCTTCTGGAACTGGCTCAAGACGAACCGAATAATCGAGAGTTTTGAGATAACTGAAAAGTAGCGTGAGCCCCCTCTTCGGAGGGGGTTTTCGCTTATACTGCCAAAGTAAATTATTCGCCCTTGTAGCTCAGTGGTAGAGCAACCGCCTTGTAAGCGGTAGGTCGTCAGTTCAATCCTGACCGAGGGCTCCAATGGAATAGGATGCTAACTATGTACCCCCAACCATATGTCGCAATCCGAGAACAGGTAGTTGAGGTACTTCAGGGTCTAATCAACAAAGACGACCACTACCACTACAAACATGCCAGACGCTTTGCCAGGACTCTGGAAGTCATACTTGACCAGAAGCCATCTGGAAAACTTTTGGAAGTTGGTACTTCTGGTGTGCTCCCTAAAGCCTTAGAGATTCTTGCCCCCGATGTGGAAGTGCATGTTAGCGAATACGCTAACAAAAGTAGCGTCGGTCTCTATGATGAAAAGTATCCGTCTTACCGAGGCAACCTTGAAAAGCACAACCTTCAAGTAGAAGACGAGACTTTTACATTCATAATTTGTTCTGAAGTTGTGGAACATATGGAGCAAGACCCAATGGCGATGCTGGCGGAACTTAACAGAGTTGCAAAGCCAAATGCCAAACTTGTTCTAACCACACCCAACATAACTAGTTCTCGCAACATCTCAAAGATGCTTCGTGGTTTAGACCCTTATTTTTATATGCAGTATCGCAAGTCTGGGTCTACTGACCGCCACAATTACGAGTACACCGTTTTTTCTATTGCCAAACTCCTCAACGGCGCTGGCTTCACGGGGTCAGCCTGGACCGAGGACACCTTTGAACTTCCCAAGAATGAGGACATTCTCAAACTTCGGGGATTGGGCTACCCAATTAAGCATGTAGGAGATAATATTTTCTGTGTAGCCAAAAAAGAGGGGCCTGTAGTAGACCGCTATCCATCACCCATCTACGAAGACTGAGGACGAAATGGAACCATCAAAAATACCCACCATTAAAGAAATGGGCGGGACCATTATTGATGTTCGCCGTCTAGTCAACCCTGATGACAAGCATTGGTCTTGTACCAACATGTCCATTGGCTACTGGCCCAAGAAGGGCTACGTCGCGGCTTTTCGTTCTAGCAACTATGTGATTACCCCTCAAGGCGTCTATCAAGTAGTAGATGGCGGGGCTCACATCAAAAACAAGATTTATTTTGCAGAACTAGACAACGACTTCAAGCCAAAAAACCTGAGGCAGATTGACTTCTCAGGAGTTGGAAAATTTGAGCGTGGCTGCGAAGACCCAAAGTTGTTCTATCGTGATGGAGCTTGGCACTTCACCTGCGTCGTCATGGAATCTCCTCACATTCCTTATGCCCGAATGGCAGTCGCAAAACTTGACTCAAAGTGCACAAAGGTTGTGGATTTCAAAGTCTTACCAGGAAACGATTCTCAGCGTCCAGAAAAGAACTGGATGACAACTTATGACAACACCGAGTGCAACTTTGATTTTGTCTATGGTCCTAACCAAGTAATCGTTGGTCGGGTACTCAATTCGTGGATGACTGACAAGAAAGAAATCTCTCAAATTCGAGGAGGGTCAAACCTCCACTCTCTCAACGATGGAACCTATCTTGGTGTCGTCCACAGGACCTTTTTCAAGAACGAGAGTAAGTTTTCGCCAGAGCGCTTCGGGACATTTCAAGTTCAACTTCGCGACTACATTCACTACTTCGCTAGGTATGACCAAGACGGATACATCACCCAGTTGTCTCCTGGTTTTAAGTTCTATAGACCTGGTGTAGAGTTTGCGGCTGGTCTTGTCGCTCAGAGGAAAGACCTTCTAATTTCTTTCGGAAGGGAAGATGTGTCTAGCCACATTGCTCGTGTCCCACTAGAGACTGTCCTCAAATCACTCAAGCCAGTTGACTACTAGGCTTGACCCCAATGTCAACACATCCTTCAAGGTCAAATCCACCAGAAGACCCAAACGAACTCCACGCGGAGAGGGACAAACTTTCTCGTGAAGTAGAAAAGCCACCCAAGGAAGAACTTGAATGGCTGACTACAAAAGAACGTTGCGACCAGTGCGGGGCGCAGTCTTATTATTTAGTTTTGTTTGGTGAGGGTAAGGAACTCTACTTTTGCTACCACCACTACAGGATGCATGAACAAACGTTGTTTGAAGTAGCCGAAGACATCATTGATGAGTCTGAACTACTTACTGGTCGGTAGTTGTTGCTTTCTTTCGAGGAGCACGCTTTTTAGGTTCAGGCTTAGGCTCTTCTTCAATAGCGTCTTCCTGAGCAATAATCTCTTCCACAGCTTCAGCAAGTTCTTCTGGTGTTTCAGCAGCCTCAGCCACTGCCTCTAGTTTTGCAGCATCTTTTGCCAGCATCTTTTCAATGGCTGCTACCGATACCTGAGGGCGAACCCAACCAACGTCAATAATCTGGTCTGTCTCAGAGGGAACAGCAACAACTTGAAATTCCCCGTCCTTCCAAATAACTGTGGGGTCGGGGAGCATGGTTGAAAGGGGACCGCTCACCATACAGTCTTCAATGTGCTTCTTGAGAACAACAGTGTTGTTCGGTGAGTGGCTGTATCCGCATAGACATTTCATAGTTTTATTCTACACCTTGTTCTTTTAGTTCATTCTTCCTCTGCTTCCTTGCGGCGGCGAGGTTGGTTCCAGTTTTGTTCTTCCAGTGCACCGTTTTGATGCGGTCAGTGTGGTAGGACCTGTAAGAACTGTACCCCTTCTGCCCACCGACGACATCAATCCACTCAGCATCAACCCTCGGGTTGTAGACATGTCTTATGAATCTGAAACGACCTGGAACACCTTGTATAGACAGTTCTGTGTCCTTGGTGACAATTCGACCGTTAACCTTTAGTTCCTCGGTAATGACCCAATCGTCGTTGGGGCGTGGTTCAACAGGCTTTGTGTCTTTCCTTCGTCGTGGCATTTTTTGATTATACCTCTGTCTATCCTAGAAGTCAAATCGGCACTTTGGTTTACACTTAGTGTATGGCGACTACTCCACGCAGTAATGTTTCAAAACCGTCACGAGACGGGGCCAACGCTTTTCGCGTGGACATGTTCGGGCGTGTCAAGGTTTCCAACCCCCTCACCATTTTTGACTCTCAGCATCGCTACAAGCGTTCTGGAGATTACAGCGAGATACTGACTGGTGGCGCTACTACCACCTATGACGCAAACAAAAGCATGGTGTCTCTGAACGTCGGTACGGCTTCAGGTGACAAAGTAGATATGGAAAGCAAGAAGGTCTTTCCTTATCAACCAGGTAAGTCTCTACAAGTGCTTCAGACTTTTGTCTTTGCTCCTGCTCAGACCAACCTCCGCCAACGTGCTGGCTACTACTCACGCACTAACGGCTACTACCTAGAACTCGACGGAACCCAGCTCTCTTTCGTGCGTCGAAGCTACGTCACAGGTGAGCTGGTAGAGACCCGAGTGCTTCAGTCCGAGTGGAACGTTGACAAACTTGATGGAACTGGGCCTAGTGACGTAACCCTTGACATCTCTAAGGCCCAGATTATGTTTTCCGAGTACGAGTGGCTTGGGGCAGGCTCTGTTCGCCTTGGGTTTGCTATTGACGGCAACTTCATCATTGCTCACCAGTTCAATCACGCAAACTATGTGACCCACCCCTACATCACCACAGCCTCACTCCCACTCCGCTACGAGATTGAGAACACGGGAACGACCGACACCGCTTCATCTCTTGGTCAAATCTGCGCCAGCGTGATGTCCAACGGTGGCTATGAGAGGCACACGGAAGACTGGACTGCTGCTAGAACCGAAACACAAAACGTCAGTTCAGACTTTTATCCCATGGTTTCAATTCGCATGGCTGCGGGCAGAACTGACTCAGTAATTATGCCTTCGGGTCTCGACGTTCTTCCAATTGCTCAGGGTAACTACGAGTGGGCGCTTATTCGTAATGCAACTATTACTGGTGGTACTTGGGTAAATCACACCCCATCAACAGGAAATGTTGACTACAACATCACTGCCACTGCTATGACGGGTGGGATTCTCGTTGCTCAGGGGATTATCAACTCCAGCAACCAAGCAACATCATCGGTCCATTTGAATGAGGGCTTCCAGCGCTTTGACCTTCAGCTCGGACGCACAAACGCAGTTACTCCCGTCAGCGACACGATGACTCTTGCTCTCCGCTCTCTTGGTGGGACTCAATCAGGTATCGCGTCTCTTAGCTGGGTGGACTTGCTTTAGAAATCAACAACTCTTTACTCGTCTAAAATTAAAGAATGAGTGGAGAAGAAAAGCCCGAAGAGGCAGGGGAAGAGAAGATGGCAGAGCCAACTTTTGATGCCGAGGCATTTGAAGCCGCTGTCGGCACTAGCCCGATGGATGAAGACGCCATGCAGATGCATGAGTTGTTTCTATCTTTGATGAGAGCTGGCTTCCTAGAGCACCAAGCCCTGAAGTTGGTCGCTTTTCTCATTGACCAAGCAAACCAAGACCAAATCGTTTTTCAGTCTATGATGGACTTAGACGACGATGACGATGAAGACGAAGATGACTCCTGAAGAAAAAGAGGCAGTCACCGATGAGGTTTGGAAAATCCTCATTGAGACGGGTTGTCTAGTCTTCAACGGGTATGACCATCAGGGAGAAGCCACCTACAAAGTAACCGAGAGGTGCCGAGAGTTTTTTCCTGAAATCTTTGAGATGCATCAATCAGATGTAAACTCAACTGCCTTTGAACTGTGGCAACTTGGAGTTATTGACATCATGTTCACAGAAAGTTCGGAGAGCATCAGCGTTAGCCCAGCGAACTACGCAAGACTACGAGAAGTGTCTCACCTTCTTGATGACGACCAGTTGGCGTTTCTTAGAGCGCTACAGAAGGACTAAATCCTTCCACCAATCCACTCAATGACGTTCACTGTTACAGCGTTGCCCATCTGCTTGTAGCGCGTTGAGTCAGCCTGACCGTCTGTCCAGTTGTCAGGAAAGCCCTGAAGTCTCTCGCACTCGACAGGGGTGAGTCTGCGAACTCTCGACTTATCCATTATTGCTGGTACGTTTCCGCCACCAGTTCCCCATCTAGAAATCACCGTCTGCATTGTCTGAGACTCAGTGACTCGGACATCTCCCACACGGGTTCCGTCCATAATCAAGACCGTTGCTCGTCCTTCTCCGCTGTTGTCAAACGGAGTGAGAGTTGGAGAAACTGACTGGGTTCTCCACACTTCAGCGGGAAGATTTCCTTCGCTGTCTCGTGCTCCAGAACGAACTGCCTTGATGTAGGTCGTCAGAGTGTTATCTGACTCGTTAGAGCCTGTTCCAATTCCTCGGGAAGTGGCTTCCCCCGCCCCGTCGCTCTGCGAATGATTCCCTCGCAGGCTTTCGAACTCAGCGAGTACTTTGCGTCCACCTCGTTCTGGAGTGTTTGCGACAATAAAGACTCGGCGGCGTCGCTGGGGGACTCCGAAGAATTGCGAATCAAGCACACGCCATTCGATGTCGCTATACCCTGCGTCGGCCAATGTAGTGAGGACGACTCCGAAATCGCGTCCTCCGTTGCTTGATAGAAGTCCTGCGACATTTTCCAGGATAACAGTTTTGGCTTCAACGTGCGATGCGAAAGAGACAGCATCAAAGAAGAGTCCACTTCGTTCTCCAGCGAGCCCAACCCTGCGTCCCGCAACGCTGACATCTTGGCAAGGGAATCCTCCGCAGACAATATCGACTCGCCCTTTGAGATTTTCGGCATCAGCCCACTCCTTTGCTGTTACTACATCCGTGTGCTTGGCAACTGTGGGCCAATGCTTTGTAAGTACCTCTAGGCACTTCTTATCAATCTCAACTTGACCGACGCAGGTGTGACCAGCCCGTTCCAGCCCAAGGTCAAAGCCTCCGACCCCAGCGAAGAGAGATACAAAAGTTGCCATGAGAAAAAGCTTACCCTACCAACCCTTGATTGCCAAGAGGACACTACTTATAATCTTGACTCATCAACGGTTTATGCGTAATATGTTCATAAAGACGGAGGAGATATAAATGATTTATTGCAAGATGCCCGAATATGACGTAACAGTCATGCGGAACATGCAAGGCCAACTTGGCTGTTACATGTGCAAGTTTGGCGACATGATAGAGACCGTCTATCACCCAGAGTCCACTCAAGAAATGTTGGACCACCTGTCAGCGCACGACCGCGCAGGAGACAAAGTTCCCCTCGGCCTCCACACTCAACTGGTGAACGACGACGAAAAGAACTTCCCCCAGAACTTGAAGACGGAGCCGCCTCGTCTCTGAACGGAACGAGAGCGCGAAAAAATGGATTTCAACTACGCATTTGAGGCCATGATGTCAGCCGAAGAACAGATAGAACGTGCTCGAATCAAAGGCAAGATGGATGAGCGCAGGCGCATCTTGGAGAAGTTGGCTCAACTAGAGCTTCAGGGCGACAAGTTGAAGCGCAGTCCTAAGGAACTTGCACGCTTCTTTTGGGGAACTAACTGAAGTTCCTGACCCAACTTGCTACGACCTTTTGCCATTCACTGAATGTCTGAGCGTCACCGCCACCTTCAAGCATTCGTTTGACAGGAACCTCAACTTGGTAGACAAGTGCCCCAGTTGAATTCTTCCAAATCTCAAGGTTGCCTCGGAGCATGTTGTCTCCGATAGGCATGACTTTCATAAAGTAAGCCCGACCGACAGGGCCTTCCCACAGAGGCTGTTCTTCGTCCATCTCTTTATCCTATCTGTCTATGCCAGACACGGCCTTGGACAATATTCTCGCAGAAAACGGGCTGTCCGTATCCTTTGGATGCAAACCAGTCCACCCACTTGGGAACGCAATCAACAAATCCATCGTGCCCCGCGAGGGGGGCCCAAGGCACTCCGTAAGCATCAGCAACCATTGCAGCGTGCATGGCACCAGCCAGAACAAACCTGGCTCCTGAAATCTTTTGAATAAACTCAATAATGTCAGATGGCTCTTCTACAACTGGACTGAAGATGGCGTCAGCGCCAAGTTCAAAGATTGAGTCCTGGTTGTAGTCCGTCGGGTCTTGCATGTGTCGAACAACGAGGGCTAGCGCGTTTGGTGCGCCCTTCGCAACAAGTTTTGGAAGTTGGTACGCGGGGTCGCCAGTCACCTCAACGTGCACACCGTGTCGGGCTAGTTCGCCCTGGGTATATGGACCGCGAGCGCCGACAAACTCGCACTCGGCAACAAGTTCTGGGTCTAACTCTTCGCCTCGCCACCCGCAATTGATGAAAACAGGTTTATAACCTAAAGACAAAGATTCCAAGATGACTTGGTTGCAAATAACGCTTCCAATAGGAAAATAGATGTGATTCGGGTCCTCCTGGAAGTCTTTATAGACTTTTTCAGGCAGGAGGATTTCGTATAGCGCGTCACCGAAGTTTCGCGTTACACCATCCAGTTTCCACTCGTAAATCACTGTTTAAAATTACCATTCGACTCGTCTCCCGATGGGAGCTAACTGTAGGTGTCTTCTAGAAGAACAGCGGAGAGTATTGAAATTTCTGGGTCGTAATGTACGTTCAAATTATCATCCGCGACAATCCTGTGGATTGCTCCGTCCATCGCCACATGGGTTACACACCCCGCGTGACCGATTCCAATTTGAGGAGCCCCTGGCAGCAAAATTGCTGTTACGACGGTCTCCTGCGTTACATACAACACTCCGCCTCCAAGTGAAAAAGGTCCAAATGAAGCTTTGGTTACTTTCTCAAACTCTTGCTTGATAAGCGGAATTTCTACTTCTGCCTTCTTCTCGGGATTAAGTGGGTCATCGAGCAAAGTAAAAAACACGGGTTTGTAGAACTCATTCATCATGTGCTCCAAAACCCACTGAGCCATAGCAATAGATGAATGCGCCCACTCGAATGCATTGCTCGGTTTACGCCCGACAACGGAGAATCCCCACATGAGGTTCTCGAACCTCTGGGGCACAATCCGAATTTCTTCCGCACCCATAACCTAATTATAGAGACTGCCTCGTCTGCTGATTAGGGAACGAGAGCGCGAAAAGTTACTTTTCGAAGTCTTGGAGTTCGTCCTCTAACCACTCAAGATGGTCTTCTGCCATTTTTAGTTGGCCTTTTAGGGAGTTGACTGTCTGCTTCTGCTTGACAACCTCAATCTCCAAGTACCGCATGTAATTTGTGTTCCCTAGGCTGGTTTTTTCTAGCATATTGAAAACTTACTACTTCTTGGGGGCCCTGTTTTTTCTTTTGGGTTTACTCTCCTCGACCACGAATGCTTTCTTTTCTGGCAAAGGTGGTTTAGGCTTACCTACATGACACTTGCATTCACATTCAATGATGCGGTCGTCCCAGTTTCTGTAATGGACGCGGCATCCTTCATCATGTCCGTCCAAACACCACCCGAACTTTGCCATACCCCTACCCTAAACTCCATCGGCGGTCCCGCTGATGATTTCGGAACGAGAGCGCGAAAAGTTGGCTTCTGACATGAACACACTTATTGGTTACGAAGGCGAAGACGCCAATTATGTTTTTGACGCTATAAGGATGCTTGGCGGAGGGCCCAAAGTGGGGCTCACGGCCTCGTGTTTTGACCTTCTTCATGCAGGTCACATCCTTATGTTAGAAGAGGCAAAGAGCGTTTGCGATTACCTCGTCTGCGCTTTGCAAACTGACCCAAGTATTGACCGTCCAAAAGAAAAGCGCAAGCCTATTCAATCTCTAGTTGAGCGACAGATTCAACTTCAAGCGGTCTCGTTCGTTGACGAGATTATTGTCTACGAGACGGAAGATGACCTACTCAACATTCTTAAGACTCGTCGTCCCGACCTTCGCATCGTCGGGGAAGAGTACATCGGGAGAGACTTCACGGGTCGGGATTGGTGCGAGAAGAACAACATAGAGATTTACTACAACTCCCGAAACCACAACTACTCAACCACAGAACTTCTAGACAGAATCTGGCACCGCCAACCAAGCGCTCGCAAAGACGGTTCTGTCCCAAGGAAGCCTGACAGTCTTGCATAGCAAACATACGCAATGGATTGTTGCTCTGAAAACTATGGGCAACAAAGAGTACTGGACAAAAGCAAACATCTTTGAGTTTGTAGCTTTTGTTGTGAAGGCAGTTATCATCGTCCCAGGACTTCTTTTTGACATTCAGTTCTGGTGGCTTTACATCTTTGCAGTCGTCTCTAGTTTGATGCTGATTTGGTCTTCAACGGTAAAGACCATCCCCACTCTTATTTGGTTCAACATTCTTTGGGTTGTTTTGGCTGTTGCAGCAATAATTCGTCAACTCATAGTGGTACAATAAAAAAGCCAATCGCGGCCTCTGGGAGGACATCGGTCTCCAAAACCGATTAGCAGGGTTCAATTCCTTGACGCGGTGCTCTTGAGAAATGTAATAGTTCGTGTTAGGTTCAATTCATGGAACTATTAGAAGGACACAGAGACGGTGAGACTTACGAAGAAGACTTTGACTTCGACAGGCTCAACGCTCAAGCAAAGCGCGTATACCTCGTAATGAAAGATTCTGAGTGGCGAACCCTTTCAGAGATTTCTTTTCACACGGGCGACCCAGAAGCCTCAATCTCTGCCAGACTGCGTGACCTACGAAAAGCCAGGTTTGGCTCATTCACGGTGGAGCGGAGGCGTCGGACAGAAAACGGTCTCTACGAGTACCGAGTTCTTACCCCCCTCTCCGTGGTGGAGTCCCTCAACCGACTATTCTGATTTCGGAAAGGGAGCGCGAAAAAATGGATTCTGAAGCCCGACGCACACAAACAGAGATTGCCAAGAACCTCAAAAGCATCTCTGAACAACTTGCCGAACAGAACCGTCTTCTTTCGGAAGTCTTGAAATACCTACTTCGCCACGAAGGCAAGTAGCGGAACGGGAGCGCGAAAAATGGCATCTGACGGATTCAACCCCCACTTTGACATTGACCTCCAAAAGGGCAAGGTCGGTGAAGAGGTTGTCGAGGGATTCCTCCACGGCAGCAAGCACGAAGTCAAAGCCGATGCCAGGGTTCCCGAAACAGGCAACTTTTATGTAGAGACTTGGCAGTGGCAGGGTGTTGAAGAGAATGCCTACCCCTCAGGTATCAATGTCACAGAGTCTGACTACTGGCACTGGTCCAGCCCCACGGGTAAGGGTGGCCTTTGGATTGAAACCGAAACCCTCAAAGAAATCCTTTCGGAAAACGACTATCGGGTGGGCAAGCAGACCATTACCAACGAACACACCAACGCCTCCAAGGGCAGACTCGTCCCTCTCACCCACATCCTCCAGAAGCTCGGTTTCGTCAAATAGCGGAAAGGGAGCGCGAAAAATGCAATTTCCGCTCAAGGTCACCACAGAAACTGGCTCTGTCTACAAAATCAACGAGAGCGGTGTCTGCGTCAAGACAGATAAAGACGGCAGGGGTATTGATGCCTTCAAGCCGTTCTGTATAAAACCGATACCCGACGGAGTGCTCACCATGGGAGAGGTTTTTGACCTTCCTGAAGGCGACCCAGTGGTTGGTCAACGCATGTACATCTCTGGATTGAACACCTGGTGGGTAACCACCCCCGTTGTGTCCGTAGAACCCTAAACGCAAGAAACGCAACCCCGTAGGGGGGCTATTGCGTCTTTTGTGGTTATAATTGTACGAAAATCGCCCCTGGCGTACAATATCTGAACATTATAGATATGGCTTTGGGTGTACACTTTTGAGTCTAAGTCTGTATACTGTAGAGACCTAAAGAAAGGGAGAAACAATGGATATTGACTGGGTAGCACCGTTCAAGTTTGCTTTTGAGGCTGGGATGTGGTCCCTCGGGATTCTTCTCTGCATCTTTGTCGTTCTGCTGGCTGCGTTTGTTGGATACGCCTTGGTCGCAGCATTTGTCGCTGCAATCAAGAACGCACGCAAGCAGAAGAACCCTCGCCGTCGCTTTGAGACGGGCAACAAGTTCGACGTTTTCACGAACAAGTAAGCAAAGTGGGAAGCCCGTATCGGGAGCCTCGGCCTAAGAGCCCAGAGCGCCTTGCCGTAAAGAGCATTGACTTTGCTGGGCATGACCCAGAGGATGGTCAAGCCACCGTCACTGTCTCGTTTGTTTACGACCGTTGGTGTTGCAACGGCTCGCACGAGATTCTTGATGCAATTACCACTGTTATGGAGACCTTTGAAGCCGCCTCTCAAACGGCAGAGAAAGAGCGACTAGACAACCTAAGTAAAGAATACGAAGGAATCTTTGATGACCCAGAAGACCCCGACCTATAGGTCAGACGTTGAAGTAGAACTGGTCAAGTGCAGTGCAGAAGATTTAGATGTTGTTTTCTCTGCTCGGGTTAGCACCGAAGGCGAGCGCACTCGGGACCTTGGGTTCTATCTAGAAGATGCAGCCCACGAGCTGTCAGACAAAGACAAAGGTCTCATCAACTTCTTGATGCGTGAGCGCCACGGTACTCCGTTTGAGCACTCTTACTTCACGTTCTACGTCAAGGCACCAATTTTCGTGTGGCGAGAGCACATGCGTCACCGAATCGCCTCCTACAACGAAGAGTCAGGTCGTTATCGAGTTTTAGAGCCAGAGTTCTACATTCCTGGTCGCGACCGCAAACTCGTTCAAGTTGGTAAGCCTGGTGGTTACACCTTTGAAGAAGGCACTGAGCATCAGCACCAAATCACAGAGATTCATTACAAGATGACTTGTGAACAGGCATACAACGCCTACATGGGGATGATTGGAAACAATGTTGCAAGGGAAGTGGCTCGTGGAGTTCTCCCTGTGACCATTTATTCCTCTGCTTATGTCACCATGAATGCTCGCGGTCTTATGAACTTCCTGTCTCTTCGTGTCAAGGATGACAATTCCACCTACGCCTCATACCCCCAACGAGAGATTGAAATGGTGGCAGAGAGGTATGAAGAGATTTTTCAGTACCACATGCCCGTAACGCACGAGGCATTTGTGAAGAACGGAAGGGTGTGTCCATGACTACCAAGAAAGTCAAGCAAGACTGGACCCCTCTAGTTTCATATGCAGAAGGTTTTCTTGACGGTCTCAAGGCGACTTCTTGGACATGCATTGATTGTGGGAACACTTATCTCCCGATAGTAGAAGAGTGCCCTAATGTCCTTCTAGACGAGGCATCTGCAAGTCTTCGTCATGCTCAGTACAAGGCAGACAATGAGTGAGGGTATTGCTTATTGCTATGCCAGAGTCTCAACTCAAATGCAGGTTGAAGACGGCATCAGCCTTGGAGCACAGGAAAAGCAACTTATTGCCGCAGCAGAGGCCGCAGGGTATGAGGCGGTAGTCCTTCGAGAAGAAGGTCGTTCAGGTAAGAGCATCACAGGTAGGCCAGTTTTAACCAAGGCTCTTTCTGACCTTGATTCAGGGACAGCAAAAGCCCTGTATGTGACCCGTCTTGACCGACTTGCTCGTTCAACCCGTGACTTTCTCAGCATCGTAGACCGCTCTCATAAAAACGGATGGCGTCTTGCAATGCTTGACCTCGGTCTTGACACCGCCACCTACCAGGGACGTTTCGTTGTGACCGTCATGTCTGCTATGGCAGAGATGGAGCGCGGGATGATTTCTCTGCGCCAAAAGGATGTCCACAAGGACCGAAGAGACAACGGAAAAGTCTGGGGAGTGGACATTGGCCCTAAGTCAAGGATTGATGGAGCACTTCTGGAAGAAATTCTGTTGTACAGAAGTAAAGGGATGTCCTACCACAAAATTGCAGAGAAGTTGAACAAAGACATGACTCCCACGCTTAGAAACGCTGAGCAATGGTACGCCTCAACCGTTAGAAACGTCTGTATCAACGCTTCTAAAACTAAACTTGGCGAGGAAAGTCTTTAGATATGTAACTTAGTACACCGATTTGTTATAAGAAATCGTCTTTCACAAGTCGCTAACCGATTTATAATTTTGCTGTACGGAAAGAGATTTCCATAACTTAATAAGCTTCCAAGACATCATCTGAGGAGGTTCACCCAGAGCAAGCATCAGCTTAGGAAACCAGTCCAGATGCGTCTGAGGAGGTGGTCCAAAAGCCATAACCCGAGGGTGATACGCAGTCACCCGATGAAGGAGAGGCAACCGCAGCAGCAGCAGCGGTTTATCTAAAATAGTGACGGAGAGCGACTATGGAACTTCTACGACAGATTTTTACGGCCCTGGGAGTGGCTGTTACTGTCTTCGTCTTCCTTGCAGGTCTAGGGTTCATTGCTTTGATGTCTGTTCTTTCTCTTATTGCCAAAATTGAGTCTGAGTCAGAAAAGCAGGAAAATGACTGGCTAGCCGAGCAAGAAGAGAGCATTGAGGTCTGGGATTTTCGGGATTAAAAGTAGGAAAGCAACCCCTTTTTGTTTGCTTTTTTAGTTTTTCTATGATAAGTTTACTCATAAGGGACATGAGTTAGGCCAACGACAAAAATGGAGAGATACATGAGCCAAGAGCTCGTAGAAGAGTACGCATCCAAGATTGAGCCAATTTTGCCCCTGGCAAAGAAGGCTTATGGACGGCGCGACCAAGATACAGCAGAGCACAAAGCAAGCAAGCAGTACACGGACCTTCTTCGTGAGTTCCAGGACAAGGGAGGAAGCCTTCCAATGCTTGCCAAGCGAATCAATGTTGCTTACGCAGGTGTCCGTCGTCGAGTTGCAATGAGCAACATTGCTGTCTCTGACGTAAAGCCAAAGATTCGTCTCAAGGAGCAGAATATTGAGGCGGCAGCAGAGCGAGTTCGTTCTGCTAAGGAGAAGGGAACCCTTGAGTACCACGACCAACTTCGGTCGGAGTACATGTCAGGAATTTCTTTGTCCAATCTTGCCAAGTTTATGGGGCTTAGTTCCGCTGCACCGCTCTATTATGGAGTCCAGAGGAGTCTCCAGAGACAAGCACGATAAGGGAGTTTTATGGGTAAGAGTTTGATGGAGCAACTTGCTCTCTTACCCGACGACGAACGTCAGGCGGTTCTAGCCGATATTGACATGGACAACCTTGTTTGGGATTGGTCTGCATGGGCCCGTCCCGAACAACGTCCACCAGATAGCACTGATTGGAGCATCTGGTTGTATCTGGCTGGTCGCGGTTCGGGTAAAACAAGAAGCGCTGCTGAGTGGGTTCGAGAGAAGGCAAGAGATACTTCTCAAGGACAACTTCGGTTCGCTCTTGTTGCCCGAACCGCCGCCGACGTTCGTGACGTTATCGTTGAAGGTGAGTCGGGGATTATGAATGTTTCCCCACCATCCGAGCGTCCACACTATGAGCCATCCAAACGTCGCTTAACTTGGCCCAACGGAAACACCGCGACTCTTTTCACCGCTGATGAACCAGACGGTCTCCGTGGTCCGCAGTGTCATTACGCCTGGGCAGACGAGTTGGCTGCATGGCGTCAGACCCCCGATGCTGCAGGTATGACATCTTGGGACAACTTGCGAGTTTCAGCTCGTCTTGGGGCTAATCCACAAATTATTGCGACCACGACTCCTAAACGAGTTCCAATTCTTTATCAACTTATTGAAGAAGCAAAGTCGGGTCGAGTTGTTATCTCCAAGGGTTCAACACTTGACAACGCTGGAAACTTGTCAGAGGCATATCTTCAAGCAATTACTGGTGTTTATCAGGGAACCAGACTTGCTGCCCAAGAACTTTACGGTGAGATGCTTGACGATGTTGAGGGTGCGCTCTGGACAATTGAGATGATTGAGAAGGCTCGTCAAGGAGCACTTCCACCTTTAGCGCCCCTTCGTTGCATCGGGGTTGACCCGTCAGTTGCAGAAAATCCACGAGACGAGTGTGGAATCGTGGTCTGTGCTTCTACAGCAGACCGAGACCTTTACAAGCGACACGCTTGGGTCATGGAAGACGCGACCATTCATGGCTCACCAGAAGTGTGGGCTAACAAAGTTGTTGAGATGGCTAGACGCTGGGGAGCTCCAGTTATTGCTGAAGTAAACCAAGGTGGCGCACTTGTTCGTAACGCCATCAATGCAATTGACCCCAACATCAAAGTATTAGAAGTCCACTCAAAGCATGGCAAGGCTCTTCGAGCAGAGCCAGTTGTTCTTGCTTATGAGCAGGAGCGAGTCCACCATATTGGTTATCTCCCAGACCTTGAGTCGCAGATGACAGCATGGATTCCAGGAGAAACAAAGAACTCTCCCGACCGAGTAGACGCTTTGGTTCACGCAATGACTGCACTGCTTATCAAACCACCTCCAGGATTTGTAGGTGGACGACTCACGGCAAAGTCACCAGCGTCAAGACGGCTTCCATCATTCCGCTCTGGCGGTGGTGGAGGAAGAGTATTTACTCCTCGCTAACGAGCAAGTCTTGTTGCAATGCTCCAGTCAATGTCTGACGTTGGAACTGCTCTGGGAAGAATTTGAATGTCGTGAATCAGTGCCTTAGAACCAAGACCTTCAACGTCTAGGTTTCGGTCTACCAACTTACGGTGGAAGGCAATCTGAGTCATTGGCCTTTCACCACGGTCTTCCGACCAAACTCTATAGACACCGTACAGAGACTTGACGGGAGTATTTGCCCCCTTACTCTCTGTTGTCTCTTCATCAAGGAAGATTCCGATTCGGTCTTCGTTCTTGCGGTAGATGTCAGCGGCTTCAGCAACCCTTGAACACCAACCAAGAGCGTCTCGTGACGAAGACCCAAGAACTTTGATGGCACCTTCAACTGCCCACGCAAGAACCGCAGGCAGTGCACCCTCTGGGTCAAAGATGTAGTCCTTGAGTTCTGGGTCTGGGCTGTCTGGGACCTTTGTGAATGGGATGGGTCGAATACGACGCCACATTGCATCGTCGGTAATAATGGGTCGGTGGTTAGTTGAAATCCAAAGCTTAGCGCGAGATTGAAAAGTAAATGGCTTCTCGCCAGGTGAACGAGCAGAAATTTCAGAAGAACCAGTCAACTTCTTTACCGAGTTCTCTTTCATGCGCTCAGTCTCTGGGAGTTCATCAACCCAAACAACACGACGACCACGAAGTTCTGCCCAGTGATACAAGTCAGAACTACTGGCGCTTCCATCACCTTGAGCAAGAATGCTTGAGTCAAGAGGCCATGCGTATTGTTGAGTACCAAGGCACTTGACCAAAGCCTCAACAAATGTGTTCTTACCAGAGCCAGCGGGTCCGTATACCAAGAACAACAGGTCATATTTACTTGAACCAGTAAGCGAGTATCCAGCGGCTCGTTGCAGCCAGTCTTGAAACTCCTTGTCACCCCCAGTAGCGAACTCAAGGAACTGTTCCCACTTCACGTTCCTGTGACCAGGTGTGTATGTGACTGGTGCACGACGAGTTATGTGAAGGTCTGGACGACCTTTGAGAAGTTCTCCTGTCCTCAGGTCAATGACACCATTGAGAACCCCAAGAAGATTCTCGTCGTGGTCCCAACGTGCAACAGGGACTTCAATTCTTGGGTCAGACTTTGCGCTGTCAATAGCGCCACGAAGACGAGCATTTGAGCGAGAAGAGTGCGCCCAAGAAATTACATCGCTCTGTTGCGCCTCTGGATATTGGTGGACATCTGAAGAGATGATTGGCGGTATGCGCTTTGCAAGTTCTTGGACTTCAAGGTCTTCCATGTCAGGCTTCCAGTAACCCTCTTTCCATACAAACCAACCGAGACCAGTTGTGTAACGAAGACCAGCGCCGAATACATCAACCAACCGACGACCGTTACCAGTGTCCGATAGCGAACGCTTTCTCTCGTTTCCACCGTCTTCTTCTCGAAGAGAGTCTGGGTCTTTTGGAATGTCCATGTTGGAGACAGAAGCGGCGTCGTGGATTGAGTCGCCTTCTTCAACAGAAGCTCGAACGGCTTCGTGTCCCCATGACGGGAGAGCGCCTTGACTAGCCTTAGGAGCAACAACTCCTGTCATTGCTTTGGGTTGGTCTTCTGTAAGTCGCTGACCTTGCTTTTTCATCCATTCAGCTGTCTCAGGGCTCATCAATCCAATCTTTGGATTGTCAGCAACGAAATCAATTGCGCGGTGAACGTGGTGAAGAAGCCCGTTGGTTCCTTCAATGTGAAGCGGTGGACGAATTTTCTCACTGTTGAAACGAATCATCATCGTTTCAATCATCTGACGAGCAACGGCATCAGTACCGTATTTATTGGCTAATGAACAAGTAACTTTGTAAACATCTACTGCCCGAGAGCCTTCGTCAATTCCATCTTCAAGAATCTTGTCTACGTCAACTGTCGGCTCGTACTCAAGCCAATCCCAGTTGCCCTCACCTAGCGAGTAGGTGGTTCGCTTTGAGCGCTTACGCAAAGCAGCGAGAAGTTCTTCGGGTGCCTCAGCCATCTCCGTTTCCCATGGAGCCTTACCAGGAACCCATTCGTAGTCAACGCCAGAAAAGTGGTGACTCGGGGCAATCAGCACATAGCCGTTGTGCTTGATGTCAATACCCTTCAACCCCATCTTTGAGAGGTTGCCAACCAGACCCTCTGAGTCATCGCATCGGTAGAAGATGTGGCGACCACGAAGTGCTTGACCTCGGTCTGAGTTGTAGGTTCCCGTAATTGCTTCAATGGTTGGAGGCAGAGCGCCCTCCACTAACTCTTCAAACTTTGCGAAAGACTCTGGACCACCAGAGCGAGGGTCAATGTCAATTACGAAGAACCCAGACTTGGAACAGTGAACTCCGATGTTGTAATCGGGATTCTCTTCCCACCAGCGGTTGATGGCGGAGATGTCACTCGTGGATTGGACGTTCCACTCGTTCAGGGCTGGGTGCTTGCCGACTTCCTTAGGTTCACCATGGGGTCTGTTACATGTACAGCGACCTCCGACGATTCCATGACAGGGAAGGATGTTCCATCCGATACTGGAATAGAAAGCAGCCGCCTTCGCCAAACGGCCCGCTTCGTCATTTGCCACTGTGTCGCTCCCTCCGAGAAGATATGAAAAGTAAACTTACACGCAGGCCGAGGGGGTCGTCAACACTCACTTCGACGTTTTGCGGTACATCGACTATACACCCTCTAGGTGACCCTTTCGCAAAGGTCGGCGTGTCATAACTCCTGTAAACTATTATTCATTCTTAGAGACACCATCTAACTATTGAGTAAGGAACTAAAATTATGTTCGTTGCTTCGGGCATGGTGCTCGGGGGCGCTTCCCTGACAGTTGTAGGCATGACTACGGCTAACTGGTGGGAGCCAGGTACCCCTGGGTTTTTTGACATCGGTGACGCCTCTGCAGTTCTTGGTTTTGTTATCGCGATGTCTGGTGTCATTTTTGGTGTCACCAGGTGGTGGATAAAACTGATGCGAAAAATAATGCGCGAAGAAATTATGGAAGCAACAGCACCTATTCATCCTGACGCAAATGGCGGTTTGAGTCTTGCCGACGTAGCCCGCAAGACAGCTAAGTTAGAAGAAGACCTTGACGGTCTTGGAAAGAAGACGGACAGACTTCAAAAGACGGTCGCTGAGTCAAACACCCTCCTCATCAGATTCCTCAGCGAGACCTCTGGAGCATCGGCTTTTGAAGCCGTGTTAGAGCAAGAGAAGACTGAAAAGTCTCAAGCAAGTTCTAGAAAAAGAACTTCTCCTAAGAAGTAATCTCGTCTCCTCTTATTTATAGAGGTCATTTATAAAAATTTTCGGGCACTTTTTTTGACACGCCCAAATTCTTTTCTATCCTGAAATCCCTGACACAGCCACACCAAGGTGGTAAAGTTGTTGACTAAGTAATTAGAAGACTTATGCGTAGCCTTCTAGTTACACAGACAAACAAGTCAACTGGAGGGATGATGAGTCTGGCTGAAAAGCTATCAACGGCAAAACGCACGGAGCCTGGTCTCCCCTGCGGAATTTCAAAAGTACTGTCCGAGGTCAAGGGAGAAGACCGAGAGGCACTTGAGATTGTTCTGTCCAGCCCCACTAAAGGTACGAACATTTCCAATAGGCAAATTCACGAAATTCTTCTTAGCGAAGGGCACGACGTTGCTTATTCGTCCGTGGCTCTTCACAGAAGGCAACAGTGTCGTTGCTTTGTTGGAAAGAACAGCGAGAGACGGCAAGAAATTACCAAGGGGGCGTAATGAGTTCCATCTCAGACCGACTTGCTTCTTTGGTGTCACCAGGACCTTCGGGTTCCGATACTAGAGTGCACAACACACCTGAGTCCTGGCGTCCTCGTTTAGAGGTTGACCCAGAAGGCGGTTACCTAGTTTCTGTCCCGCGACCAGCGGGAGAAATTCCCGATGCGGAGCAGTTGCTTCACGAGTTTGACCTTGACCCAATGATGTGGTCTATCACATCGCTTCGTAAGTCAAGATGGCAAAACCATGCAGGCGAGTGGTTGGAAGCGTATAGAGCCACACTTACTCCGACTCAAACAATTAGTTCAGAACTACGACTAGATGCGGACAAACTAATAGAAGAAGTTTCACGATGGAAGCCAACAAAATCTAGGGAAAAAATCTCTGGTGAGTTGGCTTATGTTTTTGCCCCGAGCGACCAGCAACTTGGGAAAAAGCAAGGAGAAGAGGGAACTCCAGAAACAGTTGCTCGACTTCTTGATTTGACAACCGAGGCGGTTCAAAGACTTAAAGAACTGAGAAAAATTGGTAGAAGTATCGGGACTGTAGTCATTGCCTTGCCTGGAGACCATGTAGAAGGAACTGTTTCTCAAGCAGGAAAACTGCAAGGTCAGGCAGCTTCAGACCTTGGCTTAACTGAGCAAACCCGAGTTGCCAGAAGGCTGTTGATGGCTCAAATTAAGGCTTTTGCACCTCTAGCAGACCGAATTATTGTTCCTGTAGTCAATGGTAACCATGATGAGGTCACCAGACAAGTAATGGCTGACCCCTCAGATGGTTGGAATGTTGAGATTGCTTCATCTGTTCAGGACGCCTGCGCTGAGAACGAAAATCTTAGTCATGTTGAGTTTAGGTTCCCTGAAAAGTCACATCAAACGCTTGCTCTAGATGTCTGCGGAAGCATGTTGGGGCTGTTTCACGGTCATCAGACTGGTAGCAACGTTCTAAAGTACCTCCAAGAACAGTCTGCTGGTCAGACGGCCCTCGGAATGTGCGATGTGTGGATTTCGGGGCATTACCACTCGTATAAAAGCATGGACATTGGAGGAAGATTCTGGGTCCAAGCCCCCACAACCGACCCTGGGAGCGCCTGGTTCAGAGACCGACACGGTTTGGAGTCCCCTCCTGGTGTCCTAACTATGGTGATAGGTGGTGACTACAATCCCCGTCGGGACATCAGCATCCTTTCAGGCACAAGGGCATAATTTTCAGACTAGCCGTCTCCAGGACAGCGTAGAATATAAACGGTTCTGGAAGCTGTTGCCTGTGCAGCTTTCTGTAATAGACCGCTATGACCTGCTGGAGTGCCGCACATGAGTTTTTCTCCTGACGTAACCACGAGAAATGTCGTTGGTCAGTACCTCAAGAGCAGTGGCTCTCCTGCGTCGGGAACAGTCACTTTTCAAGCTTCTAGTCGTATTGAAGATGCCAACGACGCAACAATTGTTGCTAGTCCAATCACCGTAACTCTCAACTCAAATGGTGAATTCACCGCTGAACTTCCTTGCACTGACGATTTAGACCTTAGCCCCAGAGGGTGGTATTGGACTGCCCGAATCAGAGTCAAGGGGCGTCGAAACATTGAGTTCCGTTTCTACCTACCTGCGGGCGACGGTAGTGACGTTGACATTACAAAACTTGACACGGTTGACCGAATCACCACCTCCCCCGCAGGCACCGATGTGCTTCGCGGTCCAGTTGGCCCTCAGGGCTCGACTGGCCCCGCTGGCGATGACGGTCCCACTGGTCCAACAGGACCCACAGGCCCATCTGGCGGACCAACAGGCTCAACAGGTCCTACAGGTGCAACTGGTTCAGTAGGCCCCACAGGTGCGGCGGGTACTTCTGTAACCATTCTTGGTTCACTTGCTAACCCAGGTGAACTTCCAGGAAGCGGAAATCCAGGCGATGGCTACCTCATTGATGGTGACCTGTATGTCTGGGATGACGTAAATGCTGAGTGGGACAACGTAGGAACAATTGAAGGACCTACAGGCCCCACAGGCGCAACTGGTGCACAAGGCCCAACTGGAGCAGCAGGTTCAGATGGTGCTGAAGGTGCGACAGGTCCTACAGGTGCGACAGGCGCACAAGGAGATGCTGGTCCTGCAGGCCCTACAGGTGCAGCAGGTGCTGATGGAGCTGATGGAGTAGATGGTGCTACAGGACCTACTGGTGCAACAGGTGCATCGGGTTCTGATGGAGCAGACGGTGCAACAGGCCCTACGGGAGCAACTGGTCCAACTGGTGCACAAGGTATTCAAGGTCCGACTGGTGCCGCAGGTTCTGATGGAGCAGACGGTGCAGTAGGTGCCACTGGTGCCACAGGTGCGACAGGCGCAGTAGGCGCAACTGGAGCTTTAGGACCAACAGGTCCAACTGGTGCTCAAGGAAATCTAGGAGCCACTGGTCCTACAGGTGCTGCTGGAGCCACAGGCTCTCAGGGTGTCACTGGACCCACAGGTGCCACTGGTGCAACAGGTGCCCAAGGTACTGGCGTCACAATTCTCGGTTCTTTCCCTGATGTAAGTTTCCTCCCAAGTAGTGGTGATGCTGGGGACGCCTATCTCGTTAATGGCGACCTCTACGTTTGGGACCCTATCAACGTTGGATGGGACAACGTTGGAAACATTCAAGGTCCACAGGGTGCGGTAGGTGCAACAGGCTCTACAGGTCCAACTGGAGCAGCAGGCGCTACAGGTGCGACGGGTGCTCAAGGAGATGTTGGTCCTACAGGTGCAACAGGCGCAGATTCAACAGTCCCTGGTCCTACTGGTCCACAGGGAGCAACTGGCGCTACAGGTGAAACGGGCGCTACAGGTGCGACAGGCGCAACAGGAGAAGTTGGACCAACAGGTGCAACTGGTGAAGTTGGACCTACAGGCGCAACAGGTGCCACGGGTGCGGACAGCACTGTTCCAGGTCCTACAGGTCCCACGGGCTCAGTGGGGGCCACAGGTGCAACAGGCGCTACAGGTGCAACTGGTGCTACAGGCCCTGTTGGAAATTTTGGTGGCGCTTCATTTGACTACACATTCAGCAACCTAGTCGCAGACTCCGACCCAGGTAGCGGAAAACTTAGATTTAACAATGCATTGCTTACCTCAGCAACGTTTATGTTCATTGATGACGAGGCAAATGGTGCCATCGACATCCAACAGTTCCTTCGGACGATTGACGACTCAACAAGTCCGCTGAAGGGACACGTTCGAATCAGCAATAAGACTGATTCAAACGACTTTGCAATTTTTGCAATCACTGGCTCAATTACAGAGGCAACTGGATACTTCAAAGTTCCCGTTTCTTATGTCAGTGGTCTTGCAACAGACTTTTCTAACAACGAAGACATCATTACGACCTTTGCTCGTACAGGTGATGTTGGTCCTCAAGGTGTCAAGGGTGACCAAGGTGATATCGGTCCTACTGGTCCTACAGGTGCAACTGGCCCAGCAGTCACAGGCCCCACGGGTGCTGCTTCTACTGTCCCTGGCCCTACAGGTCCTACTGGTGCCACTGGTGCAGGTGCAACTGGTGCAACAGGTCCAACTGGCCCGACTGGTGCTCAGGGTAGCCTAGGCCCTACAGGTCCCACGGGTGCAACTGGTGCGGACAGCACAGTTGAGGGCCCTACAGGTCCTACTGGTGCAACAGGCCCACAAGGTAATCTCGGAAACACAGGTCCTACAGGTGCAACTGGCGCAACTGGTGAATCCATCACAGGACCTACAGGTGCAACTGGTGATACTGGCGCAACTGGCCCCACGGGAGCGCAGGGAGCCACTGGTCCTACTGGCGCTGCTGGTCTAGACGGTGTTACAGGTCCAACTGGTGCGACTGGTGAAGTCGGTGCCACAGGTGCTACAGGTGCTATCGGTGCCCAAGGTCCAACTGGTGTTGAAGGACCCGCAGGTCCAACTGGCCCGACTGGTGCGACTGGTGCTCAAGGTGAGCAAGGCACTGGCGTAACAATTCTTGGAAGTTTTGAGACTGTTGAAGAACTTCCCGCTTCTGGTAATAACCCAGGCGATGGCTACCTAGTAGGTGGCGACCTCTACGTTTGGGATGACGTAAACAGTCAGTGGACAAATGTTGGCAACATTCAAGGTCCAACAGGCCCAACTGGTGCTGGTGCAACTGGTCCAACTGGTCCGACTGGTGCTACTGGTGATGTTGGTGAATTCGCCATTTCGGACAGCACTCCGCCACTAAACCCAGATGAGGGCGATGCTTGGTTCAACAGCAACGATGGCAAGATTTATGTTTACTACGACAGTTATTGGATTGAAACAGGTGCTGCCCCAATTGGTCCCACAGGCCCAACTGGACCTCAGGGAGCAGACAGCACAGTAACTGGACCGACAGGTGCCACTGGTGCAACAGGACCTACTGGTTATCGAGGCATTACAGGTCCTACAGGTGCCACTGGTCCAACTGGCCCGACGGGTGCTGACTCTCAAGTAACAGGTCCTACAGGTCCGACAGGACCGCAGGGCGAACTTGGACCAACGGGTGCTGACTCTCAAGTAACAGGTCCAACTGGTCCGACTGGTCCAACTGGCCCGACTGGTGCAGATTCACAAGTCACTGGTCCTACAGGTCCTGATGGACAGTTCATTCCTGCTTTTGCAACTCCTCCCGCTAACCCAGTCCCAGGTCAAACATGGTTTGACACTGAGAATGGTGCAGTCTTTGTTTACTACGACGATTACTGGGTAGAGGTTGGTACTACTGAATTTGGTGGAGCAACAGGTCCTACAGGTGCTCAAGGTGATATCGGTCCTACAGGTCCAACAGGCCCTCAAGGTGACCAGGGTATTCAAGGTGTTACTGGTCCAACTGGTTCAACAGGTCCAATTGTCACTGGGCCCACAGGTCCTCAAGGCGTTGGTTCCCAAGCAAAGGGTTTCTACAACACTTATGCAGAATTTGCTGCTGGTGCTGGCTCTGCCCCTGCAGAAGTAGGTGATTTCTATGTCATCTACGACGACAACACGATTTACATTTACACAGAAGAAGACGGCTGGATTGAGGCTGGTGCACTTATTGGTCCCACTGGCCCAACTGGTGCTCTAGGACCTACAGGTCCAATCGGTCCAGACTCAACGGTGCCAGGGCCTACTGGTCCAACTGGTCCGCAAGGTACCGCTATTCGACTTCTCGGTAGCGTCAACCTAGTTGAAGACCTTCCATCATTAGGAAACTCCATCAACGATGCTTACGTCGTTCAGTCAGATGGAGACTTGTATGTCTGGGGTGGTTCTTCTTGGACAAGTGCTGGTCAGATTGTTGGACCGACTGGTCCGACTGGACCTTCCGTAACGGGACCAACTGGTCCAACTGGTGCAGCTTCTCAAATTCAAGGACCCACTGGACCTACTGGTTCAGTTGGGCCCACAGGACCTAAAGGTGGAGTTAGTTACGTCGTAAGGTCAACTGTTGAAACAGACGCATTCACCATTGATGGAACTGTAGGAAACAACCCGAGCATCATTGCAGTTCGTGGTGAGCGTTTGTATTTTGATGCTACGAACGTTGAACTTACAAACTCTGTTGCTCTTCGTTTGACTTCTGGTAACACGACAACTGTTCCAGGCGCAACAAACAACTCAACAACTTTGGGTAGAAACCTAACAAGCGCTGACCCAGTAATTATTTACGATGTCCCTCTTAACGCTCCTAGCCAGATTATTTATCAGGACGTTACGGATGTAAACATCTTCGGAATTATTGACATCATTGATAAGCAAGGTCCTACTGGCCCAACGGGTCCAGAAGGTCCGCTTGGAACTCCTGACTTCCAGTCCTACAACCCGACCTTTGCTGGTACTGACCTGTCTGGAGGCGATGTCACTGGCTCATATGTTAAGTCTGGAAGAACCGTCTCTTTTTCCATTCAAGTTGATATGGCTTCCGTTTCTAACTTTGGAACTGGTCAGTACTCCCTGACTCTTCCATTCTTAGTTGAGACAAGTGTTAGACACTCCTTCAACGGCGTTATTGACGTTCTTGGAGATGGAACTGTTCTGTACCAAATCTTTGGAATCACAGACGAAGGTCAGGCTATTGCTTACCTCTCTTACATGGGCACAAACGGAGTTACAGTGCCTCTAACAGGTACAGCACCAGTCACGCTTACTGTCAACAGTAGGATTTACTTGAACGGTGCATATGTTGCACAGGAATCGGTGTAGGTGACTAATGGCAGCTATTGATTTTCCGACAAATCCGACCGTAGGTGAAGAATACACAAACGGTATTAACGTCTATGTGTGGGACGGAACAGCATGGCGTCTTGTTCGTACTAGCGCAGTTGGACCAACTGGACCAACTGGTCCCGCTGGTCAAGACTCAACAGTCCCAGGGCCTACTGGCCCAACAGGCCCCGCTGTTACTGGACCAACTGGTGCAGATTCAACGATTCCAGGACCTACAGGTCCAACTGGACCCACTGGAACATTTTCTATCTCCGCTTGGACAACATATACACCTCAGTGGACTGCTGCTGGTACCAACCCAACAACTGGTGACGCTGTTGTCACTGCTCGTTATGTTGCTATCGGTGCAACTGTTATTGGTGAGATTAGAATTGTTGGTGGTAGTTCTGCAGGTGGATTTAACAGAGGTTCTGGAATCTACAGTTTCTCTCTGCCAACAGATGCTGTTGCCGCTGACTATCAACCAGTGGGTCAAGTAGTAATGCGTAACGAAGGACCAGGAAACCAGTTCTTCGGTACAGCAATCTTTACTGGAGTTATTGGAGGAGTCTCTAACAAAATTCAGTTGTTCATGCACAGCCAGACAGCAACAATTGACGAAGGTGTTGCAGCCACTGAGTCAACTCCGTTCCTTTTTGATGTGAACGACAAGATTCTCGTCCAATTCATTTACGAAGCGGATTTGACCTAGGGGTAACTGATGGCAGCGATTGATTTTCCTAACTCACCCAACGTAAACGATACGTTCAGCGCGGCTGGTCAGACTTGGATTTGGACTGGTACAGCCTGGGACCTTGTTATTGCTCAGGTGGTTGGTCCTACAGGTCCTACTGGTCCTGAGGGTTCTGCTTCAACTGTTGCTGGACCGACTGGTCCAACTGGTGCGTTTACTGTTTCTTCAGACACTCCTCCCTCAAACCCAGATGAGGGAGACGCATGGTTCAACTCAACAACTGGTCAAATTTACGTTTACTACGACAGCTACTGGGTCGAGTCCGCTTCTAGCAATGTTGGTCCCGCTGGTCCCACTGGTGCGACAGGAGCAACAGGTCCACAAAATACAACTCCTGGACCTACAGGCTCAACTGGTGCGACAGGTGCTACAGGTCCTCAAGGAAACACTGGACCTACTGGACCTCAGGGTCTTTATGTTGAAGGTCCTACTGGACCTCAAGGTCCCACGGGGGTTGCTGGACCTACAGGCGCAGAAGGCGACCGTGGCCCCACAGGTCCGATTGGTCCAATTGGCCCAACGGGTCCTTTAGGGCCAACTGGTGCTGATGGTCTACTCGGTGCAACAGGTTCACCTGGCCCTACAGGTCCGACTGGACCTCGCGGTTTTCAAGGCGCAACTGGTGCTCAAGGAGCGACAGGACCGACTGGTGCTTCCGTAACTGGTGCTACAGGTTCAACAGGACCTACTGGTCCTTCAGGTGGACCGACTGGTGCAACAGGTCCAACTGGTCCGACTGGTGCTACTGGTGCTCAGGGTGAGTTGGGTCTTCGTGGTTCTACTGGACCTACGGGTGCAACTGGAGCTGCTTCAACTGAGCCTGGTCCTACAGGTCCGACTGGTGCGTCTATTACGGGTCCTCAGGGACCAACTGGTCCCCAAGGTCCTCAAGGTCCTACTGGTCCAGAAGTAACTGGTCCAACTGGTGCAACTGGTGAGCCTGGAGTTGGTTATGACGGAATCACTAGCACAACAAACCTAATCATCGGTGCTGGTAACAAGACTTTTACCGTAAATAAGATTGGTGCTCTACAAGTCGGAACACGAATTCGTTTTTCTGCCGCCCTTCAACCTCAAGAGTTTGTTGAAGGTGTTGTAGCAGGAATTAACGGTCTACTTGTAACAATTACTTCTGATGTTTTCAATGGAACTGGTAACACATACTCGTCATGGTATGTGAGCGTTGGTGGAGGCCCTGTTGGTCCTCAAGGACCTGTCGGTCCTCAGGGCACAGCCGTAAACCTCAAGGGTAGTGTTGCAAACTTTGCGGCTCTTCCTTCGTCAGGAAACGTAGTAAATGATGCTTACATTCTTTCTGACACAGGAAATCTTGCTGTATGGACAGCTCAAAGCACTTGGGTTGACGTAGGAAGAATTGTTGGCCCGACAGGTGCAACTGGTTCAACTGGTCCGTCAGTTACAGGACCTACAGGTCCCGCTGGTCAAGACTCAACAGTCCCAGGACCAACAGGTCCAACTGGACCTTCGGTCACTGGTCCTACAGGGGCAATTGGTCCTACAGGCCCTGCTTACTACGAACTTGTTGGAAACCAATACCTGCAAAATGTTGTTCTTGTTGAGGAAGACGGTGCAAGTATTGTCAAAATCAACAGTTCAATTGCAACAACTGTAACTGTCCCAGCAGACGGAACAAATGGTTACACATTCCCAACTGGAACTCAGATTGTTCTAACTCAATTGGGTGTCGGTCAGGTCATTATTGAAGGTGACACGGGAGTAACTGTTCTCAGCGAGGGAAGCAGATTCACTACCAAAGCACGGTATGCGGTCGCCTCTCTTATCAAGTTGTCTAGCAACTCCTGGCTTCTTAGCGGAAACTTAGTGGCCTAAACATGCTTATCTCTACTCATGCGATGCACGCAACACTCCCAACACCGTATGTAGCGGCTGGTTGGCAGCTTGTTGATGAGTCATCGTTTGGCACTACAAACATCAACACAATTACTTCAAATGACAGTGGTCTATATGTTGTTGCTGGAGGTTCTGGAAAACTGGCTACCTCAGTAGACGGTCTTTCTTGGGTTCAGAGAGAGTCAGGTTTCTCGACCAGTAATATTTATTCGTCTGCCTACGGAGATGGTCAGTTTATAGTTGGCGGTAGTTCTGGAAAATTAGCTACATCTCCAGATGGAATTACTTGGACTCAACGGGCTTCAGGTTTTGGTGCGAGTGCCGTCTTAGGAATAACTTGGGCACCTTCTGCGTCTGCATGGGTTGCTGTGGGCGGTTCAGGAAAACTTGCCACATCAATTGATGGCGTTGAGTGGACTTTAAGAACTTCTTCTTTTGGAATTAGCTTTATCAACGATGTGTATGCAACAGAAAATTTAATTATCGCTGTTGGGTATGACGGTAAACTTGCTACATCAACAAACAGCATTTCTTGGACTCAACGGGCTTCGTCTTTTGCTTTTGACACGATAAACGGCATAGTGGCTAACCCGTCTAGAACTCAATACGTTGCTGTTGGAGATTCAGGAAAAATTGCCACATCTCCTAACGGAACTGTTTGGACTCAAGTTTTTCCATCTCCATCTTTTGGTTCTTCAAGGGTTGTTTCTGTTGCTTCTAACATTGACAGTTACGTTGCTGTAGGAACAACAGGGAAAGTTGCTACATCTGTAGGTGGTCTGAACTGGAAGCAAAGAGTTTCCAATTTTGGACTTGACAACATCAATGATGTTTTACTTGAAGAAAATTTTGCCCTAATTGTCGGTAACTCTGGCAAGATTGCGTACTCGGTATAGGAGTTATGAATGTTTAGTTACAGAATTATTCAAGAAGGACCTATGGTCCAGGTTCTATACGGAGACAACGTAATTGATGAATGCGGTCCTTGGGAAAGCCTTACCGCAGCAATTAACTGGGCAGAAAGTTACATTGCATTTAAAAATTCTGGTCTGCCAGAGCCAAACATCGCGTAGTACAGCAAAGTACAATAACTATTAGAGGAAGAAAGGAGGCACACAGTGGCAGCAATTGATTTCCCCACACCCGTTGTGGTTGGTGAAGAGTTCACAGCTGGTAACAGCACTTGGGTGTGGACAGGCACTGTTTGGGAGCTCCTGCGTACCGCTCCTACTGGCCCCCAAGGTCCTCAAGGTATTCAGGGTCCTACAGGTCCGACTGGTGCGGTAGGTGACACTGGCCCGCAAGGTATCGTCGGTCCTACTGGTCCAGTTTCAGATGTTGCTGGCCCTCAGGGTCCTACTGGACCCACAGGTCCACAAGGTCCTACAGGTCCACAAGGTCTTCAGGGTATTCAAGGTGAGCGTGGTAATACAGGACCTACTGGTGCTGACTCCAACGTCACTGGTCCTCAGGGTCCTACTGGACCTCGTGGTCAAACTGGTCCTACTGGTTCAACTGGTCCTCAGTCTGAGGTTCCTGGACCAACAGGACCTACGGGTCCTGCAGGTAAATTCGTAGCTAGCCCAAATCAGCCAGACCCCACATTTGCCACAGACGGGGACACTTGGTTTGACACAGGAACAGGAACAACATACGTTTTCTATAACGGAGTTTTTGTTCGCACTCAGGGCGGTCAAACTGGTCCTACTGGTCCCAGAGGTCTACAGAGTTCTTTTGCAGTCTCTGCCTCATGGTGGTTAGGTGTCTAATATGCAAAACTTTGAAATTTCGTCCGAATCACACAGTCACGCTGGTGTTATCCTACTAGTTGGGCTGTCTTGTGGTGAAAGAGGTAATGAATAATGCCTGGTTTTCTTGGCGGTAGTTCTGGCGGTACTGGTGGTACTGGCGGAGAAATCTCCTTTCCTAAAGAATTTATTGACCCAGTAACTAAACTTCGGGTTTCCACGCCCGAAAACCTCATTGACACCGACTTTGAGTACGGTCTCCAGCCCACCAAGTGGGAAACAGTTGAACTAATCAACAACACCCCTTCGTTTTTCTCAAAATCGGGTGACACAACCATCCCCAACATCACCTCAATCAACACGATTCAGGGTTCTCGGGAAATTACCGTTTCTACAAAACTAGACCACGGTCTATCTGTTGGTATCCCTATCAACGTAAACGGTACAAAGTCTTTGACCGCAGACGGTGCCTACATTATTAACTCAGTTCCAACAGCCAGGACATTTACATATCTAGCCAAAGAGAATCAGTTTTTAACAGCATCTATCGAGGACCTCTACACCTCTATCGTTACTGGTGAGTTCTTTCAAGGCTCTCAGATTCGGATTGCAGACTCTCACGGTCTGGTAACCGATGGTCAAACCCCGTCAACTCTAACTGTTACTACAGATAGTCCTCACGGGTTTGGTCCAAACACTCCTTTCTACTTCCTAAATTTGAACTCCACAATTTCTCAGGAGTTTGATTCAACTAACACCGAAGCCCAGACATTTGATTCAAGCAACAACTCAACTGCTAGAACTTTTGACTCTTCTAACTCAGATGTTTCGGTCAACTATGACTTCTCCAATCAAGCAGCAAGCCTGCCCTCTTCTGCGGTAGGTAGCCCTATCGCTGGGGTAAGTATTGAGAGTGACACCATTACGGTTGGTCATACAGCAGAAAACTTTGACGGTCTTCCCGTTGGAACTCCTCTGTATTACAACGTAGTTGCTTCTACTGGTTATTTTTCAACAAGCCCTCGTGGCGTTGTCTACCTCAAAACAACAAACTCTCTTGGACCATCTCTTTCCACATTCCAAGTAAGCGCTATCCCCAACGGGACACCTATTGATATCACCTCTCAGATGACTGGAACCTTCCAGAAAGCTGACTTGGTGGCGTTTTTTGCTGGCAACAACGAAGACCCAGAAAACCAAATTTCTGTAAATATTTTCAGAAGTAGCGCTTATGAATTTGACGGTGACAACTCAGAAGGCTCTACATACAACATCAACAGCATTACTGGTCTTGGGAATATTGCTCTAAATGGGGACAGTAACTGGGCCGCTGGTCAGATGGTTTTCTACAGCACCACTGGAGCCCCCGCTACTGGTCTCACCAACAACACCACATACTGGGTGACAGCAACAAACCCATCTGCAAGCGTTATTAACATTTCTTCTGAGCCAGGTGGAGCAACTCTTACAGCAATTTCTGGTGGAACTGGAACTCAAACACTTCAGGCCATTTCTGTTTCTGTTGACAGAAACATTCTTGCAGTTCCAGGCCACGACTTCCAGGAAGCTGACATGGTGAAGTACAGCTATCCAGAAGGTGCTGCTTTTACAACCTCAGAGACTGCCCAAGATTATTACTACATTCAAGATGTATACCCAGACGGAACACACATCCGTTTGACAACTCAAAAAGGATTTGTCTACGACGGAAGCACGGAGGCCCGCGCAGCAGCAAGTGCTGCCGACATCCTTGCAGCCAATCCAAGTGCCCCAGACGGAGCTTACTGGATTAAGCCAGAAGGTTCAAGCACAGCACATCTCACCTACTGCCTTAACTCAGTTGAGGGTGGCGGTTGGACTCAGATGATGAAAATTTCCACCAATACTCTTCTCAATCCGTACAACGGTCGAATTGGTGGTTGGCCTAACACCAACATTTCATACCGATTCGGAGCAGTATGGGATGGCTGGGCATGGAACAGCGATAGCGCTTGGGACCCCCACACTGGAACGCTTCCCGACTCAGCTAATGAAGATTTCAGTGACATTGATTCCTTCTCCAAGCTGTTCCACAAGATGCCATTCAATGATGTGATGATTGTGTCAATTGGTGACACTTCTAAGCGTCTTGGGTGGAGGCACAACGCTCAAATCGCAAACATGCGGGCTGTTACTGGTGGAACAAACCTGACCACCTACGGCGACCAATGGCTATTCCCTGCGGTAAACCAACTTGAATACGCATGGCATCGTCAGCTTCTGGCTTACGCAGGTAACTACAACTACCAGACCCAGACACCAACAGTCTTCGGATTCAAGATTCTGTCTGACCGAGCCAACAACTACGGCTCAATCAACAGTTATATCACTGGCGGTTATAGCACTTTTACTTCCGCAAACGTCACTGGTCACGGTGTCGCCATGATTGGTACGGGTGGTACAGGAGCTAGCGGTGGTCGTTGGGGTGGCGGTATCGGCTTCAACTACACCGCCAACTATGACTTCAAAGTTGGAAGCCACTTCTATAACTACGGATTTGGCACCAACATCACTAACTACCGACTCCTATACGGAATCGCCGTATTCGTAAGGTAGTCGCAGATGTATAATAACGAGAGAACCAACCTAAGGAGTCGCTAGCAAATGGCAGTGCTCGACATCACCGCTGTAGGCGGCGCAGGAACACACACGCTCCAGAAGACAAACGTCAACCTGGATGAAGATTTTGTGTACTTCCCTGGTCGCGATGCTTCAACGACCCTATCTTCAGAAGTAACTGATGACAGCGCCTGGGTTTTCCGTGAAGGAACTGGTGACCTAGTAGGTGCGACCAGCAACACCGTCTACTTTGTCAACTCTGATGGTTTCTCCGTCGGTCTATCCACCACCTCGGGTGGAAGCAATATTGACCTTACAAACTTTGCTCCTGGCTCTATCACTCTCAACTTCCCGTTTGTTTACAACAACAACTTCAACATTTCTTCAGTCAAGTTTGATGACCTTCAGGCTGTCAAGTACCTAACAGACGATGCAGCTATCACTGGCCTCACTTCTGGAAGTGTTTACTACGTCAAAAACCTTCTTGAGGGTCTTGGCGGAAACTCTCTATACACCTTTACCACGCATGACTTCACCACAGGTGGCTCAACAGGTCGTTACGGCCCAACAATCACGCAACTTCGGGACGAATACGTCGCTGGAGGAGCCGCTTGGGCGTCAACCTATCTCAATCAAGGTGACTTCCAGGGCTACCAAGACTGGACAGTTCCAACTGATGGGCTTTATGAGTTCACAGTAAAAGGCGCTTCTGGTCGCCAAGGAAGTTCACTTGCTGGTCAGGGAGCTGCAATTCGCGCTAGGGTTCGCCTAAATAAGGGCGAAACTATCACGTTCCTTATCGGTCAAAGAGGTGAACTTCCACCAAATAACACCTCATGGCCTGGTTCTTCTGGTGGAACATTTGTTGTTCGTAAGTCTGGAAATGTTCCTCTCTTCGTTGCTGGTGGTGGTTCTTCATCATCTGCAGCAACCTCCTCTCGCGGAGACACTCGCGGTAACGGTGAGCTAACCAACCGTGGTGGTACTTCGCAGAACGGCTACGGCGGAGGCGTTGACGGATTTGGTGCTGGTGGAATTTCCACTGGTGGAGCTGGCGGTGGTTTCTACTCAAATGGTGGAAACTCCGAGCGTGGTGGCGGTGGGCAAGCCTTCATCAACGGCGGTATTGGTGGCTACCCAGCTGGTGGCTCGTCTGGTGCTGGTGGTTTCGGTGGTGGCGGTGGAGCCGACGGTGAGACCTGGGGTGGTCCTGGCGGTGCTGGTGGCTACTCAGGTGGTGCTACAAACAACCGTTCTGGCTCTCGTTGGTGCGGTGGTGGCGGTTCCTGGATTATTTCTACCGCTACAGATGTCTTTACATCCGAGGGAACATACAATGGTTCAACTCAACTTGTTGGTCGAAACATTGGAACAATTGACTGGACCGAGCCAAATGTTGACGGTTCTGTAACTGTCACCCTTGTTGAGAGTTCTGTCTTCGGTTTCAACCTACACACAACTCCTGCTGACGCACTCAGTGATACAGACCCAATTGCTGTTGCTCCTTCTGGAAGTTCTTATCACGCACTTGTTCCTCTTACAGTAGATGTTGATACGGACATCATCCATTTCAAGACTCCGCACGGGTTCTTTGATGGCAAAGCAGTCAACTACTTCTTCACAGGAACACCTGTATCAACACTTAACGGCACTTCTGTTTACTACATTGATGCTCTTGACGATTACACATTCCGTCTAAGCACCACCCCAGACCCGAATTTTACAAATATCAACCTGACTGCTCCTTCAGCTGCAACGTCTGAAGGTTTCCGAAATGTCATTGTAAACCTAGATACCAACGCAATTACGATTCCTAATCACGGATTTCTTGCCAATCAGCCAGTTAGATATCGAACAGGTGAGAATTCACCGATTACACCACTACAGAACAACGCAACCTACTACATCAAGGAAGTTATTGATGCCAACAGGTTCACTCTAAGTCAGTCTCTTAATGGGCCAGCCCTTGACTTGACAGAACTAGGAGTCGGTGAGCACAGTTTTATCTTTATCGTCGTTAACGACCTTGAAGACAGCATCTACATTCCTAGCCACGGTTTTGTAACTGGTCAAACTATTCAGTACGCCAAATCCCGAGACTTTGCAATCAAGCGTCTCTACTCTAGTGGTGTCTACAAGTATGTGGACACTGATGTCAACGGTGGGTTTGATGCAAACCAGTTCGTTCTTTTTGACAACGTTCAGCGTCCTGCAAGAACAGCGGCTTTCCCGACTCTAGGTATTACTAGTTACCGAAGCTCTGGAACAACTCGTTACATCACAACTGATGCAAACCACAACTACTCGACAAACATGTTTGTCAAAATTAGTGGTCTGCCTTCAGACACCGTTGCTAATGACCGTCGCTGGAATGGTTTCTGGAGAATTACTGGTATTCAGTCTGGAAACGAATTCTCATTTACGGCTGAAGAAAGTTTTAACCAAAGCCCAACTAATGCACCAGAAGGTGCTCAAGTTGAGCGCGACCTAGATTACGAGTTCTTCCTCGGTGAGCGCAAACTTCGTATTCGAGCAATTCAGTCTTCAAGTCGTACCCGCTACATCTACTGCGACCGTCCTCACTACCACGACAATGGCTACCTCGTAAAGATTGAGGGTATTCCAGAGCCATACGCACGTTACTTCAACGGAGAGTGGTTTAAGACCGCAGACTGGGCTGGAAACGGTGGCTCAGGTGAGTATGGTTTCTACTGGAACGATGCGTCTGAAAGTGGCGACACAGAGGTAGACGAGTATTACACACTCCCTTACACGGACATCTGGGAGTTTGAGGCTACCGTTGTTGGCTTCGCTCGAATTGACAACATTGAAACTGGTATCAACGGTGGTGGTACTCGTCTTCGTTACCGCAACAACTATGCCTCCCTCACTCAAAGCGAAGAACTTGATGTAAGTGGTTTCGTCTCCAAGCGAAGCATGTACATCCAGAACCGCAGACTTGACAAGCGAACTCGCGTATACCTAGACCTTGACGTTGCACATGACCGTCAGGTCGGTGACCGAATCACTGTTGGAAGCATGGAAGACCGCTTCCGCTATGTCTTCAACAAGGAGTTCCGCGTCAATCAAGTTATTGGTGCTGACACTCTGTACTGCCAACTTGATGAGCCAGACACGAAAGAAATTGAAAGCATTCGTTTCTTTGGCGCAAACGACATGTTCATCAACTTCACAGAACCTCACGGTTGGAGTGATGGTGGTGATGCTTGGTTTGAGGTCCGCGACCTTCCTGGCGCACCTGACCGACTCTTTTCTGGCGAATGCAACATTGTAAACCGCTACAGCACGGGAACTCGTCGTTATATTACGACAGACAATCCGCACAGGCTTGCTGCTGGTTATAGGGTTCGCGTTTATGAGTTTGACGATGGTGACGACAACAACACCTCCGAGTTCGTTGGAGACTGGGTTGTTGCTGGCATCAACAATGCAACTACTTTCTACTACGACGTAGACACTGGAACAAACCTAACTCTAACCACAGAGAACCCAGGGGTTGTGTCTGGTCGTATGCGTCGCGCTTACTTCCTTGACACTGTTTATGGTGTCGGAATTGCATGGCGTCGCCGTGATGGAAATGTTGTCACGATGTATCTTGATAGCAACCACGATATGGTTCCTGGCGAGAAGGTTCGTATCACTCGTCTGTCAGGAAGTCAGCCAGAAGAGTTTCAAGGCTTCTTCACAATTACTGGAACTCCTGACAACCGTCAGATTCAGTATGTAACCGACAACAGTTTCTCTATTGCACAACAAAACATTGACGGTTACGTCTACGCTAGCCACCAGATTCGTGCATATGACGAGCCTTTCTACGACTTTGCTATTGCTGGTCGTGAGCTTCTTTCGCACAACCTTGGTCAAATTACCACTCAGTATGAGCACGGATTTGATGAAGGTATGCAAGTTGTTCTCAGCAGCCTGACAGGCAACAACACTGGCGTGTTCAACGGAACATGGACAGTAGTTGAGTCTGTAAGTCCGACCCAGTTCACCTTTACAAGAACGTCTCAAGCGAACGTCACGACCTTTACGGTTACGAACCGAAGCAGGACTTCTTTCCTCTGCGACGTAACCCTAAACACAACTCACAACTTCCGAGCTGGCGACTCCGTAACTATCTCAAACATGAGTGGTACAAATATTGAGTCGTTCCAAGGAACACATATCATTACCTCCGTACCAGCAGCCAACAGAATTCAATTTGTTGACCCGAACAATGATTCTGGAACAATCTCTGCTGCTTCTGTTAGCGGTACCTGTGTTCTTGAAGCTGTTCCATTCGCAGCGTCTACTGGAAACATTCGACTTAACGCATACACATCTGGAACAGACATTGGTGGTGTTGTTGACCTAGTTGAAACCTCAAACGAGGGCTTCAACGGATTTATGAACGTTGATACGTCAATTCTTGGTCTTAAGAACCGCGACACCTACTTTATTCAGAAAGTTGATGACAACACAATTCGTCTTTCTGAAGACTCTGCCTTTACAGAAATTGCAGACATCCAAGGTGTTGGTGTGGGTAACCACTCTATTATTAACAAGTCTGTTGATTACATTCTTGACACCATCACAATTCCTAATCACGGCTTCTCTCTAGCAGAGTTGGTTGAATACGACACTGGTGGAGGAACCGCGCTAGGTGGTCTAACTACGGCAACTCCGTACTATGTAATTCCAGTTGACGGAAACACTCTGCAGTTGGCTACTTCTGCAAACAATGCAAATAATGGTGTTGCTATTGACCTTCTAGACAATGTGACACCGACTGGTCGTCATACTCTGAAGTCTCTCATCAGAACCCCAGATGGAACTTACGCAATTAGCGATGTTCCAAGCGCCACGACGTTTGAGGTAATTGCAAACGGTTCTGTCCCATTCATTGAGAAGTCTTTTGACCCTCAATTCACTGTTGACCTTGACCTAAACGTCATTAAGGTTCCATCTCACGGTTTCTTGACTGGAACAAAGGTTACATACGGAGACGGAGGCGGAACTGCTCTAGGTGGTCTAACAGATGGAACCATTTACTATGCAATTGCCATTAACAAGGACTATTTGAAACTTGCTGTAAGCGCTGAAGCAGCTGCTTCTGGTCAACCTCTTACCATCACCACTACTGGTGCAGGAAGCGGTCACACCTTTACATCTTCCCAAATTAACGGTCAGATTACTGGTTCAGGTACGGTTTCAACAGAAGTTGACTCGGTACTTGTAAATGGTAGCGGTACAACCTTCTCCAAGATTCTCAAGGTTGGCGACTACTTCAGACTCTTCCCCGCTGATGCACACGAGAAGTACTACTTTGAGGCTTCAGATGTTGACTCCGCGACTACTGACCAAATTCTTGTGGCAAACCACAACTACACCACGGGCGAGTCAGTTCTATTCAACGCTGGTTCTGGTGGTCGTCGGGTTGGAATTGCAAGAATTCAGAGCTCTGGAACAACTCGCTACATCTATACCAGTGAAAACCATGGCTACCAAAACGGTGATACGGTTACCGTCTCTGGTCTAAGTAGTGATTCTGCTTCTGACTTTGAGGGAACATACGTCATCAACTTTGTGTCGGCTCAAGAGTTCCGCTACATAGGAGTTGAGAGTTTCACTCTTGGTGTAGAGAATCAAGCCTGGGGAGCAACGGCTTTTACCAATGGTCCTGCAGGTGTGGCTCCTGCTCCACTTGTCAACGACAAGTACTACTACGTCAGGAGAATTGACGACTCAACTGTTCGCAACATCTCTTCTCGTTATCGCACAAGCAACGTGGTTCGCATTACAACTTCAGCAAGCCACGGCCTACAGCCAGGAAACGTTGTAACTATTGAAAACATTACTGGCGTAAACCCAGAGGTGTTTAATGGAACGCACACAATTATTGCCGTTCCTTCAGCCACGACTTTTGAGTTCAACTCAGTAGGAACAAACATTGGTAGTGCAAGTGCTAGTGGAACCATTACCACAACAAGTAGCAACCTTGTAACTCTTCACCCAACCAAGACGGATGCTGTTGCAAATACAAACGCAGTTGACCTTGCTACTCAGGGTTCTGGTTCCGCTATGTTCCTTAACCATGTAACTCCAACAGCCCCAATCGTTCGTCGAATTGCCGCTATTGGTTCAGATGAACAGGTAACAGTCACTCGTCCATACACAACGGCTTACGACGGAGTTTCTTACTCCTACCCAACCTTTGTGTATGTCCGACCTCAGGGCTACTCGTTGCACCGTCCGTTTGACGGCGGTGTTGAAATGTCTACTGGTGCACAGACTTGGTATGGCTCAATTGTTAGGCAGACTCGTAAGTACTTCCGTTACCAGTCAGGTAAGGGTATTCAGACTTCTGCCGCTGTTAACTTCAAGCCAAGCATTGACATTGAGACAATGTACCGAGTGGGAACTTCAAATGTTATCCAGGTTCGCACCCGTCGTCCTCACGGTCTTATCAATGGCCTATTCATCAGAATTGATGATGCTAAGGACCAGTACGGAGTTGATAGCAATGTCTACAACGGAATTTTCCAAGTAACAGTTGTTGACTCATTTAACTTAACAGTAATTGCTGCTAACCCTATTGTTGAGCCAACTGTCTACGGATACCCAAGACTCCACGTTACGGCTTGGCAAAACGGTGCTATCCGCGCAGGTATGTTTGACTTCCAGAACGGAATGTTCTTTGAGTTTGATGGTCAAAAACTTTACGCAGTGCGTCGCTCCTCCACACAGCAGATTGCTGGAACGTTCGCTTGTTTGAACGGCTCGGAGCGCGTCTTTGGTACTAACACGGCTTTCACAACTCAGTTGAATGTCGGAGATTACATCGTTCTTCGCGGTCAGTCTTATCGTGTTGCAGACATTGAGTCCGACTCAAGAATGACAATTAAGCCAGAGTACAAAGGTTCATCTGGTAACGAGCGTGAGTTTGACCCAACTACTGTTGTCAACACAACTGCAGACACTTTCACCATCTTGAGTCACGGCTACACCCAAGACCTACCAGTTGTCTACAACTCAATTGATGGCGAGCCAATCGGTGGCCTAGTAAATGGTCGTACTTACTATGTTGATGTTGTTACTAGTAACATCTTCAAACTAAAAGCTGCACCAGGGTCACAAGTCAATGTAAACCTGTCAACTCAGGGGACTACAACAGTTCACTCCTTTACACCAGCTAAGACTGGCATCATTGGAACATTGACTGTTGACACCAGAATTCCTCAAGAAGATTGGAGTCTAGACCCAGCCAATGGGACTGGACCAACTGGTTACAACCTAGACCTGTCCAAGATTCAGATGATTTACATGGACTACTCCTGGTATGGTGCAGGTAAGATTCGCTTCGGATTCAAGACTGTAGACGGACAAGTTCGCTACACCCATGAGTTCACTCACAACAACCAGTTGTTTGAGTCATACTTCCGCTCTGGTAACTTGCCAGCTCGCTACGAAGTAGCTACCTATGCAAATCCGACATACATCCCATCTCTATTCCACTGGGGTACCTCGGTCATCATGGATGGTCGATTTGACGATGACAAGGCGTACTTGTTCACCAAGTCAAGTCAGACTCTAAACATTGGTGGAACCACCGCCAAGACTTTTGGCTCTAGCGCAATTAGCTCCATCACTGACCAAATAAACATTCCGTCTCATGGTTTTGCTAACGGTGACGCAGTTCAATTTGTTGGCCTTGGCACGAATGGTCTACCGCAAAACAACAATCAAAACCCAAGAACTAGGTTCCTATCAAGCAACCCATATGACTATCTCATAAACGAGAACACCTACTACATTCGGGCACTAGATTCGAACAACATTGCTCTAACAAACAGTCTGGCAAATGCTACGCAGACTTCTGTTCAGATTACAACTCTCAACAAGAGCAACTACCTGGTAACTGCCGACACAAACGGTAACCACAACCTTGTTCAAGGCCAGTGGGTGTTTGTCTACGTCAATCCAAGCAACACTAACTATCTTGCATATTCTGGCGTTGTTCAGGTTCAAAGCATTGTGGATGCAAACACGTTCCGCTACTATCAGTTCAGCCAGTTCAGAAGCACAGGAACCCTGACTAACCAGGCTTACGTTCTTCGCGACATGATTGACTTTTTCAATGGAGGAAACTCTCAGTCCAGCTACAGGCTGTCTCCTCAGGGGTCACTAAACAACAGTTCTGGCGCTAACTACCAGCCACTCATTTCTATCCGTCTGAGCCCTTCAGTATCTGAAGGTCTTACGGGTGCTCTGGGTGACCGAGACGTTATTAACCGAATGCAGCTACGTCTGCAGGAAATCGGTGTTCAGACAACTCAGTTGGTTGATGTGAAGGTTCTTCTAAATGCTCGACTCAACAACTTGAACTTCATTGGTGTGGAAAACCCATCACTCGTTCAGGTAATTGAGCACACCTCTAACGACACTGTTTCTGGTGGTATCCAGGTGTACAACTTCAAGGCATCTGGTAACCAAGGTGAAGAGCAGACCACAACTGTGGACGTAGGAGACCTGTTCGAGCTTTCTAACTCCATTCTCGGTGGTGACTCCGTGTTCCCTGACGGACCAGACATCATCACCGTGGCAGTTGCTCGTCTGACTGGTCAAGAAACATTGGCCTCAGCGAAACTGTCATGGGGCGAGGCTCAGGCGTAAGGGAGGCCGCATATGGCGATTCAAAGACTGGCTGCGGTCAGGCCCCAAGCGAACGTTGCTTCTGGCCTTTTCACATTTAGCCAAAGTTATTTGGTGTCCGTTATTGCTACGAACATCTCTGCGTCTGCTACGCCTATTCCTCAGGTAAGCATTTATGTTGTTCCTTCAGGAGCTTCTACAGAGGGCTCGTACATCTACCTTGCTGATAATTTAACTGTCGGTTACGGCTCAAGTTTTGAGACTTTCCGTTTTGCTGTAAACCCAGGAGACGGTCTGTTTGTCCTTACGACAACAGCAAATGTCTCTTTCAGCGCCTACGGTTTGATTCAAGATGATGTTGTTGGTCAAGGCGACCTTCCTCAAACATTCACTAACAAGGTCATAAGAGGGACTTATAACACTCTCTATGTTGACAAGGGCGAGACTAACGAGCGTCGTGGCGATGCAGAAGAGGGCTACCTTCGGTATAACACCGAATATCAAGCTCTTGAGGTTCTCACCAACACAGAATGGACTCTTGTAGGAACTGGCACTGGAGACGGTGCTACTGGACCTACAGGCCCAACGGGGGCAACGGGAGACACTGGCCCTACAGGCGCTGGTGAGACAGGTGCGACTGGCCCCACAGGACCAACAGGTCCTAGCGGTGGACCTACTGGACCAACGGGAGCGACTGGACCCACTGGTCCTGGTGGTGGAGCAATTGATGTTTCAAACACTACAGACACAACAACATTTGTCGGTCTTTATGAGAACGCCACGGGAACAATCGGTGGTAAAACGAACTCGGGGATTACATACAACGCGAGTACAGAAACTCTCACCGTAACAGCCATTGAGTCCGACACGATTTCTGCACCGTCAACTCTTACTGGAACTTACACTCTTACATCACCTACAACCATCACGCTGGACCCAGTTGACGAAATTATCAACGATGCTCCAATGAGACTGGTCAGCAAGACAGTGTTGGAACTATCAACATTGGTTGCGAGTATCGGTTCTATTGTCTTTTGTACAAACGAGACTGGCGGAGCGACTCTAGCTTTCTACGATGGTTCTGACTGGCGGAGGGTGAGCGACCGAGCGGTGGTTCAGTAATGTCTGACGAGTTGCGGGAGTACACAGTTACCGCACCAGACATGGAAACTACAGACTCCATCTGGGACGACTTACTTACTGATGAGCCCACTCCTGACACAATCCCCGACCGAGTTGTAGAGGTCGCTAACGAGCGAACAAACAACCCAAGAAATACTTCCTACTTTCTTACAGATGCAGAGGCAGAAGCCCTAAGACAAGACCCACGGGTTGAGGCTGTTGAGAATGTAAACGAAATTCCCATTCGTAAGCGTGCTTTTCAAGATGGGACTTTTGACAAATTAACGACTCAGACGGGGGAAAAGTTTAACTGGGGACTTCTTCGTCACATCAGCGCTACAAACAATTTTGGAACATCTACGACCGACCCTGGTGGAACATACGATTACGTTTTAGACGGAACTGGTGTTGATGTTGTAATTGTTGACAGCGGAATTCAAGCAGACCACCCAGAGTTTGAGGACGCAGAGGGCAATAGTCGAGTACAGCAAATTGACTGGTTCACCGAGAGCGGTGTTTCAGGAACTATGCCTTCTGGTTTTTATGTTGACTATGACGGGCACGGAACTCATGTTGCTGGAATCGTCGCTGGAAAAACTTTTGGCTGGGCTAAAAACGCAAACATTTATTCAATAAAACTTTCTGGTTTAGAGGGCCCATCTGACCCAGTTCAAGGTATCAGTGTTGCAAATGCCTTTGACTGCATTGTCGGTTGGCATAACAACAAAACAAATGGGAACCCAACTGTTGTCGTAAACAGCTGGTCATACATCATATATTGGGATGAGGCATCGGACGAGTTGACTTTTAACGAAGTCACTTATTATCCAGTAACGGGAGGCTCTTATCAGGGAACGCCTCACAGTGACACCACAAAAGACCCAGCAAAGGGCCTAACTGGTCAACAGGTTGACACGACTCTTTATGTTTTTAACTACAGAGTTTCCTCCGTTGACGCAGATGTTCAGACGATGATTAACTCTGGAATAGCTATCTGTAATGCTGCTGGTAATGGTGGAATTAAGCAAGACATCTCTGGCGGTCAGGATTACGACAACTATGTAACCGCAACTGGTCTTTCAAATTATTACTACCATCGAGGTAGTTCTCCGCACTGCAATTCAAGCCCTGGTTTTGAAGTTGGCTCATTTGGAACAAACTTTATCTCAGGAACTGAAGCAAAGTCTGTATACAGTGATGCTGGCCCAGGAGTAAATATTTACGCTGCAGGTGACAGGATTATGAGCGCCATGAGCATTACAAATATTGACGCTAGTGCCTATGACTACCACGCAGACGCTGGGTATAAACAACAACTACTAAGTGGCACTTCTATGGCTGCTCCCCAAATTGCTGGAATGTGCGCTCTCCTTCTCCAGGCCCACAGAGACTGGACCCCCCCTCAAGTCGTGGGCTGGATGCAAGATAAGGCTCGCCCAGTTCTACATTCAACTGGTCAGAGTACGGACTACGCGGTTACCTCAAGTCTGTACGGAGGGCCAAATCGTCTTGCCTGGATGCCCATGAACGGGCAAAAAGTTTATTCTATCTCTGAAGTGGCTGTTTGAGCGGGGTCTTGGTGAAAATGTTCTGTAGTAAACTAGATAATAGATTTCCTGAGAAAGTGACGGTGACTCGCAAATGGCTGTAACTCGCGTAGGTTCGGCAAAGCCTCTTGCCAACGTTGATACTGCCCTGCCCGCAGTTACGACCACGGGCGTTGCTTCTGTCATTGCGGCAAACACCGAATTCAGTACTTCTCTAGCGACTATCTACCTCCAACCAGCAAATACGATTGATGAGGGAAGTCGAGTCTACTTAGCATCAAACCTTTCAATCACTGCTGGTCAGTCCTTTGAGACTTTCCGTTTTGCCGTGCAGTCTGGAGATGCTGTCCACGTTTTGGCTGACACAGACAATGTAGTTTTTTCAATGTCTTTGGTCTACGAAATTATTGGACCAAACAAAGTCTTCTATCAACTAGTTGAGCCACAGTACCCAGAAGTCGGCCACATTTGGGTAAAGAGTTCAACTGGTCAAGTCTTCTTCTATAACAACGACACCCAATGGGATGAACTTGCTTATATTGGCGACGGTCCAACTGGACCCACTGGGCCTCAGGGACCAGTTGGCGCTCAAGGAGTTACTGGACCTCAAGGGTCTGGTGTAAACATCCTTGGAACATACGCAACTCTTGAACTTCTTCAAGCCGATACTCCTGTTGGAAATATTGGTGATGGTTACATCATTCAGGGCGACCTCTACATTTGGTCAGACCTAAACCAAGAGTGGTCAAACGTTGGTGCTATTCAAGGCCCGACAGGTGCAACAGGCCCGACAGGTGCGGTAGGACCTACAGGTGCAGATTCGACTGTTGAAGGTCCAACTGGTCCAACGGGACCTTCTGGAGGTCCAACAGGGCCAACGGGGCCTACAGGTCCCACGGGTGCAACTGGTGCAACTGGAGCAGATAGTCAGGTCCAAGGACCCATTGGGCCGACTGGTCCTACTGGTCCCACGGGACCAGACGGTCAACTAGGGGCAACTGGCCCTGTAGGGGCTACAGGTGCTTCAGGAGTTATAGTTTCTGCTACGGCCCCAGAAGACACAGATGTTGTTTGGGTGGATACAAGTGTTGCTGGTGGGTATTCGGTATTTCAGCCCCACATTCAGGTTTTCTTTTCCAACGCTCTCGCTGATTCAAGCGGTGTTTGGACCGTAACCCCGAGCGCTAGTGCCATTTTTGGTGGAACTATTATTAGCTCTGGTCTGCAAGACGAATATGCAGAGTGGAACATCTCCGTAGTCCCTGGAACTTATGAACTTACGCTTTTGCATACAGAGGCAAACAACCGAGGAATTTATACTGTTTCAATTGATGGAACCACTGTTGGAACAATTGACGGATATTCAGCCTCTGTTGCTGGAACTTTCGACAGAATTAGTTCAATCGCAATCACCGCAGCGGGGTACGTCCCCATCAGGTTCACCATGGCAACAAGAAACGGGAGTAGTGCCAACTACTACGCCAGCATTTCTGGATTCACTCTGACAAGGACGGGCGACTAATGAGCGTAGTTAGACGTTATAACACCAACACAGCCGCTTGGGAAGCTGTAGCTATCGGTGACCAAGGACCAACAGGACCAGCTGGTCCCTCTGTTACTGGTCCTACAGGTCCTATCGGAGAGACTGGCCCCACAGGTCCTTCTGGGGGTCCAACTGGTCCCACAGGGCCGACAGGTCCTACAGGTGCTGATGGACCAACTGGTCCTCTTGGCGATACAGGTGCTGCTGGCCCGACTGGTGCTGATGGTCCAACTGGGCCCACAGGTCCTCAGGGTGAGGATGGCACAGCCGTAAACCTCAAGGGAGAGGTTGCAACTACTGGAGACCTTCCAGAGAGCGGCGTGGTTGGAGATGCTTACATTGTGCAGGCCGACGGAGAACTTTACGTCTGGGACACAGCAACCAGCCAGTTCACAAGTATCGGTTCTATCCTCGGTCCTACGGGCGCTACAGGCCCTACAGGGCCATCAGGAGGGCCTACGGGAGCAACTGGACCAACTGGACCAACTGGACCCTCTGACGGACCAACTGGGCCTACTGGGCCTACTGGACCGACAGGTGCCACTGGAGACACTGGTCCTACAGGTGCTGCAAGCACCGTAACTGGACCCACAGGTGCAACTGGTGAAGTTGGACCTACAGGTCCTACAGGCGCAGTAGGCCCCGCAGGAACAACCACATACAGCGGTCTTGACGAGGCAACAAACGCCAATAAAGGTTTTGATGAAGCTGTTCTACCCGCAATCGTTCAACTTGTTGTAACTCCAAACGGTACAAACGGGTACCAGTTCAATTCCCACTACAGTGGCGACAACCCTGACATCTACGTCCTGGGCGGTACAACCGTAGCTTTCAAACTCAGTGGTCTTTCAAGCCACCCGTTTAGAGTTCAAGCAGACACGGGCTCTGGCTTTGCCAACATTGAAAGCGGACTAATCCACGTTGACACTGATGGAACTGTGTCCGTTGATGTTAACGCTCAAGAGCAGACTTCTGGAACTCTATATTGGAATGTTCCAAACACTCCTGCGATAAATGGGTACCGCTATCAGTGCAGCATTCACACGGTGAGCATGGTTGGCAACATTATCCATAAGGCAATTAGCGCTATCTAGCCATAACCTCCTCCCAACTGTTATAGTGGTGTTTGCCACTACAGATGGAGAGAAATAATGACTCAGGTTCCGAATTGGTTCGCCAATGACGGTCAAAAAAATTTTTCTGAGTTTTTGGTTGAGTACCAAGACAAACCTTTTCGAGCTTTGCAGATAGGCGCGTACACTGGTGATGCAAGTGTGTGGCTTTATCACAACATCTTAAAAAATCCAGAGTCCGTACTTATAGACGTAGACACTTGGGGTGGCTCCGACGAACCTGCCCACCACCAACTCAACTGGTCAAGCATTGAGACGCTTTACGACCACAAGACCGCATCAGGTCGCGAACAGAGAAAAATTATTAAGTACAAAGGAACCAGTGACTCGTTCTTTCGAAACAACCGAGAGATGTACGACTTCATCTACATTGACGGTGACCACACTGCTTACGGCGTCATAAAAGATGCTGTCAGTGCCTATGAATGTCTCAAAGTCGGTGGAGTCCTGGCTTTTGACGACTACCAGTGGTCTGCTGGTTTAGGAGCAACTAAAGAGCCAAAACCAGCGATTGATGCTTTTTACACTATCTATATGGATAGAATAAAGGTTCTAGTAAACGGATATCAGTTCTGGGTCAGAAAGACGGTGTAGACAGATGAGTGACGAAGACAGAGCTAGATTTGTAGTTGTTGGTGGTGGGACTGCTGGATGGCTTTCAGCTCTTTACGTTAGATACAAGATGCCATCTGCCAAAGTTATTCTTGTTGAGTCAGACTCCATTGGCATTCTAGGCGCTGGCGAGGGGACAACTCCTTCTTTTCTTTCTCTCATTGAAGAACTAAAAATTCCTCTATCTAGACTGGTCAAAGAAACAAGCACGACCATTAAAAATGGAATCAAGTTTACTAACTGGACTGGAGATGGAAGCCACTACTACCACGGTTTTTCTGCAAGTTCAGAAGTCGGGTTTAGCGCTTTTGACAATCCGCAGTTTCTCAGTGACACGAGTCTTTTGTTCGGTTATGGAATCTCGCAGAATAAACCTTTTGAAGATTTTAGTTTTTCGGAAAAGTTGAGTGAAAGCAACAAGGTTCCGTTTCATGTTCATCCAGAGTACGAGAATCAACTAATCCCAGACCCTATATTCAAATACATGTACGACGCTAATTATGCCGTTCATTTTGATGCAATCGCTCTAGCAGAGTTTCTAAAGACCATTGCAATAGATGAAAGAAACATTGTTCGAGTTGAGGGCAAGGTCGTTTCTTACGAAAAAGACTCTGCTGGAGATATCAAGTCAATAACTTTAGATAGTGGTGAAGAGATTGAAGCCGACTTTCTTCTAGATTGCACTGGATTTGCAAAAAAATTTATAGGTGAGTCTTATGAATCAGAGTGGAACAGCCACTCAAAGAGCCTCACTGTCAACTCTGCTTTCCCTTTCTTTCTTCCCTCTGATGACAGTATCCCTGCTTACACAGAGTCAATAGCAATGAAGTACGGGTGGGTGTGGAAGATTCCTCTTCAGCACAGGTACGGCTGTGGCTACGTTTTTGACTCTAACTATCTAAACGATGAGGATGCAAAGCAAGAAATAGTAGAAATGCTCGGGTTTGAGCCGAAGTGGCCTCGGGAAAGTTCTTTCAAGTTTGAGCCTGGTTATTTCAAAACTCCTTGGGTGAACAACTGCCTAGCGGTAGGGTTGTCTAGCGGTTTTATTGAACCTCTTGAAGCGACATCTATCTGGGCAACCATTATTTCTTTACGAGAAGCATTCAAAGACATCAACAGAGTTCTCAATAGAAACGACCAATACGTTGAGGATTTCAATAACAAGATGTGTGGGGTTGCAGAAGAGATTTTTGAGTTTGTCTACTTCCACTACATGGGCGGAAGAAGCGACACGGAGTTTTGGAAGCACTACCAAGACCAAAACAACATTCCCGAAAGAGTAGAAAAGATGCTCAAGGTCTGGGAGTACAGAACTCCTAGATATTCAGACTTCTCAAAGTTGTTCCTTCTTGAGAGCTGGCTTTCCGTCGGTTACGGACTCGGAAAAACAAACGAAGCCCTCTATAAAGAAGTATTTGAGGTCAACAAAGTCCCTGAGTTTGTCAACGAAGACTACGGTCATCTTAAGAATCAACAAGAACTAGTAATTGATAAGTCAATGGACCATAAAGAGTTCCTTGAAGACTTGAAGTCATCTAACCTAGGGCTTCAGCCACTGTAAGGGAGAAGAACTGTGAAAGTAGCTGTTTACACGATTGCTCTTAACGAACTTCAGTTTGTTGAGAAGTGGTTTGAGTCAGCAAAAGATGCTGATTACTTGCTCATTGCTGATACTGGGTCTACAGATGGAACGGTGGAGAAGGCTCGTGAGTTGGGCATCAATGTTGTCGATGTGCGTGTTAGCCCTTGGCGATTTGACGACGCACGCAATGCGGCGCTCGCGGCACTTCCTCTTGACATCGACATGTGCGTGTCCCTTGACATGGATGAAGTCATCACTCCAGGGTGGAGACAAGTTCTAGAAGAAGCTTGGGACAAGGGAATCAACCGACCTCGGTACAAGCACATCTGGTCGTGGAACGAAGATGGTACGCCTGGTCTTGAGTTCTCCTACGACCACATCCACGCTCGCAAGGGGTTTCGTTGGCGTCACCCAGTACACGAGTGCATCTACTCCTACGGCATTGAAGAGGTTCAGGGTTGGATTGACGGCCTAGAAACGCACCACCACCCCGACAATACCAAGAGCAGGTCTCAGTACCTGCCACTTCTCGCGCTTTCCGTGAAAGAAGACCCCTACAACGACCGCAATGCCTTTTACTACGGTCGTGAGTTGTACTTCTACGGTCGCTACATGGAGGCTGCAGCTGAACTTAAGCGCCACCTAGAGCTTCCTACGGCTCAGTGGGCCCCAGAGCGAGCAGCATCAATGCGATTCATCGCCAAGTCACTTCCAGACGAGGCTGAAGTGTGGCTTAGAAGAGCAATTGAGCAAGCACCAGGTCGTCGTGAGCCATTTGTTGACCTGGCTAAGGTCTACTACGGTCGTCAGCAGTGGAGGCAGTGTTTAGAAGCCGCTGAGAGCGCCTTAGAGATTAAAGAGAAGCCTCTTGAGTATCTTTGTGAGGCAGAATCGTGGGGAGCAGCACCTTGGGACTATGCAGCAATTGCCGCTTACAACTTAGGTGAGTACGAAAAAGCCGCTGAGTACGCCAGAAATGCCGTAGAGATTGAGCCCGACAACGAAAGACTTCGTTCAAACGTTCAATACTGCGAACTAGCAGCCGCTAAGTCTGCTTCTTAGTCTTAGCTTTTGCGCGAGCCTTCTCTCGTTCACGAATCCTGGCTCGGCGTTCACGTTCCTTCTGCTTCTTTTCTTCTTTTTGCTGACGCTCAATTTGATAAGCAAGGACCGCATTCGCGCTTGTTCGACTACGCCATGCAAATCCGCAAACTGTACATGTAACAATTTTTGCTGTAGTCCACCGACCACCACCAGACATTTCTTGACTACTTGTTTCTAGTTTTGATGGTCGTGCACTGCAGTAAGGACAGTGTGGGAACCTACGTCTGCGTGTTTCTTCTCCTTTGTAGGAGACAGATAGAGCGCGTCGTATCTCTACTTCGTCCTTTCCCCCCCAGATTCCCCAAATTTGGCGATGCTCCAGCGCCCATTGAATACATTGTTTTCTGACGGGGCAGCCATAACAGAGGTTTTTAGCCTCATATCGTTCTTTGGGGTCCTTTGAGAAGAACCAGTCTCTGTTGTCTCTATGCTCTGGCTTGGAGCATGAAGCATCCACTTGCCATGTCAAGTTGTCTGCTGGTTCCCACACGCAACCATACTACCTTATCGACTATAAAGTATGCGACTATTTTACTATTTTTTGATGGAAATTTCAACCCAGGTCATTGGCAGTGGGTCGTCTACATAGTCCCCATATTCGGTCTCAGCGTGTTCGTCACAGACCGTATATTCGGATTCCTGGTCCAAGAATCCAGCCCACCCAAACTCATAATGGGCGTCTTCAAACATCCTGAAACCATCTGAAAGAGAGTCTGCAACCCCATCTCGCTGGAGCGTGGAGGCGAGAGCCCTCCTGACAATTTCGTTATCTGTGTCTATGTGCTCAATGGTGTAATAGATAAGGTCGGCTTTTGTCTCTGGTTCATAACCATTGCCTTCCCACTCTCTCCAGAGCGACTCTCCCAATCTAATGTCTTTCATGTCAGTCTTCTTCTTCTCTCTCCCAAAGTTCTAATTCAGAGAAGGTTGACGGACTACCACTTGTGATTTTGTGGTTTGTGAACATGTCTAGTTCTGGGTCCCTAAGTTCAAAAATTCCGCTGACTGTAATCTTCCCGCACTGGGAGCAAATTTCAACAGTTTGGGTGTTGTATTTATTGGGCACATCAACGCCTATGAGACGAAGTTTGACATTACCTTCGTCATCAACACTTTCTGGTTCCCAGCGGGCGTGGTCTTTGAGCCAACAGGCTTCACATGTCGGCTGTGGCGTTAAGACTCGCTCTGCGCTCATACAGATATTCTACCTCTTCAGGGAGAGCCGTATCTGGAACAAACCGCGATTTTCCTTGCCTTTTAATGAGTTTTCGCTCATTAGGAGTGAGACCTCCCCATACACCGTGAGTCTCGTTTTTTAATCCCCAAATAGCGCAATCAGTTTTGTATTCGCAAGTAGAGCAAACTTTTTTAGCGTCCCCATACATAGAGTCGTTTGTGCCATTTGATTCTGGGTCGTCTTTGTCTTGAGCAAAGAAGACGTTAACTCCGACTTCAGTACATGGTGCGTTTTGAAACTCCCAAGGACCTCTCATTTAGGTCAGTCGTTCCTATGGTTTTGTCCGACCTCATAACCACAACCAGCATAGCCAGCAATGTCAATCCAGGTATCTGGTTGAAAGCCAGCTTTAGAAACAAATCGAGCGAGCTTCACTCCGACCATAGCCATTGCTACTTCTTCGGGTGTGAACTCTCGCTCAAAGATGACTTCCCAAATCTTTGCAATGTTGGTGAAGTTTTCCTCGGGACCCCCGTACTGCTTGTTCCTATCTCCGTTGATAATCCTTGCGGCTTCTCGGAGCGCTTGGACCCTTACGGGGGCATCATCTGTAATTGGGACAGTCACCTGTGGTGTTGTCGTTTCGTCAGTTGACATCTTTCAACCTCGCAATCACTTCGGCGGTATATTCAAATTCACTAGAAACGTCTTTTGTCTTTCTGACGATGAGTTCATAGTTAATCTTCGGTCTAGAGGTCTCTTCTTCGTCTTCCTCAAACTCGTCGTCTGGGTCGGACTCAGAAAGAAACTTATAGATGGCGGCTTCAGCGTTTGCTTTCAGTTCCGAATAACTATCTCCGCCAACTTCAAAATGAACAGTTGTCGTTGTTGACATTATGAAACCAACTTTTCCAGTTTGTCTGGCGGATAGTGCGCTCCATCAAGAACTGGTTCTTTTCCATCTGTTGTTTTGATGATTACATCTCCGTAACGGACACCGACAACAACACCGACGCGACCATTGTGGATTGTTCCAAGTTCGCCACCGAAAGCGTCAAACCTAACTCGAACTCTTTCGGCAACTCTGATGTCTCCTGGTCTTACTGGAACCCACACTTCGTCTTTTTTGTCTTTTACAAAGGTGTGTCCCTTGGCTAGCAAGGAAAACATTTCAATGGTCTTGCTTTGATGCTCTTCAGTCAATTCAATGGAATCAAAGAGTTCAATTAGTTTCATCGTAGCGTCGCCAACTGGCTTTCTTACTCGCGCCGCCTGGAGTTGTTCTTTTACCCATTTCATGTCAAGGTTTGCCATTTTGGGCTCCTTTCTTTAAGCGATTCTAGTTTATTTATGACGCAAAAGTAAAGGAGTCAGACCTGACAATCTGACCCTCTACAGCCTTGCTGAGGCGTTCGGAGGACTCTTCAAAAGACATAATGTGTCGCTTGTATGACTCTTTCTGAAAGTCAGCAAGTTCTATTCTTTCTTGCAGACCCATCTCCTCAATGGACGATGCCAAATAGGTCCAAGAAGAACCCATAAAACTCGTGTGCCTCCAATCAGTCGCCACTGGGACGCGCTGCTGAAGTGACTGTGCCAGTAGGGGGGACCACCAGGGCTGTCCTTGGCGATACACCGAAACCAGTGAGCCAACGCTTCCAGCAACCCTCTGAAGAACCTCACTCTGAGGCTCTAGACGCTTCTGAGTAAGCGGTTCAATATCTGCAGAAAGGGTTTTTTGGAGTTTCTTTACCCACACCGAGTTTGGAACATCAGCAGTCCAATAGTCTTTGTTTTGCTGCGTTACTTGATGTGTCTCCGTGTTCCGTAGAATCCAGTCATCAACTTCCACGGGGAAAAGGCTGTCCCACCTAAGAAGGCTTCTTTGATACTGGTCAATTGAGCACCAAGGAAACGCTGGGTAGTAGGTCTTAGGCCAAGTTCTACTAAATAGAAACTCTATAAAACCAATGACCTCGTTCTGGTATTTGTTTTCAGAGGTGAAGTCCGAATAACTTTTTCTTCTGCTGTAGAAATCTTTCGTCAAGTCCGAAACGCCACTCCTACATGAGTTGATAGATGCTTGAAGTTTGTGTGGTTCTGGAGCGTCAATAAACATCTCCAGATTTCCTAACTTCCAAGCCCTGTATCCGATAGCAAAGGCAGGGTAGACCTTGTATGCAGTCACACTCGTTGGTGGAGCAATGCCAAGGAGAACCTTGTCGTATTTATCTAGTTCCTCCATAGACAGCCCCAGTGTGGGCTTTTCCATGAAGTGAACCTCATGTCCTTGGCTCGCAAGTGCGTCCTTTAGATACGCCGAGAATGTTGGACCAAATTGGCTTGTTTGAGATGCCGTTGAGCCCGTAATCAAAATTTTCATTTCACTCTTCCTGTCTTTTTACTGGAAAGCCGCCCAACCCCTCTTAGGGCTGGACGGCTTCCAGAGGTATATCTGTACAGATATACCGATTAGAACGGAGCGGTAGGTGCTGCCGTTGAAGTACCCGCTCCAACCGTGCTTGCAGCCGTAGGCGGTGCAGGCGGTGCAGGAGGGGCAGGTGGCGCTGCAGGAGCGGGCGCTGCGGCTGTCTGAGGAGCCGCAGTAGCTGCTGCGTTTGCCGTGTAGTAGTTCTTGATTTCGTTCCGCTTGTTGCCGTTGTAGGTACGGGAACCGACCTGACCACGGAACTTGCGACCAACCATTGCCTGCTCAATCTGAGCGTTCGACGGGTTAGAGTCGAAGAACTCCTTTGAGAGACCCATAGCGGTCATCTTGCGGAAGAAGATGCCCAGGGCAGTCGGATTGTCGGGAGAAACCACGAGGTTATCCCAGACGAGACGCTTGGCGTGAGGGCCATCGTCAACCTGTGCCTTGAGGCTGAACATGGTCTTACCCGACTGGGTGACCTTTGCGGTCCCCTCAAGAACGGTGAAGTTATAATCACCGTCTGGGAGGGGCTCATAGGATTGGGTCTCGCCTGCTTCCTTAATCAGGTCCGACCAGTTGAGTGAACTCATACTGCTACCTCATCTTTCTTCTTGGTTGACTTTTCGGCCTGTCGAGGTCCGAAAATGGTGTTCAGCATCTCTTCAATGCTGAGGTTTTGTTGCTCCACGATTGAGCCCAGTCGTCCCTGAACTCGCTCGCCCGCTTCGTAGTCCGCAGTCCGTTCAACGTACATACGGCGAACCTTGTACGGAGGCTGAAGTGGGTCTGGATTGACGACTGACTCAACAGTCAGAGCACCGAGAATGTCATAGAAGTACGGTGCCTGAATGGCGAGCTGTCCTTGAAGGTACGGACGATGGCGTCCGTCCTGTGTAACCCTAGACATCGCTGTAAGCACAACTGCCTCCAGCGGGGTCGTGGGGTGCATCGTGAGGTCGCGGAGGTCACGAAGAAGTCCGCCCATGTGGCGAAGAAGTTCGCCCCACTGCTGCATCTTCATTTGCTCGTTGCCCGCGATGCTGTCCATGCACTTGACCTGCAACTCCGAGATGGAGTCGATAATCAAGGACTTGAACTGGTGCTTACCAGCCTGTAGCCACTGGTAGGTCTTGAGAACCGTGTCGTAGTCCCGAACGGGAACAACAGCGGTGTCCCAAGAGCCATCAGCAACAGGTGGCTCTTCCCTAAGCGGGTCCCAGTACTTGATGTTGATGGGGAGGAACCTGTGTCCACCCTCAACGTCAAGCATGAGACGCGGGTAAGGTGCGGTCACGGCGAAGGATGACTTACCAACCTTTGACTCGCCGTAAACCATTACGGTCAATGACCGTTGGATATTACTCATGCGTCACTCGTTTCCTTTGTTGTCGTCTTGCGTTCCGTAGTAGCCATATGGGTCGGCTTCTACGAAAAGCTCCTCTATTGCTTGCTCAGCCGCACTTCCATCGTCTGTCAAAGTACATACGTTGAAGAAAGGGCACTTCCACTTGCAATCCCGCGACGGGCGTGGGTACGCATGGAAAGCTGGGCTCTCCCCCTCGTCCAGAGCCTTGCGGACCCTCATAAGGTCAGCAATGGTCCCGTGGATGCGGTCCCAGAAGGACCTCAAGGTGAAGATGTTGTGACGGACCTCAATCTGGTCATAGAAAGGGGGCCGTGCGTTTGCTGAACGGCGAACCTTCTTCAACATTGTGAAGATGCCACCGTCTGAACGGTTCTCCTCGTTCTCCTTAGTGGATTCGAGAAGCATGTAGGTCAGAATCTGCTCATTCATAGGAGCGAGATTTGCGAAGTCGCCCAGGGAGCCTCCGACAGTTTTGAAGTCGCGGAACATGCGAACACCGTCTGCCTTGCGACGAACACGCATGTCCAACTTGCCAGTGAGTTCTACTTCACCATTGAAAAGAGGAGCGGTGATTTGCTCTTCGGTGGAGACCATTTCAAGTTCAGCGTCAATGCCGTTTTCTTCGACCCATTGGAGGTAGCCGTCAAGCATGATGTGACCAAGCTCGGCTTCCTTTTCAAGTTCGGCTACATCCTTGAACTCTTCAAGCAGAGCAGCCTTCTCAGCGTTAACAAGATTTGTGTGCGCCTCAAGAAGAGGTACGCCCTTTGAGTAGTACTGGTCAAGCGCCTCGTGAATTCGACTTCCAAGTGCAAGCGCACCAGTTACATCTTTGTACTTAGGCTGAAGTCGTCGGTAGTACTGAAACCACCATTTACGTCTGCAGTCTTTGAATGTCTGTAGTTCTGAGTTTGAGAGTCGTACAACGCTCATTTCTTAGCCCCCTTAGCTTCCTTCAGTATAGAGAGGAGTTGGTCCTTATCGCGAACAACTTCCTCAAAATTCTCACCTTTTGTTTCTAGCACCTGGATGACTCTTTCTTCAATAGTTCCTTCGGTTACATAATCCGTAATGATGACCGAATCGTGAATCTCGGAGCCGATACGGTGCACTCGGTCCATAGCCTGCTTGTGGTCCACTAGAGACCAAGGGCGCTGAAGCATGACCAACCTACGAGCGGCAGTAAGTGTTACTCCCACGCCCCCAGCCTGGGCGGTAAAGAGAATGAACTTGGTTTTACCGCTCTGAAAATCGTCAATAGCCTTCTGACGCTCGTCCTCATTTTGGTCACCAGTAATGAGACCATGCTCAATCTTCGCCTTAGTCATAGCGGCGCTGAGAAGGTTGATGAGTTGCTTTGAAACGGCGCAGACAGCAACTGAGTCATCACCGAAATCGCCACTACTGATGTCGCCCATAAGAGCGTCAACCTTGCAGGAGGGCTCCGCCAGAACAGCCTTCAACTCACCAGTAATTTCGTTGAGTTCCATCGTGGCAAAAGAATTTGCAAACTGGTTGAGACGGGTGGTCTGAGTCAGAATGCTCGGTGCAGTTAGGACTTCACCAGACTCAAGTTCAGCAAGCATCAGGTCGCGCATCTGCTCGTATGCCTTCTTCTGCTTAGAGGACATCTCAACATCGCGACGGTCATTGATTACCTCAGGAAGCCAAGGAAGAACCTTCTGCTTGAGCATTCGACGCATGTACGGGTTAATGGTTTTATAAAACTCTTCTTGCATGTGAGGCTTTACACCTAGAACTAACATGCCACCAAAAGCATTGAGCATCGTGTCAATCATTCGCTCAATCCATTTAGTCTTGCTAGGCCAATCCTTAGGGGAAAGCCAATGGAGGATGCTCCACAGGTCTACAACGTTGTTGGCTATCGGCGTCCCCGTGAGTGCAAATCGAATGTCTGCATCGCCCGTCGCTGACCAAAGCGCACGAGTTTGCTTAGACTTTGGGTCCTTAGAACGGTGAATCTCATCTGCGATGACGGCCTTAAAGTTAATGGCGTTGAGTTCTCGGAGATGGACTTCGCATCGGTTTTGCGAGACTGATTCATCGTGTCCTCCACAATCTGAGCATCGGGTAAGGGCAACAGAGCCGTAGGGGGCAAGACGAGAGTGGGCTCGCAGAGACTCCCAGTTGATGATTACAACATCAATGTTACTTTCATTGATGATGTCAAACTGCTTCTTCCTCTGAGCAGCAGTTCCCTTGATAATTTGGGTTGTTACTTCAGGCCACCAGCGTCGAAGCTCACGCTCCCAGTTTTTCTTAAGAGTGTTGGGGCAGACAATCAGAGCGGGAAAAACATCAACTCCGTCTGCACGCATTTTCTTGAGAGCACGAATCGCCTGAGCGCTCTTACCAAGACCTGGCTCGTCTGCCAATAGCGCACGCTTGGCTGTTGCAAGGTACGCAACACCTGCACGCTGGTGAGGGAAGAGGTCTTCGTCTCCCTCGTATTCTTCAAGTTCCCGAAGGGCTAGAGATGGGTCAATCCTGGTGTTCTTCTCAGTGGTTGCCCACTCCATGAGCCCAGGACCAATTTCAAGGTCAGAATTAAAAGTTGAACGCAGTGCTTGGCAACTTGCCCAACTGAGTGGGACACGCCAGACCTGCTCTTGGGTTGACCACGACGAGCCTGGGATGCTCTTGCACAGTTCCTTGAACCGCCAGTCGGCGTTGATAAGGATGTGGCTCTGTTCGTTGTCAAGGTCTACCGATACTGGCATTTGACCTACCTTTCGTCGCTCTGTCTCTGAGTCTAGCAGATGCCTAACAGCATTTGCAAAGTTTTTTTGTTTTTTCTGTTAGTTACTTTCCAGAAGAGTTCTAGGTACCCATCCTAGAGTAACCATGCGAAGAAGTCCATGACGAATCGCGTCATTGGCGTGTCCGTCACCGCCTCTGTGCCACGTTCCCAATTCCTTGAGTCTTGGGTTGGGAAACATGTTTTTTGCGTTTACAGGGGCTTGGAAAGCGATTTTAGAAGGGTCGTAGCCAGACTTCCAGCAGATGTATTTCAAGACCCCGATTTGCTCCAAGGAGTAGGGTGCTTGAGAGTTCCTTACCGTCTGAGCGTTTATGATAAAACTTTCGCAGGCTACATGAAAGTTGGTTGTGTCTTGAGACCTTGGCATACACTCCTCAGCAGCCCGAGAAAAGCCCTCAAAATCCAATTCAGCAGAGTATGCCAACCTTGGTATGTCGGCTCCCTTTTCTAAATCAAGAAGAGCAAATCCCGTTGTCTTCCCTGGGTCAACTGCCATAACAATCATGTCCACACCACCTCTGCAACTCCGTATCTTTTTAGATACCCCTCGCACTTCTTACAAGGCTTAGACATTGCTGGCTCTCCATTCCGATTGACCCTGGCGACATACACCTTTGAGCCCTTCGCGGAAGTTCCAGCGGCGAGCACGGCTGCGACTTCGGCGTGAACATAAGAACGACGCCATTGATATTCGGGGTCGCCAATTTTCTTGTTCGTCGCTTGGGCTATGACCCTCCCTCGCGAAACCACAATGCAACCGTGCTTGTATCGACACTTGCTCGTCTCCGCGACTTCAAGTGCCTTTGCAAGGTACTTATTCATGGTTAGTATTTGGCTCCCCAATTCTCAAGCGGTCCATCTGCGTCGGCAGTCAGGGGGACTGCCCAGCCTTCCGTTGTGGTCATACATTGTCTTACAAGTTGCTTTATCTCTTCGGCATCTTCTCTAGGAGCCTGAAGAACGATTTCGTCGTGTACTGGGACGATAAGGTAGTCAGTCAAATCCGCTTGGTCCAGTTTGATGAGGTTGCTCTTGAAAACCTCGGCGGCACCGCCCTGAATTAGATAGTTGACCAAGGTGTAGGTGCGCTCTTCGTCGCAAGGGATACGGCGACCAGTCCATGTATAAACATAGCCCTGACCTTCCTCGCGAAGACGACGCTGACCGATGTTGTCAATCTCTTTCTGGAACTTAGCCATACCTGGGTAGTTCTGGTCAAAAGAGTCTGAAACCTCTCGCATCTGATGCTCTGGAACACCAGCCGTTAGGGCTTGCTTCGCGACACCAGCTCCGTAAAGGCGACCGTAGACAACGCCCTTGATGAGGTTACGTCGCTTGTCAGACTTCTGCATCGTTGGGTCTTGATAGACCTGACGACCAATCTCAGTGAACGGGTCAGAGCCTTCGGCATCTGCACGGTTGAACAAGCTGATGAGGTTTTCATCCTGCGACAGAGAGGCAAACATTCGGAACTCAACCTGGTCAAGGTCAGAGGTGATAATCACATGGTCCTCATCCTTCGGAATGAAGGCTCGCCGTACTGTTGCGTCACCCTTAGGGAGGGTTTGTAGCGCTGGGTCAGTAATGGACATACGAGATGTTCGAGCGCCAAGAGTCTTCACCGAGGGATGAAGAAGACCGTCAACATGCTTCTCCATGAAGTTGAGGAAGTACGTTGTTGCAAGTTTGTCTGCCTTGCGCTGCTGTAGAACCGTGTCAGCAAGGTTCTTGACCTCATCGTTTCCTTCAATGAGCAACTTCTTCAACTGGTCCTTGCTGGCTGATTTCGCACCAGACGGAGTGAACTCCGTGATTTCAGCGCCCAACTTCTCAAACAAACGAACCAACTGCACGTTGCTTGTGATGGAAGTGTCGTACTGGTTGTAAGCCCAGAGCTTCACCTTTTCGGTGTAGTCAATGAGTTCTTCATACTTCTTCTTGGAGTACTCAAGGTCAACACGAGCGCCGTTGAGTTCCATGCGAGTGACAATCTTTCGTGTCGCCATTTCCAGTTCATAAGCCTTGTGATACGGCTGTCCTGGACCGCATTTCTCATAGAACATCTCCCACAGGCGCATGGTGATAACGGGGTCAAGAGCGCCATACGACCAGTAGGGCTGGAAGTTGATTGGAACCGTTCCCCAAGTCCACCCATTTTGGGCAAGACCCGCATCCAACCCGTCCTGTAGACGAGCAGCATTTGGGTCAATGTATTGAGACGACAATTTCTTCAGCGCACCAGACCCAAGGGGGTCAATGATGTGCGCCATAATCATGGTGTCGTGCGAACGCTCCCACGGTACAGACCAGCGAGACTGAATCTCAAACCATCGGGCTTCAAAGGCAATGTTGTGGCAAACAATAGGTCCATAAAACCGTTCCATGGCCTCGTAGAAAACGCCAGACCATTCTCCCCACGGAATTGCCCAACCCTGCTGGGCATCTCCAATCTGCACAAGCCGAAGTTGCCCATGCCAAGGAGATAGCGCATCTTCACGCTTTCCGCCAGGGAGTTCTCCAGTTTCGGTGTCAATCCCAATAGCGTTGTGTGGGCGTCGCTCACCAAGCCACCGCAGAAAACTCTGTGCTTTTTCAACACTGTCTATGAGATGCAACTGCACCCCTGACAAGTCCGTTCGTCCTTCAGTCATTTTTCCTCAAATTGTCGTTTACGGAATCATTTCTATTCTATAGATGGAGTCAACCTTCTCGTCAACCTCTGACGCTTGCTCCAGCAATCGCTGAGCCACGTTAGTCAGATATCTTGCCCCACCAGAATCATACTTGTAAAGAGCCTCTAAAACTGGCTCTGGGTCTTCACTGACCTGAGCCCATGTTCTATCCTTTTCTGGAAAGAGCACAGGGAGGTTTCTGGAGGGGTAGCACTCTTCGCAGGGGGTAGCACCTTCTCGAATGGAAGACGAAGGTGCTTCAACAAGACTGTAGCGTTTAACTAACGGGCACGAAGCACCGTGATACACCAGCGAAACTCCAACCCGAGAAAGAACATAAGAACCGTTCTCTGTCTTGAAAAGTTTAAACTCAATCCACCGTGTAGAGCCACGACGCCATGAAGAGGACTCGCCTAGGAGGCGACCGTTAAATTGAAGGGTTCTAGACCCGTCTCGTACTTCGTACATTATGGTTGCACCTCTTCTGGGTCGTGAGTGTGGTCTGGTGCCTCATCAGAGTAGTAGATTTCGCCACTATCTGGGTGGTGGTGGTGCGGTGTTTCTGCTTCATGCAACGCTAGGTGCATTTGTTCATCAAGAGTAATTGGCATACCGCGCAATTCAGACACTTGCCACAGGTAGGCCCACCACTGGCATACTTCGTCAGACGATTCTAAAACTTTGTCTAGATTTCTAATCGGATACGTTTGGTTGGCTGCTTCCGACTCTGGGAAGATTTCCATGCTTGAAGCAATGGTCTTCACAAACTCAAGAAGATTATTCATGTGCTGTTCTATAACAGCCTCATCAACGTTGTTCAGTTCGTCTTTGTTTCTTGGGTTGAGGTTGGTAGGTACCGAGGTTTCGCCAACGGTAATTACCTTCTGGAGCTGGGGTCTTTCTCCAGGTTCATTATAAAGGACGTACTCTATCATTTTGTCTCCATCAGTCTTGCGACCTGCGTCTTGAGCAAGTCTATCTCATCTCGCTGTTGTTTGATGAGTTGCAACGCATACAGAGACACGACCCCGAAGTTGATTCGGTCTGGTCTTCCTTCAGCATCATATTCAATTATTTCTTTTAGACCAAGACCTTCAGCCTCTTCGGCAATGATTCCATACTGCCAGTCTTGGCCTCGGTTAAGGTCTCGATACTTGTTCTTGTACTTAAACTTCTTTGTTTTTAGCTTCAGAATCTTTTCTAGATTGCTAAGCTCATGGTTTGAAATATCTTTCTTGTATCGAACAGAAGATGGGACTGGTCCACTTTGACCTCCGTGGGTGTGTGTTCCAGTTGAACCAATGTGGGTGTGACCAGAACCAGTAGTACTGATGTTTAGTGTGTGAACGTGACCAAAGGTCGTGTATTGACTGTGGGTGTGGTTTCCTACTGCAATAGTGTTACTTGTATTCCCGAAGTTAGCACTAACTGAGAACCCGCGACCAGTGGGGGTTCGCACCGCGCTGATTCCTCTAGAGCCAACAATAAATGTAACAATTGTTCCGTCTGTTTTTGAAGCGTTGATGGTGCTATCTGCAATTTTGACTCCAGTGACGGCACTAGTTGCCAACTTTGAGTTGGTTACAGAACCAGCTGCAAGTTTTGCGCTTGTCACAGCGACGTTGGCAATTTCTGCGGTTGATACTGAACTGTCTTGCATACATCTTTGAGAAATAGCGTTATCTGCAATTCTTGAGTTTACGATGCTCCCTGGGAAAATATGACGGTAGCCAAGGATGGTTTCGTCTTTAATTTTTTCTGTAGTAACAGCGTCTTGAGCAAGTTTTGCCTCGGAGACTGCTTCTGACTCTAAATGACGAGTTTTAATTTCTCCGTCTGGAATTTTGTCTTCGCTAATCGCATTGTCAGCAATTTTTTCGTTTGTTACCGCATCGGTGTCTAGTTTTTCAGTGGTAACAGAAAAATCTTGAAGTTCAGATGTGCCCACTGAATTAGGTGCAATTTCAGTATTGCCAACTTGGTCAGAGCCAATGTTATCGCTCAGAACCGAGTCATTTGCAAGTTCTTCATTTGTTACTGAATCAGCAATTAACTCTGCTGTACCCACCGAGTTGTCTTGAAGTTGTTCATTGGAGATTGCATTAGCAGCAACTTGGTCATTTGTTACAGCATCAAGAGCAATCTGGTCTGAATCAACAGCACGAGGTTGAATAGTTGTCCTCGTGACTACATGGTTTGATAGTCGAGAAGGAGATGGACGACCTTCAAGATAGCGAAGACGCCTCTGCATCTCCGACATTGAGCCAGTAATGGTCCTTCTACTAGCCATTCTTCTAGTTGCCAATTTGGTCCACCTTCCAATCTGTAATTAACGTCAATTCAACTTCCTCTGGGAAAGTTGGGCTGTCGGGAACACTTACAGAGTAAGAATCAATCTTCCTCACAAGAATGTCATCCCGAGGCTCTTGGTCGCTTGCTAGACGTTGACGAACAAATTCATCGTCAATAATTAGAGAACACCACGCTCCAGGGAAATAAGAGCCAACAATAGGAGCAATAGAGCCGTTTACTGTGAGGCTAATTTCTCCAATAGGGGGGCGTGATTCATATAAGTAATCTTGAGCGTATTGGTAAAGAGTGAGTTCATCTTCAATCTGGTCAAGCTGCTCAACTTGGTCTAGCAGGGGCCAGCTTCTTCCGTTTCGATTATCAAGCATGTCTTCTGCCGCAGCGCCAGCGTAAGGCTGACTTGCATCATCGGTCATGTCTTCAATGTTGCCCACCACAAAGAACCTAGTTGCGCCATTCTCCGCTGATTCAGAAACCGTAAAGTCAATAACGTTTCCTGGATACTCAAACACCAACTGGTCTGCGCCAAGTGCACTTACTGGATACAACTCTCCTGGGGGCGGGGGGTCGGCAAGTTCAACGGGAAAAACCTTAAAAGTTCTGCTAAAAGAAGCGGTGTCGTAGTCGTAGTCGCAATCAATGCGGTATTCAAAACCACCTTCAACAGTATTGGAGTATTCCTCCAGAATTTCACCAACGGTTCTCTGCTCAAAGCCACGAAAAACTTGAGTGTCATTGTAAAAACCACTCTCATCAAAGTTTTCAAAATTGATGTTAATGTCAGCGTTTGCTACGAAACTTCCATAATCTCCGTAGATAATTTTTGACCCAAACGTTGCTATACCACCAGCAACTCCCTCTGGCCCAACATTAAGAATTCCACCAGAACTAAAATTGAAACTGTTACCGTCTGGAATGCCAGTGATTGTAAATCTTCCGTTAAAAGTCGTGTCAAGACGACCAGTAAAGAAAGCGTCTACTCCTTCAACAATTACTGTTTGACCGACCGAAGCCCCATGCGGAACTTCAAGAGTAAGGGTCGCAACGTTATTAAGAAGTCTTTTTGTCACTACGTTGATTGACCTAATTCCAGACAGAGATGAAGGAGGAATATCGGCTCCAAGCAGTTCAAACCTCACGGTTCTAGAATCTGGAATTTCTGTAACGATGTGAGTTCCGTTTAGAGCGCTGTCTACTTCTACGACTTCAATTTCTTGTCCTGGGATAACTGAGTGGTCAGTAGCCATTCTTAAAGTCACAACGTTGTTGGACCTCTGCTTTGAGATGACAGAACTCTGAAGTTCTTTGGCTGGCTTAATTACTTCGTTGGCAAAGTTGATACCGCCAAGGTCAGTAGAAACTCTATAAACCAAATCTCTGGCGAAGTCGTATGTGTCTACAAGGCTTCTCACTGCCCCACTAGTTGAAAGACCGCTGGAATTTGCTGAAGTCGTTGAGAATTGAAATTCCACGGAAGAAGGAACCGCAGTAATAGTTTGGGTCCCATCTACGGTGGGGCTTGTAAAACCAATTCGAACCTTATCTCCTACCCGAAAACCGTGAGGGAACTCTGTCCTAACAGTCGCTGTTCCGTTTGAAGTTTGATAGGAGTAGACACCGATGAAGTCTGAACCATACTGAATTGTTTGCCAAATCTGACGGTGATACAAGTAACTAAGAAACTCAGCACCTTCAACGCTAAGTGTTCTATCTTTGACGCTATATTCACGGGACCAAATGATTCCGCCCCAGACACAGACACCGTTACGCATGACGTAGACACCAGTGCGCCCAGGCATGGTTGCTTCGTAGAGGTCTAAGCCCTTAGTTGCTTCAACGAAGGGGATTTCCCCAGAAAAAGTTCCAGCACGCCTATTGGCTCTCTCGTAACTAACCCCTTTAAAAGGCACCTCAGAAATAATATTATTGCTGAGCAGGTCAGTTAGGAAATACCTGTACTCAACCTCTTGCTGTAGCGTCATCTCTCATTTCCTGTCTCTAAGTATTAACCGAGCCAACCAGACCTGTACAGAATTCTAAGGTTTGCTTTTCCGTCAGGAAGTCCTTGGTCTTCAAATTCAATGATATTTTCTCCTGGGGCCAGCTCAATAAAGTCAGCCAGGACATCAATTCGACCCCTAGCGCCTTCTACTTCTCCGTTGAAGGCAACTTCTCGGTTCTTCGTGTCAATCTCAAGAATCTCTGGGCTGAGGAACGCATTAGCCCCCGACAAGCCAGGAGTGAAAATTACGTTGTTCTTTTTAATCGCATATCCGCCAGCAGCCGTTTTTGCAACGTTGTCAGAGACGCTTGCTGTGCCAGTGGCAGCTGAGGAAGGAAGACTTCCAGAGACTGTTGCTATTCCGTCAGGAATGACATCTGTTACTGGGACTGTTCCAGACATTTCAACAAAGGCACCAGAAACATCAGTTGAGGGAATGTTTGTTTCTGTCTTTGAGAAGGTCAAAGTGTTTGATGTAGGAATTGACTCAACTTGATAAGTCCCGTTAATTGCGGAAGAAATTCCAGTAATAGTGATGTTTTCGTTGAGAATCGCACCGTGTGTGCTGTTTGTTGTAATTGTTACAACATTTCCAACAAGTTGATATGACTTAATCACTCTGCTTCTGGAGTGGACAGTTGCGTTTACTACAGATGTAGATACAAGGTTTGGCCCAGAGTCAGAGTATGTAAATGTTGTAGTGCTTGGAAGAGAAGTTATGGTGTAAAGACCGTCAAAATCAGCGTCTACTCCTTCAATTTTTACTTTCTCACCAACGACAAAATTGTGTGGCTCTGAGGTGGTAATAGTCGCTACGTTAGAAGAGCGGGCTTTGATAATAACTGACTTCTGTGTTGCCCGAGCCCTTTTGTAAGAAAAGGTTGTAGTGCTTGGAGTTGAGGAGATTGTGTAGCCTCCGTTAAGCGACAAGTCAACAGAAGAAATATTTACACCCTCGTTAGGAACAAAACCGTGAGCAGAGGAAGTGGTTAGTGTCACCACATCGTCAGTCATTCTCTTACTGACAATGCTTCTTGCGTTAGTTCTTGTAGCGGCGTAACTCAGTTGGTTGCTGGCAGGAACGGCAGTGATGACAAATGAACCGTTGAAGTTCACATCTACCCCAGACACAGTGACCGTCTCCCCGACAAGGAACTGATGGTCACCAGCGGTAGTGAGTGTGGCAATATTGGAAACAAGGACTTTTGCGGTAACAGTTCTCGGCGGAACCCTGGTCTTAGCAAAAGTAAATGTATTTGTTAGCGGAGTGCTGAGAACCGTGTACTCTCCATCAAACAAAGCGTCAACGTCTTTTAGAACAATCTTGTCACCCACTTGAAAACCATGCTCTGAAACAGTTTGAATTGTTGCAACGCTGTTGTTGAGAGTTTTAAAAGCAACGGCTTCAATGTCTGCAGATTCACTGTCAAAAGTAAAAGTTGTTGCTGATGGTGTAGATGTGATTTCTCTTTCGCCGTCAAACTCAGGGCCCACTCCAGAAATGTTCACAATATTGCCAGTTAAAAAGTTGTGAGACGTTGTTGTAGTGAGAGTTGCAACATCTTTAAGGGTATTGACATCAAAATCAAGTTTTTTGTTGACAATGCTTGCAGAACTACTGCCGTTAAGTCCTTGAGTTAGGATAATAAGTTGTTCAGTTGTTCTATTAAAGATTGTCGCTGGAGAAGCCAAAGTTCCAAGAACTTCTAGATAGCAAGGAACCGTGTAGTTACCGATGTTGTTTACAGCTACTGTTCCCGAATACCCCTGAGTCAGGTTTTTGGCGGGGAGCTCTACAACGTCATAACCTTCTGGCTCTTGGTCGTTCCACGAATACTTGATGGGGTCTGGTGCTTTTAGTTCAATACTAAAATTTGTTCTACCGCGAGCGTTTGTTGTCTCAATCTCTACGCCACCGTTAAGGCGAACAAAAGAAGCTCGAATCGGGTTGCTACCAGTCTTAAGCCACGCCCCTCTATAAACAAGGTCAGTAGCAGCAATAAGTCTGTCTCTAGAGAGTTCAACTAGTTCTGGCCTTGGAACTAAGAAGGTTCCTTCAAGCGTAAGAGACCTGGCTGCGTATCTTCCTTGAACGTCGTAAGAACCGTCGCCAAAACCCCGTGGAACATCTGGTACTTCGGCCTCTGGATGATTCCACCAGCCCTTAATATTTGTAATAACCCAAACTACTCCATACTCATCAATGGTATTAAAAATGAAGTCGCCCAGAACAATGTTTGCCTGAAGTTTAAGTTTTGTAATCGGGTCTGGCTGAATGTTGGTCAGTCCACGGTCTACATAGTGGTTCTCTTGTTCTTGCGTAGTAGCCATTACGCCGCGCCCTTTCGCATCAGTGAGGCAAGTTCACGGGACACCTTGATTGCGAGGTCTCGCTCGTTCATTCCAGCAGATGGGTAGACATTGATTGTGGCACCAGCGCCACCGTTAGACAGCATGGCAATCATGGCCTTATCGCGCTTTGACAAGCCATCTGGGTCAAGTGGCTCAACGCGCTCTGGGCGACCAGCCTCGGCAATCTGAGCGAGTGTTCCTCCAGCGCTCGGGTAGACAATTCCGCCTTTAGCAAGGCTAATTGTAGGAATGTTGGGGGTTTCAATCGTGAAACCTTTACCAGCAATTCCAAAGAATCTAGTTCCAACGTTGTTTGGGATTCTAATTTCAATTTTGAAATCGTTCCAGGCTCTAATCATTTTGTTGAGAACCCCAACAAAACCATCTTTTAGTCCGTCCCAAAGACCCGCAACGGCGTTCGCCATTCTTGATGGAAGGCCAGTGAAAAAGTCAACCAAAGACTGAATCTTGCCTTTAATCCAGTCATAAACCTTAGGCCAGGTCTCTTTAGCAAAGTTCCACAGAACTGTAATTGGGTTGTACTGCTTGATGAAGTTCGAAACAGTTGTTGATAGCCCAACAACCGCGTCCTTAATTTTTCCAGGAAGTTGGGTAAACCAAGTTTTGATTTTGTCCCAGTTCTCACCGATGAGACGCCAGATAACAAGAAGTGGGTGGTACTTATTGATGAAATCAAGAACTTTGCCACCCAAGTCTTTAATAAAGTCCAGAATTTTTCCAGGAAGTTCGGTGAACCAAGTGGAAATGGTGTCCCAGTTCTCTGTGATGAGACGCCAAAGAATTGCAATCGGGTGATATTCAAGAATGAAGTCTTTAACTGTAGTAGCTAGATTTGCTAAAGCAGTAAGTATTTTTCCAGGAAGTTCTGTAAAGAAACTTACGATTCCGTTCCAAACATTTGCTGTTGTTTCGGTAATCCAGTTCCAAATTGCTGAAACTTTTTCTGAAATCCAATTAAGAGCGTTTCCAACTATTTCTTTAATCTTGTCCCAGTTCATAACAATCAAAGTCACGATTGTTACGAGAGCAACAATAATAAGAATCCATGGGTTAGCCATCAAAAGTTTGCCGATGCTTCCGAGAGCACCTTTGACGACTCCAAGAATTTTTCCGAAGCCACCCTTGATTGCACCGATAGCAGCTCCAGCCGCGCTACCGAAATTTTTAAATACCTTGATTAGTTTTCCGCCAGAACCTGGAACCTTATTGAGGACACCAGTAAGGTTCTTAATTGCGGTGATGGGGGCGAGGATGTTTCCTCCCAGGACCTTAAAGGCGAATCCTCCGACTTTACCGATAAGCCCCAGGGCTCGTGTTGCAGCAAAAATTGGTGCAACGAAGAGGAAAATCTGTCTGACTGTTTCGTTTCCAAAGATTGCGTTTACAACCTTTAGGGCTTCAGTCAGAATGTTGAAGAAGATTTCAAGGGAGCCAGACTCGGTGAACGTCTTGATAACCTTGGAAAACTCAATAATAAAGTCACCGAATGCTGGAAGTGACTTGTTAACTTCTGTACCAATCTCACCAAAGATGTCTACTGCTTCGCTAAGCTTGTCAGCGAAGATTCCTACGCCTTCGTCATCACCTAGTTTGAGAATCTCAGCAACAATGTTCCCGAGAAGGTCTAGGACCTTAGTTGCGTTCTCTGTTGCTTTGAGGAAGTACTCACCGAGCGAACCATCCTTATTCATACTCGCCATGAGGTCTGCAAAGCCCTGAGTTGCATCCTCAAAGTAAGTAAGAAGAAGTTCTGCGGCCCCGCCTTCCATGATGGAGTCGCCAATGCTCTTGAAAGCATCAAAAAGCGTTCCGAGAATTCCTGCCAGACGACCGATAATGTCGCCAGCAGTGTTGAACTTATCCGTGGCCTTTTTTACGCCCTCTTCAGTATTGAGGGTCATCTTCCAGCCATCGGTAAGGACTACCAGCCAGTCTCCAAACCTATCAATGAGGGGTCCAGCGGCTTCAAGAAGAATCAGGAATACTTCATACAAGTTGGCAGCAGCAGTGCTGACATTATCAATAAAACCTTCTGCAATCTCCCAGACGTTTGACAGTCTGTCTAGATTCTTTTGTTCTGTAATTACGTCTGCAAACTTGTTGGCTACATTTCCTAGAGTCTCTCCCATACTCTCTAAGAGAGGGATAAGAGTCGGGAAAAGTTTTGTTCGAAGTTTTTCAAGGGCTGTTTCAAGAAGAGGGAAAAACTCTCTGCCAGCCGCGGCTTTGAGCTTATCCAACTCTGGGATGAACGTTTTAATCATGTACAGAACGAAATCTTGCGCTTCTTTGGACAGTTTGTCCATTGCATCTGCGAAAGAGTTCGCCGCAGCGCCGCCCTTCTTTAGGTCTTCAAGGTCTGCTTCTGCATCTTTAATTTGTTCTGCAAGTTTGAGGCGGTCTTCTTGAATCTTCTTGATAATCTCGCCGTTTGCACCTAGAGCGTCTTGCGCTTCTAGCGCTTCATTTGCAGCATCTTGTGCTCTTTGATTGGCTCTTGCTGCGTCTTCTCCAGCCTCAATCTCTGAAATAGCAGCGTCTGCTGCAGCTTCTTTGGCGTCAATGACGGCTTTTGAACCTTCAACGCCAGCAGCACTTGCTTTTGCCTCTGCCTTTTGAAGGTCAGAGTTGCGGTCAATGGCCTTGCGAAGGTTTAGCTCTGCCTCAGCAAACGCAAGCTCTGCTTCTTGACGAGCGCGAGAGTTTGGTGGGAGGTCTTGAACACGCTGAAGAGATTCGCGGGCCTTCTCAAACTCAAGGCGAGCCTTTTTCTCAGAGATTGCACCGCCTTCAAGTTCAAAGCGGAGTTGTTGTAAGGCTTCCTTTGCTTCTTCCCTGGCTTCAGTTACTCGTTCTTGAGCCTTTCTAGCCCTGTCCTGAGCCTTTTCATATGCTCTGCCAGCTCTAACGGCACTAATGGCAGCATCTGCCGCCGCCTGAGTTGCGTCCGCTAAGCGTCTGGCACCTTCAGCCATACGCCTTTCAAATTCTGCGCCTCCTCGACGGAGAGCGTCTTGTTCTTTTAGAAGTTCGTTGAGCCGTTTCTGTGCTTTCTCAATTGCTCTAGCGTTGTTGGCTCCAGCCCCCTGCGCTTTCATGCCAGCACCGATTGCAGCGCCAACTCCTGAGAAAGCGGCAGCAAGAGTTCCAGCAGCAAAACCTAGGCTTACTAAAGCACCACCCAAAACAATTGCTGCAGGCGTTGCTCTACTTAGCAGGGTAACCAGAGTTACAAGACCAGCACCAAGAGAACCAATTGCCCCTACTACACCAGAAATTGCTGGGCCCAGAAAGTAACCAGCCTGAACCAATCTGTTGAACTTTTGACGAGCGGCTTCTAGGTTTGCAGCAAACTTGCCTCCGAAAAGGTCGTCATCGCCGCCACCTCTTGCTCTTTTTAGACCCCGAGATAGTCCTTGTCCTAGTTCTTCTCCAGCTTTTTCACCAATAGAGTCAAGTCCTCGAAAGGCTTCTTGGATTTGCTCTTTTACCCGCCAGGTGATGGCGTGAACGTTAATATGTGCTTCACCTACTACTGCCACACGCCATCACCTCCTTTCGAGTAGTTGTTTCAGCCCAGTGGGGCGTCTAAGGTCTTCCCAAACGGCATAGGGCTGTCTGGGTTGAATTCGGTCGGTGGAACATACGCTTTTCTTGTCATCGGTGATGGGTCAAAAGGTTCAAGAATTTCTTCTCTCCCCTTGCTCACATACCCATCCGAGGGAATCTTTGAGCCGTCTGCATATTGAGACGCACCTAAAGACTGCTTCGTTTTGTACTTGTACTTCGTGCCGTACAAAGACTCGTAGACTAAAGTCCTTGTTTCAGACCTGGCTTCTGCTTGTTCGGCGGTTTGGTTGTTTAGGTCTTCTTCAAAGTAATAGTGAAGAACATCTACCATGTCATCCGCCTCCATTTTTGCCAGTCTGAGCCCGTGTACAAGTGCTTTACCGTTGACGTAAGGCCAGAGGTCTACTGCCCACTCAAGGAAGGCTCTGGCTGCTGCGTAGGGCGGCCTGTGTATTCCTCCACAAGCCACGCGACAATTTCTGTCAAAGTTTCAACAGTGACAATCTTGTCTGGGTCCTTTAGTAGGGCATCGAACTTCTCATAGTCCTCAGGGAGGATTGCTGTAGCAAAGAAGTCTTCAACAGTCTTTGCCATAGCAGCGCCATCGTCTGAGTTGGAGTTTGAAACCATGTCCAGCATTGTCTTGCCTTGAACTGCTGGACGGCACCTAAACTCCTCATCATAAAGTTTGAACGAGAGAGGGCTGAGGTTTGTATCCTTAGCGCCCCCAAAGTCCTTAAATCGGGATGTCATCGGTTCTTTCCTTATCTGTGTCGTTGACCTACTACAAGCCGTAGTAGACCAGGTTTACTTGCTTATTTTATCAACCTGAGATTGTCACTAAGGTAGCGATTTGGCTTGGTTCCAGGGTGTCGAACCAAGTGTGTAATCACCAATTGTCCTTTCGTGTAGAACCTCAAGACTTGTGAATTTTTTGGCCTAATCAGGTGGGGTCTAGTTCCCTCATGGTGCATGTAGGCATAACTAAGAGGAGAACCAATTCTGACGTACTGACCTCTAGTGTCTTTTAGATGACGCATGTGGATTGACTGTCTAAGTGCTCCAGTCTGAACCCCGACTTGGCGTTGAGCCGCTGCTTTAATAAGCAGTCCCTTCCTGTGGAGATACTTTCCTACGTCTCCAGATGGAGATTTAAGCATGTAGTCCATTGAGGGGTAGAAGTAGACCTTTGCCATTACGGCACCGCCATCGTGATGGTCATGCGGACATTCTGGAATCCACCCTCTGGGCCCTCAGCGTCAACAGTTGCAATTACGCCAAGACCGAAAGCGCCGTTACCAGCCCATGAATCAAATTGGTTGACACTTTCCATTAGAATCCATGCGTCATACGCGGCAACAGTCGTTGCGTTCTGGATTGAGGCAGCACTCGGTGGTTGACCGTTAGCGCCGACAATTGGTACAGCGCGAGAAACAGTGATGTTGAGCGTGGCACTTCGTGGGTCATGGCAACGGCGAGGCTCTGTGGCTTCGTCTCCAGGAGCACCGATATACATTTGAATAAGGGAGACAACTATTTGCTCACAGTCCACTGCTGGTGGAGCAAAGTTCCAATAACGCTTGGAAGGGATAGGCATGTTGTAAGAGTCGTAGGTTGCTACAACCCTGTCTAGGACATCCTGAAGAAATACAGCCAAGTTTTTAGCATTGTCGTCTACGCCACTTACGTCTGTTATTGCCATGTCATTTACCTCTCTAGTCTCTTACACAATCGCAATCGGTGTTACTCGTTCTCCCATTTGGTAAATCACGTTGCTAGTCAGCATGTGAATAACCTCTTCAACCTCTGGGTTACCTAGGCTCGGCCTCGTTGCGTAGAGGTCCAAGGTGCCTGGGTCCCTTGGCCCAAGAATTGAAAGAAGGTCTGAGTAACTAGCGCTTAAGCGAAGCGTCTCTTCTGTTCTGTCTAAAGAGACAGCGTTGCTTAGAGCCCTCGTGGTGGTGTTTGTGTAGTTGCTGATGGTTGCAGAAACTTCCCATGCTGAATCGTTAAGAAGGAAGTCGCCACCAAACTCGTTGAGGTAATAGACGTTTGTTCCGCCGTCAGCGTTGAAGTACAGGTCAAAAGCGCTCAACTCAAACATTGGGCTGTGGCCCTGAATACGTCGAGCCCTGTTTCCGTCTGGTGTGAATACACGAGCGCGGGCACGGGCCTTGTCTGGGTTGGCTGTTTTGAGGAATAGGTCTACGGCGTAGATGCCAGTACGAAGTTCGTCAACAAAGTCTTGGTTGTCTAGAAGTGTGTAAGTAACGCCCTGACGGACAATAGAAGTGACGCGCTGAGGAAGGGCGCAGTCGTCATCGTTCTCGTAGAGTTTTACAAGTTCTGTAGCAAGAATTCTGGCTGCGGCTTTTCCAGCGGTTGGAGGCGGAGAGCCGTAGGTGTAGGTGACCTCAACTGCAGCAGAACTCCAGTTAGCGTTTGGAGTTGCGTAGATAGTTGAATGGTCCGCTAGATAGTAAGTATCGGGGTCAATGATGTTTCCATTGATGTCCCGCATATTGTGGACAGCAACAACTTTGCGACCTCGTAGTCGAAGACGACTTGTTGAACTAGTTCCATCTCCTAGGTAGTCGTGATTGGAATACCGACCAAAACCACCAGTTGCGACGTTCTCTACTTCACCGTCAACAAGAACTGGTGCATAGGTAAGACGCGAAGCACCAGCGCGAAGATAAGGGTCGTAGGCGGAAACGTAACGCTCAGTTACCCGAGTAACACCCGAGAACTTGCGCCCTGACATCGCCCAGAGCAGGTATGAAGCAGTTTTGATGGCGTCGTAAGCATAGTCAGAATCCGCATAGACGCCCAGGTCCTCAGGGTCTGTCCACAGATTACTCATTACGTCGCCTCTCTAAATACTCCCGATACTAGTTGGGGCGGGCAGGGCCAGAGTGCTAAACAACACCCAAGGCACTCTGCCCGCCCCACTTAGATTAGGAAGTTGGGTCCTCTGACGAAGCGATGATGAAGTCAATCGGCTCGTCTGGGTTGTAGTCATCCGCACCAGGAACGTTGTAGTTCTCAGTTGAACCCTGGCTCTCAAAGTCAGTGACTGCGAGGTAACCACGGTTACGAATAACATCACCAGCTGGTGTTACGGGTGTGCTAGCAACATCAGCCGCTGTTTTGTTGAAGCGGAAGGATGTTGTGCTAGGCACTGCGGTGATTGTGTAGGTCCCGTTGAATGTTGCATCAACACCTGCGATTGTCACGCTCTGACCTTGCTCAAACCCGTGTGCTGTACCAGTAGTGATTGTTGCAACGTTAGAGGTAAGGGCCTTGTTGGTCACGGTGTTGCTAGCAACATCAAACCAGCGGTAGAAGCCCTTGAGGCCCTCAGGAGCCCATGTACCACGGGCGTAGCTGTAGGGGCGCTCTGTTGCAACGGGGTATTCCCAGCGTCCGTCAAGACCAGTAGCGAATTGAACGTTACCGAGACCGTAACCCTCAAATGTGTTGGCGAGGAGGCCGTTCTCAATAACGCGGTCACCGCTCTGGCGAAGGCGTGCGTAGGGGAAAACCCAGTAGAAGTATGGGAGATTGGTGTCGCGCTTGCCATCCTTCACAGCGAAGGACCAAACCTCGATTGAAACTCCGTTACCTGAGGGGTCGTCACCAACACCAGGAGACGCCCAACCGACGCTCTTGTTGTCTGGTGATGCGTAAGAGCCGAAGTTCTTGCGAAGTAGCAGACCACCTGACATCAGAGCGGTTAGCTCAGGGTCAGGCTCGCAAATCGCAATTTCCATGGTGATGCGCTTGAGGGTGTCGGGCGCTTTGTAAGACACGCAAATGGTGCCGTCAGCCGACTTCTCAACGATTTCATCACCCTCTTCGTACTCGGGTGTAAATGAGGCTCGCAAAAATGCCGAGGTGGCGTAACTATCTCCTGGTCCATTCAGAAGGTTACCAGCGGCGTCCAGTCGAGTGACTCGAATCGCCACACCTTGGACGCTAGCCGCATAGTCTTGTGTAGCCATTCCAGTGTGCTCCTTATTGTTGTGTTTGGGGCTTAGTCGCTAGGAAGTGTCACTCGCACTGTGAAGTGCATGGAGGGGTCGGCATAAACCGCAGCGGGGCGGAATGCTTTAATCCTCATGTTGTTTATTGTAACATCTGCGCCTTGTGCCAAGTCCTCATTTACGATTTCTGGCTTGCCCAGGTGTACATCAACTTGACCAGTTGCATACATCCACTTATTGGTAGGAGATGCTGCAGCGTTTTCTGTTCCGACAGGGCCGTTTCCTGTGTAGCCAGAACCAATGACAACATCTGTTCCGAGACGAGTCATTACTCGACCAGACTTTCCGTCATCGCTCTTCTTGTAGACCAGACGAGACCCCAAAATTGAGGCAACGTCGCGAGTCATGTGAATCACGCCATTCTCACCTGTAGGTGAGTTGGCAATGGCTTGCTCTAGATACATCAGTCCGTTTTCTGGCTTGAAAGCGCCAGTTGCGGCGAGAGTTGAACCAGCCTTACGCAGATACATATTTGGTGCATCTGGGCTGGGGGCTTGAGCGGCTACGCCCTCCCAAAACTCTCGTTCAACAGCCTTCTGAGTAGCGGCTTCTAGCTGAGCAACTACTGCAGCAAATCGGTCTTCACCAGGAAGACTGAATGTTGAATCAAAAATCTCAGCGTCAATGTAGAAAGGAACATACTCAACGTAGATTTGGTCACCTTGATTGTCTGTAAGTTCCCCGCCACTGACGGTTTCATCGTTGACTGTAAGCAGTCGCAGATATGACGGAAGTGTGTTCACTTCCTGGTCGATACGACGAACCCATCGTTCGTCGTAAGCCCGACCCGTGTGCTTCATCACACGGGCGACGCTCAGGATTCCGCAGGGGGCGGGAACAAGCTCATTCGGTGGGAATACTCCTCTGAATGTTGCCATTTCCTATATCTCCTTTGGTTTCCTGAGCGTCGCCTGATGTGAATTACGAGTTGCTAGCTATCGGCTTAGTACTCGATTGCAGCAGCAGTTGCCTGACCAGTGGTGTCACGCAGAGCAGCAGCCACACCGTTGACCGAGATGGTCGATGTGATTGCAAGGCCCTCAACGCCAACCTTGGCAATGCCCTCGAAGGTCTCAACGAACATCTTGTAGTCGTTGGTGCCAACAAGGCTGGAGTCACGGATAATTCCGAGGTCCAGAGTTCCGCCATCAAGGAACAGGAATGTTCCTTCAGCGAACATGTACCAAGTGAAGGAGTCAGCAAACTCGTTCAGAGTGCCAGTGCTTTGTGCACCGTAGACGTTCTGGTCGAGTGAGTAGCTGGCAACTACACCGCGTGATGCGAGGTAGCCGTCAATCTCACCGTATGCGTTGAGTGTGTTGTCTCCTGGCATTGCAAGAGTGAGGTCAGCAGCCATGGCGTCCTTCACCCAAGCAGGGAGAATGACACGCAGTGGGGCGTCTGCCTCAAGGCGGTGACGCGAGCGGTACGCAGTTGCAGCGCGACCGACCTGGACGAGCATGTCGCGACCGAAGCCAATAAGGCTTGTGGTGCTCACGGCTGTCGAGCCAGCGGCAATCTTGCTGAGTAGGTACTGCTCGGCCTCACGAGCGTGCTGAATCAGACCGAGCTCGTTGTGACGAGCAATCAGTTCTGGGTATGCACGGGTTGCGAGGTTACCGAACTGCATTTGGAGAGTCACAGCGTCGGTAGCGACGGTGTTCTCGGCAGCAGCTGCCACAGTCAGGCTGGTCTTAGCAGCGGGGCTTGGGGTCTCAGCAGCATCGTTAGCGGCTGTCCAAACGCCCACGGCGTCGCCGTAGCTTGAAAGGACGGGGGGAGTTACGAAGCGGATACCGCCACGGTCAGCCTGGAAGCGAGGCAGTGCATCGCGAACAGGACGGGCTGTGGTTCCGATACCGAAGATGTCGTACTTGGCCTCGAAAGGTGCAACGTGTCCACCAGCAGCAACAATGGCTGCAGGAGAAGCAACGTTCTGAATCTTGGCCCAGTTTGACTCGGCGTCGGCGGTTAGGGTTCGCTCCTCTGGGAAGGATGTGGTGACAGAAGCAACGATGTGCTGCTCTCCATCTCCACCATTCACGCGACGAAGCGCGTGAATGCGCTTTGCCATAGCCTCGGCTACGGCGTTCATGTCTTCCAGTGGGCTGCCAGCTGTGTAACCAGGGATGTCTGCGCCCGCCGTGATAGCCACGGTAGCGGCAGATTCCTTGATTTCCAGACGGCGGTCCTCTGGGACCTCAATGCTGAGGTTGTCTGCGTTATCTGCAGCGGCGGTCACAGGTGCCTCCATGGTTTCTTGAGCTGATTGCTCAGTTGTTGGTTCTTGAATTGCAGCTTCTGCATCCTCGGAAACCTCAGCAGCAGCATCTTCTTCGGAGTCCTCGGCCTCAGCGGCTTCGTCCTCTTCCGAAGAAGCCTCAGTTGTGGCCTCTTCCTCTACGGAAGCTTCCGCAACGGCGTCGTCTTCAACAGAAGCGTCGGCTTCGGCCTCAACGGCCTCTTCCTCATCCTCTGGTGCATCCTCAGCAGAAGCGGTTACGGGTTCCTCAACTGCGGGCGCAGTCTCGGGGGTTGTTTCCTCGGCGGAAGCCTCAGATACAATTTCTGTCTCAGTCGAGAGTTCAGCGGTCTTCTCCGCTTCAGCTGACGCTTCGGACATCTTCTTCTTCTCCTCTTCGTCCTCAGCCTTTGGGGCTTCGGCATCGGGTTCGGTTTCTACGGGAGCCTCAGACTCGGCAGGAGCCGTCTCCTTGACTTCCTCGACAGGGGCTTCAGCCTCTGGCTTCTTCTCCTCGTCTTTCATGTCGCCATGCATGGCGGCTTCAGACTCAGAGTCATCCTTTGGCATTTCCTCTGTCTTCTCCGTGGAAGAATCAGAATCGTCTTCCTTGTCGCCGTCTTGCCCGTATACACGAGACGCGGCCTCAGCGGCCCGCTGGGCGAGCTCCTCGACTGCGGCTTCGCGTTGCTTAATTTCAGTTCGCACTGCATCAAGCATGTCGGCAAGCGACGTCATAGCGTCAACTGTTTCAGGAGAGGGGTCTTCTTTCTCGACCGATTCAAATTCGCTGATGATTCCACTTTGCAGTTCGGCAACTTGCGCGTCGTCGAGCTGTGACAGTTGGTCCATCATCTCTTTAATTCGGTCCACTGTCCCTCCTTAGGGCAGTTAGGTGAGAACATGACTGTTCTCATGTTCGCTGATGAGTCGAGGCCGAGGGACTCCGAGACGCCAAAGCGTGGAGGCACTCCACCTATTTAGAATGTTACATAATCCCCAGAGAGGTGATTGTACGATTTTGATGCTCTTTCTGGCACTTAGGTAAGGAGCCTTAGGAGCTTCGCCATCTCACTGGAGATTTCACTTTGGTTGAAGTAATCGCCGCCCGACATAAACCGCTTAAGTTTCTCGGTAGCAACGTCGGCGTCTTCATCACCAATCTTTTCTTCAACCCTTTTAATCATGTCTTCCATGAGTTTTTTCAGGGCTGGGGGTACATCGGAAAATCTGATTTTTTCTGCCTGCTCGCCAAAGGCAAATGGCAGGTTGGCAATGACCTTGCCTAGTTCCGCTGAACTGTTTCGGACGTTCTCCAAAGCTTCAGGATTAAGTGCTTTTGCGTCCAATCGGTCAATAATGCCCACTAAATCCTGGGCTGCCTTGGCTGCATTCTTGTAGTTTCCAGCGTTGTCAAGGTTTTCGGCCTCTTCGACCTTCTCAACTACTCGGTCCAGACCTGCGGTTCCTAGGTCAGCCTTTAGGCGAGCCAGGACCTTTCTGAACTTTCCAGACGCATCTCGGGGTTGAGTCTGGGGGGTGTATTTACCCCCATCATCTTTTTTTGCCCGATTCATCCTCTCTACCTTGAGGGCTTCAATCTCCTCTTCGGTGAGGTCCTCAATCTCTTCTGCAAATGTCGCAGAAGCGGTCAAAGCACGCTCATCAAAAAGTGCTTCTAAATTTGTAGATTGAGAGGCTAATTCTGCTCGGAGACGTAGGTCATTGGCGACATCATCAATTGAGGCCACTTTCCAGTTCTCTGGGATTAGTTCTTCCTTGCCAAGAGCACGGGCACGCTTTCGAATGTGGGTCCGAACCTTGGCGCGGTCTTCGGGGTTAGAGCGACCGTAAGCCGAAATGGCGTTCTTCAGGTCTGACTCATTGCGGATGGGGTATGAACCATCAGGCAGAGCCTGACCTTTCTTTGCCAAAGCCTGACGCTCTTCTTCGGTGAACTTTTTGAATTCTGTAACTGCGGCTACTGCAAGGGCACGCTCTTGAACTGTTGCCTCTGCGCCATCGGAAATGAACTCACCGAAGTCTTCAGCAGAAGCGTTAGTCCACTTCTGTGGAATAAGGTCAAGACGACGAAGTGCACGAGCACGACGCATAATGTGCTTGCGAACTTTGCCCTTACTTCCTGGCTTAGCCCGACCATAAGCACGGACGGCGTTCTTCAAATCTCCAGCGTCCCGAATTGGGAACGAGCCATCATCTAGAGCTTTGCCTTCTTTAGCAAGACGCATACGAGTTCGGCGTGAAACGACAGCCATTTCATTCTCTGGATTGTCGTCCAGCATCTGAATCATGTACTCCCAGTCGCCTTCTGCTTCGTCCTCTTTCTTAGCCTTCTTGACGCGAGCGGCAAGTTCAGCGTGCTTGCTAGCAACAAGAGGATTTTCAAGACGGTCAAGGCGCTCACTGAGTTCCGCAATCGGGTCATGCTTCAGTTGAGCCAAAACATTGGCACCTGCGGCTACTAGGGCCAGAACCTGACCAGAAGCAACGCGAGCACGAGCAATCGGGAAGCCTGGAACGTTGACTTGGCATACTGCAACAAGCTCAAGGTGACCCTTGATTGGACGCCAGTCACCAGAAGGTGCCGATGCACGGGCGGCACGGATTTGCTCTGGGGTGGTACCAGGACGCAACGCACCAGCAACCCAGATTCCGTAAGCGTCCTCGCCAGCGTGGACATCGGCAAAAGCGGAAGCTGTGTCGTCGTAGTGGCGAACTGCCTCATCGGCAGAAGCCTCAAGTCCAGCGTGACCGCCAGCCAAGGTCAACTGACCGACAGGAATGTCATCGCCTTCATCTGTGCGAAGTAGTCCAGTGTGGAAGTAGGCGTACTTGCTACGGCTACGGGGTGGACGAGTACCAAAAGCCATTCCAATGTGGTCAACGTGCCACGCGGCAATGTGTCCGAAGACTCGACCGTCATCGGTGATGGTGAGTGGGGTGGCCTTGCTGAGTTTCGGGTCGTTGAACCACTCAACTGGTGGAGCCATAGGAATCGCGTCAGCAACCATGCCACATGCAACAAGGGCAGAGGCGTCTAGAGGGTTCACCCCCTCAACGTAGATTCCGTCTGGTACAGCCACATCGCCCTCCTGGGTTTTGTCTTCCTCGTCAATAAGCTGAATAAAGCATTCTTGGAACGCAGGTTTCGGGACGATGGTTACAGCCATCACCCGTGCGCTCGTGATATTTATTCTACCTGAACCCATTTTCTTTGAGTCCTCTTCGCCGTCAGCGAGTTCAGGAATCTCTGGCTCCTCTGCCTCAAACTTGTCCATGTCAGCCGAAACCCCACGAATAAACCCGTGGCGCACGAGGCGCTCTGCTTCCTTGCCAAATTCACCATCGTCAAACACGCCGTAGGCGTTTCCGATGCCTTGGTCAGTTCGCTCCATGTGGGTAATTTGACCGACAACCACCGAACCGTCGTGGCCCTGTCCTGTCTTGATTTGCCACAAAAGAGGTAGCGGAAGGTCGCGAATTTCAATAGCACCCTTTTCAAAGATTCGTCCGTCACCAGACTCCATCGCCTCTGGGATTACCAAAGGAATAATGAACTTGGAACCATGAGAACCTGGCTTGGCACCTTCGCGACCAACCAACCTTGAACGTGCGGATTCTGCGCGAGCACGCAAAGTCAACTCGCCAATAACTTTTTCTTCTGACTTAAGAGATTCAATATCCGCTGAACCGCGAATTCCCTTTTTCTTTTTACCAACGTTGTACTTAGACCCAGGCCAAACGCCTGTCATTTCCTTGTGGCGAAGAGCGCAGTAGCCCTTTGCTCGTGGTCCCATGTACTTGCGTAGGTAGCGGTTGCAACGAGTCCAGTCGCCAGGAGTGTTCCAGCGAATCTTGAGACCGCCCTTACCAACAGTCCAGTAGCGACGCAGTTTCTCAGCGTTACCACGGTTGCGGTCAAGACCGCCAGCGGCCTGAATGGCGGCAATGATGGCGTTGTTTGTTAGGGCATAGTGGCTTGGGATTCCAGAAGCAGCAACCGAATTGTTGCCATCAATCTGGTCAACAACAGAAGCAAGTGTCTCGTTATCAAGCAAAACTACTGGAGGTGGAGTTGGGCTGGCAAGGTCGCGAGCGAACTGGTCATCACGCTCCCACTTTGATTGCTTGCGAACAAAAGTTGCTGGTGTTCGGGTTTTCTTACCTGCAGGAATGAGGCAAATGAGATTCATCACTGCCTGAGGGTCATCCTCAGCAACAATTGCCATGTAAATCGGAGGAACATCTGCGGTTTCTGGAGTTAGCTCAACATCCTTCTCGGCAGAAGCCTTAATGCCAAGTTTCTCAAGAGATTCCTTAGCAGTTTGGATGTTCTTCGGGCGGTACCATCCAACAGGGCTAGGAGCAAGACGAGAACCGCCACCTGGCTTGGCATTACGGAAAGAGTTACTGTTTCCCTCTTTCTCCCACCAGTCTCGAAGGTCTGGTTCCATCTCAAGAGCGTTCGGGGCAAATGCTGGGTTCCAACCCTTTTTGACAGTTCCGTCAGGGTTCAATCCCAAGTTGTAGTACTTGCCAAGAGCAGTATTTACATCTGGAACTGCCTTGTAGGTTTTTGGCGGAATCGGGTCGCCTTCATATTCAGGTGAGAGCCTCTGCTCAGCAACCCAAGCGCCCCAGTCATTGACGAGGGTGTTGACGGCTGGTGCTGTCAGCGGAGGAAGGCGACCAGGCAACTGCGCTGTTGGCTGGTCAATCGGTACACGAGGCTCACCGAGGATGCCCGTGAAGTCAAGATTGTTAGCGGGAAAGTTTGCTTGGGAGACAGGCTCAAAAGTGCTGACTTCCTGCACCGTGTTGCCAGGAATCGTGACAGTGTTGCCGTTGTCTAGTTCAACTCCGACCTCTTGAGTGTCACCGTTAATTGATGTGATGTTGCCTTGGTAGTTATAGTCGCCACCAATGACGACACGCTGGCCTACCTCAGCAAAGCGACCGAGTTTGTCACGAACCTGTTGGGACGCCGCTTGAGAACGCTCTTCTGGTGTGTACTCGCCAGGAGTTTCGTCCTCAGCAAATTCTGTAATAGAAGCCAGAAGACCACCAAAGTCGTCTTCCCAGTCTTCTGCTTCCTCAACGGTGTCATCACTTAGTTGGTCAAGAAACTGCCAATCCAATTCTGGAATGGCTTTCTCAAACATCTCTGTCTCGTCAAACTCAATCCTGTGAAGGTGGATTGTCTCCATAGGACTGTTGTCAAGCATTGCTGAAATCTTTAGTGCAGACTCGCGGTCAACAGGTGTGTGAATTTTCTGGCACTTGTCGTATGGGTCGTCAAGAGTTTTGTCGTAAGTGAGGAAGTCGTGTCTAATGTTTCCTAGGTCGTCCCAGGACCCATCGTCCCAGACGCAGACAGAACCGTCTTCATCAACCTTATAAAGTCGGTCAATTCCAGAACCATCTAGACGAATACGGATGAAGAAATCTGGCTCAATATCAGAAGGACGGAAGGAGTCGTGGTCAACTCTGCTCTCTCGGTTGTAGTCATCAAAACCATGAGAAGCAACGATTGCAGCACTGCTCTTCTTTTTATTTTCTCGCTCTACGATTGCAGAGGCCCAGCGTTGGGCAGCGTCTCCTCCCCAAAGAGCCCAGGCGATTCGACCATTTGACGGGTAGCCGTCTTGTCCTGGCTTGTAGCCCTTGCCTTTTTTGTCTACTTCGTGGCGTGGGAAATACTTCGCGATGTGGCGGACTTTCTTGATTCCAATTTGTCCACCATTAGCAAGGGTGCGAGCGGTATTGAGACCAACAGGGGTCCCACCACGCTTTTCTTCTTTACGCCACGCAAGACCGCGCTTAGCTTCAGCAACAACTGCATCTGGGATTGTGTACATGCGGTCGTTATCCGCAAAAACTCTAATGTCCAAGTCCGTCATAGCGGCATTGGCTAGTTCGTAAGAGATGTCCTGTGGCTTGTCGCCGTACTGATTCCACTCCTCTGTCGCAAAGAGGTCGTTAAGAAGTCCATAAGAGGACACCATGTTTGTGGTTTCGTCAACGACAGCACCGAGGTCGTCGGTTGCGAACAACACAAGATTGTTGCTTCTACCGATGTAGTTCACGTTTACTCCGACTCCTCTGGGAGAGCATATTCCTGCAGGTCGTCGTCCATTAGACCTTCGCCTGCATCCCACTTCTCAATAACAGGAGTGGACTTAGAAGGGTCAAGTTCAATAACGAGCATGTCGTCATACTCGTCCTCGGTGTCTTCATAGTCGGGGACCCACTTGCCATTTTCTCTTTTGAAGAGGCCAAGGCCAGAAACTTGGTATGAAAGAACTTTGACCTCGCGAGTCTCCCTGTCTAGGAGTGCATCAAGGGTTTCCACGTTATCTGCCACCTTCCTGCACCTCCTTTAGGTATTCCTCGTTGAAATGCTCTACATCGTCCTCTTGGATAGGACGAACGATGTACTTCTCTTCCCATGATTCAAATTCAATTGTACGCGCATCCTCATTGATGATGAGGTCATCTTTGGCTACGGGAAGGACCAATTCGTCCAGCAAAAGACCACTCAGTTCAACGTCTTCTCCGTCAAATTCTTTGTAATAGACATCAAAGACAAGTCGTCGGCTCTTAGGTTCTGTCAGTCTCTCCAGAACTCCTGGAGTGTCAAAAATGAGTTCATCTTTAACGAATGGCATCTCTACTTCCCTCCCTTGAGAATGTCTACGAGATTGACCCCGTTTACGACTTCGTTACCGCTCTGAGTCAGTTTTTCAATCAGCAACTTCCTGACACTTGGGTCAAGGTTTACCGATGCAAGGTCTGCCCAAGTCAGGTTTGTCTTGAACATAATCTGAGAAGCGCTCTTGAGTTTCTCAACGACATCGTGGTCTGTTCCCTGAAGTTGACCGAACTTGTCTCCTCCAGTTGAGTAGTACCCCATTCTCCTCAGAAGTTTGGTTGCATCAAAGTTCCATGTAGGATGTCCGTAGTTGCTTCCGTTGCTTGCTGAAGAGCCCTTGTAAGTGAAGATGTAATTTCCACCATTGGCTCGGATATCCTCGCTTGAGGACATTCCACCCATGTTGATTCCGTTGTTCCAACGCTTTGCTGTGGCGTAAAGACCACCGCTCATAAGCATGTCGTAAATGAAATCTGCTTGTGCCTCTGTTCCAGATGGGAATTTCTTGCCAGTTGTGTTGTGGTAGAAGTACTTAATCCCAATTTTGTCTGAGATTGCTTTAGCAACGCTCTCTGGCATAAGGAACTCAATGGTTCCTGTTGCTGTTGGGTTCTGTATAACCTCAACGTCGTCGGCGGTAAAGCCCCACTCGTCTTGAATCTGTTGGAGCTTCTGCTTGCGAAGTTCGCCCTTGTAGTTCTTCTTGCCATCAGTGTGCTTGCCCAGAAGCCAAATCATCTTGTTCTCAATGAGGCCCTTAATGTCTTCAGGTGTCGCTGGGCGAGCACTCTGAATTCCAAGAGCCTGTAGAGCCTCTGTGATGTCAGCCTCTGTTGCATCTTCTGGTAGAAGAATTTCTACATCGTTGTGGAAAGCGGCTGAATAGGTGCTGTCTGAGTAGTGCTTAGTGAAATCAACATTTTCATCGTTGAGGTCTTTGCTTGCTCGATGAAGTCTAAAGGTTCCCTTACCAGCTTGACCTTTGTAAGTTGTTCCGTTTTCATACCTGTCAACAGTTCGGTCTTGGCTGTCCTTAGGACCCGTCTTCCACATCTTGCTGATGTTCTTGAGAAGACCGCCTTCTTTTTCCCACATTGGAATTTCAAGAGCAGAGGTTTTATCAATGCCATCTTTTCCATCAATTGACTGAACAATGTTGTTTCCAGACCATCCAGTCAGTTTGAAGGTCAAACGAATCTGCTTCTTGTTCCCCTTCGTCACGACTTTCTGGACCTTGATGGACATATCTTCAATTTCGTCAGCATCACTAAGAACAGCAACACCGTTCGTTGCGACAGTGGCGTTGTCTCCCTTGACATCTGCCAGAGCGGCAGTCAACGGAGGAACGTCATCAATCGCTGAGAAGTTCCACTCAACGTTTTCTGGAGTAGCCAAGTCAAAGCCAGCACCTTCAACTTCAAACTCGGCCTTCATAGCCTTTTCTGCGGCTTCTAGTTCTGCCTTCTTCTTCTTAGCAAGAAGTTCTTTCTCGTAAGCAGCCTTCTTTTTCTTGGATTCTGCAAGAGACTTATTCAGGTACGTCGGGTCAACATCAATACCGAGCTCGTTGGCCTGCTCAATCGTGAGGAAGTTCTCGCGACTCCATACCTTGTCGTTCTTCAGCGTCTGGGTCTTACCAGCAAGAGGACCGTCAAAGTAGCCAACCTGAACTTCGCCCTTGCTTACGTCCATGTTTGTAATTACACCGTGGCTGGTGAGTTCGGGGTCTGGACCGCCTGGGCTAGCGTTTGAAACAATCATTCCTGGAACCATGTTCTTGGACTCTGGGTCTTTCAGGAACATGCCACTTAAGAAGTTTTTGTAGTCGCTGTAACTATCTGCTCCGAAGTAGGCAAGGTGGCCTGGGTCGTTCTTTGTCGCAGCCTTCTTTAGAACCTCTTTGATGTCGGTTGCACCGTCAAGAGATGGACCAGAGTAGAACGGGCTTGATGCCTCTCCAGTAGAAGGAGCTGGCTCGGGAGTCGGAGTTGTGTCTGCCTCGGGTGCGGAAGGTGCCTCTGGGGTAGGAGTAGGTGTAGGTGTTGGAGTAGGAGCGCTTGGGGTTGGTGCCTCGGAAACCTCGGGTGCTGAAACGGGGTCGCCCCACTTCCAGCCACTTGTCTCTGGCGTAACGCTCTTTGCAACGATGGTGTTAATTTCACCATCTTCGTACTTCACCTTGAGATAGTCGGTGTAGCCGTATCCCTTTGTCTTGTACTTACGAAGGTGTCCCTTGATTACACCCTTTTGACCAAACTTGGAGTGGGTCGGGTTTACCACATTGATGGTGTCACCCTTCTTGAGAATGGAACCATCAGCAGCAACGTAGGACTCGGACTCTGTAGGAATAGCCTTGATAGAAGTCGGCAGTAGAGTCTTGTCTGTCTCGCCCTTTGACTTGCTCTTGATGTACTTAGGCTTGCTGTTGGCAGAACCAATCTGGTCAGAGATGGTGTTACCCAGAGCCTTCGCAGAGTGGTGCTTCTTGCTCATCCAGTAAACCTTGGTTGAGCCATCAAAACCGTTAGTTATGCGGTGATAGACCTCAAAACTGTTGGTCTCGTTGCGTCGAACAACAACGTCGTAACGGTCGTCGCCGTGCATGACAGAGTGAACAACAATGTGTCCGTTGCTGAGAACGGTGCCGTCGTAATCTTCCTTGACTGCTTTCCAGATAAGTTCTGGATTAGTCTCGTCTGGGTTGGAAAGTGTCTTCTCAATCTGCTCTGTAGACAGAGGAGTTGATGGGAGTTCTGGGTCTTGAGGAACGAGGTCCTGAGCAATATCCTCAGCAACCTTCTCTTCTGGAGTATCTAGTTCCTTAGGCTCAGGAGCATCAAGTGACTCAATAGCAGAGTCAATGAGGTCTGGGTTTCCGCCCTGCTCTTTGAGAGTTCCTAGGAGAGCCTTGAGTTGCTCTTTGTCGGGAGCCTTTCCGAAAACGGACTCAGCGAGGCTAGAGAGGTCATCAATGACCTTCTGCTTCTCGGCCTCTGGAACATCGGTTGGCTTCTCTGCTGGCTGTGGGTCAGCGTCTGGCTCTGGGTCAGGAACATCTACCTCAGGAGTCTTTACTGTCGGTGCTTCTGGTGCCTGCGGTGCCTCAGGAGCGTCTGCTTCTGGTGCATCACTGACTGGAGGAGTGAATCCGTCAGACACGGGCTGGATGTTAGAAATCGTGAAGTTTTTGGCAACACCATCGGAGTCAACAGCGCGAAGGTTGATGTTTCCATTCTTCGGGTTCTCCCAAATGGATGGGCCACCCTCCTTCGTCTTGACAGGTGTAACGATTCGGTCTTTGCCCTTGTAGTTGAATGCAACCTTCTGGTTGTTCTCAATTGCGCTAGCAATCTGCGCTGCGATGTCTCCATCAACGTCCAGCGGAACGACTCCACTTGGGGAAGAAACGGTCTGAACTTCAACCTGCTCTTCTTCCTTTTCACCGAGGCCAAAGCGCTGGATGATGTCCTCGCGACGCTTCTTCAGAGCATCCTTCAGGAACTCAGCGGTCTCAGCGTCGTCAGGGAACGCTGCGTCAACTAGTTCATCAATCTTTTCTGGGCTGATTGCCTGAACCTTCTTGGCAGACTCAGCCAGTTGCTCATCGGTCATGTCGCCAAAGATGTCAGCCGCTTGAGGGTTGACGCTTGGGTCACGCAGAGAATCAATTTGAGTCACTTCAGGAGTAAGAGTTGACTTCTTGTCCTTACCCTGAGCGCGGAATAGTAGAGAGCCACCTGGGTCAATGCGGTAGACATTGCCCTCATTGTCTGTGAGCATGTTGTCGTACACAAGACCAACGGAATCCCAGTTGTTCAGCCATGCATCAACAATGAAGTCTTCTTGAGCCTTGCTCTTGATGTCTGGGTCATTCTTCTTGTCTCCAAAGTCTGCATTCGAGTTTGGAACAAGTGGAGATACAAGAACGGTGTTGCCCTTCTTGTCCTTACCAAGGAATACTCGACCAACCTTGGTTCCAGCCTCCTCATACAAGGCTGAAGCCAAGACTTCGTTCGCTGCGTGTGCATCGGACTTAGGAACCTTGACGTAGTACTGGTCACCAGTCTTTGGGTCAACGTAGAACGCACCCTCATTTGAGCCAGCCTGACCGCCAATCTTTTTCCATTCAGAAGTGTCAAACACAGCGGAAACTTCGTCGCCTACTACCTCGTCGGAAGGCGTTGGCTTTTCTGGGCCAGAGGTGTTGTCCTCGGACAGAGCAAGGATTCCGTCAAGAGAGTCGGAGAAGGATGGGTGAAGTTTTTCTTCCTTCTGCATCTTGAGAAGTTGGTCTGTTGAGAACCAACCAACCTGAGAGTTCTCGCCGTCAGTTGCGTTGAGGTCGTCAAACTGTCCTGGACCAACCTCAAAGACGTAGGTGTCGTAAGACCAGTCAGGAGCATCGCTACTGTTGTGGACGAATACTGGGTCAAGAGAGTTGATGTTTCCACCAACCTCTTCTGTGAACTCTTCTTTGGCTGTAGCTCCAACAGTCTTTGCTGTGGTCTGGTCCTTGTGAGCGCCACCTGGGAATGCCCACTTGCCACCGCCCTGGGATAGACCCTTGGAACGCTTAGCAAGGAAGTACTCGTAAGTGCCGTCTGAGTTCTTGCGACGGAGTAGTGCGCCTGCAGCGCCGTACTTGCCCCAGAAGCGCTTTCCGTTGACAGAGAAGAAGTAACCTTCTCCAGTCTCTTGGTTGTCGCCACCACCGAGAGGTGCGAAGAATGGGAGTTGTGGAGGAGTCAGTTCACCGTTGCGTAGTTTCTGAACGTCAGAAGCAGAGATTCCTTCTGCGTAGTAAACGCCGTCAGTTCCCTGGGCAATGTTGTAGCCCTGCCACTTGCCAGCGTCTGCTTCCTTTTCAGGAGCCTCGTCAATTGCCTCTACTGGCTCAATGACCTCTGGTGCTTCAGCTTCTGGTGCTTCAGCTTCTGGGAAGTCGTTGCGACGACGAACAACGTATGGCTGGTATTTAATCCAACTGCTGGTGTATTCCTTGCCATTGGAGAGAAGCCTGCGGGTGACAAGCATCCGCTTGTCGTCGTCTGGGTCATTTTCAACCGAGACAATCTCGTGCCATCCGCCAAACTTGGCTTGAATGAAGTCACCTGGCTTCCAGTTCTCAACTGCAACGCGACCAATAAGTTCTGTGTTCTCGTCATCCTCAACCCAGTTGTTGGAGACGGTGCCACCAAGAACAGACTCGACTCCGAAGTCTCCGTCAGAAACTTCTTTGGCCTTGGACTCTGTTGCGCTGGAGGACTCTTCCTTCTCTGGGAGGTCTTTGTTGTCTTCAATGAGTTGGTCAAGAGACGGTACGTCTCCGTCAGCCATACCCTTGTTGAATACGTTGACTACAACGAGTTCGCTCTCTGCCTTCTTCTTGAGAACCTTTGCCTGCTCGTAGGCTTCAATATCTGCCAAGTAATCAGCAGATGCCTTATCTGGGTCAAGTTGCTCAATACCACTGTTCGTGGTTGCCATCTCGTCAAGGAGTTTGTCAAGCATCTCAGGGAGAACTGCGGCGTCAACAGTTGCGTCATGCCAGTCAGTGCTCTCATCAGCGAGGCCATAGCGCTTGGCTACGTTGTGAAGTTCGTGGTCTCCCTTGCCACCATTGATGACCTTGCGGGAGAGAGAAAGCGTGTCAATCTCTCCACCAGGTGAGTAGTCAAGTCCATACTTCTCGGAGATGCGCTTGAGGATTGCGCCGTCAAATGGCATGTTGTGAGCCATGACGATTGGGTTCTCACCCATGAACTCAAGAATCTGTGCGAATGCGTCTTCCATTGACATCTGGTCAGCGAGGAACGCATCGGAAATTGGGTTGCCGTTAGCATCCTTCAGAATGTCGTCTGGGTTCTTGTCTGTGTAGAACGAACCGAGAGGCTCCTCTGGGTTCATGTAGAGAACTAGGCTGTCTACAACCTCACCGTTCTCACGCTTGTAAATGGCAACCTGAATTGGGTTCTGAGTGTTGAAGCCACCATTGGCGCTTGTCTCAAAGTCAATTGCGTAGACAGTCTCGGCCTGTAGAAGTTCCTTGAACTTCTTCGGGTCGCCTCCTGCTTGGGCAGCGATTGCCTTGAGTTTTTCACCAGCGAATGCGGGTGCTGTTGGGCGCTGTGGCAGTGACTTGTTGGGGTCAACGCTGTCAAGGTCAACAGGTGGGTCGTAGCTTGCAGCAGACTCTGCCTTGGCAGCATCAAAGGCAGCCTTCTTCTCGGCGTAGTCTGGGTCGTCCTTGCTTGGACGCTCAAGTGCAGGCTTGTCTCCAGGCTGAGGAAGTTGTTCTGGCTTCAGTCCCTTAAGGACAGCAATCTTGGTTGAACCCTTCCAAGTCTTGGTCTGAGACTCGTGACCTGGGTAGTAACCCTGAACAACAGCATTGCCGTCAGCATCAGTGGAAACACTCTCAACGACGAAGTACTCGTACTGGTCCTTGCCCCACTCCTTCTTGAAGGTAAGGTCACCAGCCTCAACGGCTGTTGCAGGAACGAGTTTGACACCAACAGGATTTTCAACTGTGTGGATTGGTGCTTCGTCTTCGGTGTTCCAATACTCAAGGTCTTCTGGAGCAGACCACATTTCCTTGGCCTGTGACATTGCCTCGTTGTAGGCGTCCCAATCGGCTTCGTACTTGGCTTTATCGTCTGGGTCCTTTGGATGGAATGGGCCGTACTCGTACCCTTCCTTTGCCTTAGTTACAGGGCCGTAGTCCTTAGCGAATGGCTTGCTGAGTTCTGGTAGGTCGCCCTTTTGAGGAGGCTCAACGTTTCGGTATACATCAATACCAGTTTCGTTGTTCCACAGTTTTGTCTTCTGAGAAACGTGACCAGGGTAGTAACCAGTAATCCAGGACTTGCCTGGAACATCAGATGGCTCAACAGACTCAATAACAAAGTTGTCGCCAACGGTCACATCACCAGGCTTCAGGTCCTTTGTCTTAGCAGTTAGTCGAGCGGGTCCATCTGGCTCTCCGACCTTTGCTCCACCAACGCTTGGCGGTTCTTGGCCTGCTCCACTATCTGTGGGTAGTCCAGCCTTTGGTTCAGTGGCACTGGGTCCTTCCGCGTCCTCCGCAGGTTGTTGCGGGGCTTCGGCAGGCGCTTCTTCTGTGGCGGGGGCTCCTTCAGTTTCTTCTCCTTCTAGGGCTTTTTTGACCTCATCTGGAG